TTTCTCGCTTTCTTTTTCATTGATTTTCTTTAAAGTGTTAAAAATCTCCTTAGCTTCTTTTTCTTTGATTGTTACAACCTGACCATCTGGGAGAAGAATATCAAAGCTATTTTTGTTGATTTTTGAAACATTCACGACAACAGATTTTTTAAGATAATGATACATGGATTTGTCTATATCATTTCTGTTTTTAGTTTTGTCCAAGTGAATTTTAAACTGAGCTTCCGGCTTTTTATCTCCAAAAGCATCATAAATTACAGTTTTTTCATTACTTTTAATCCATTCAACTCTATCAATATTGTAGTTAGAGAATACTGATTTAAGAGACAAATTGTTAATTGCGTTGTATTCACTAATTATTGGTTTTATTATTCCAAAATATGTAAAAAGAGAAGAATATGTAAGAAGCAGCATCCAAAAAAGTCCTTCTTTTACTTTTTGTTTTGCTATTTTTTCGTTATCTTTTCTTTTATAAAAATAAATCAAAATAGTTACAAAGGTGGTTAAAAATAAGAAAGCGAAATTAATATATAAGAACCCCAAAGCTCCTTTATCAGATTGGCTTGGTAATGTTTGATGATTATTTATTCCTAAAAATAAATCAATAATAGGGTTGATTGTGGTCTGTGAAATAGGTAACATATTTTAATTTCCTCTTTCTTCTGTGTTGATTTTATTCAAGACTTTAAAAATTTCTTTAGCGTCTTCCTTTTTGATTGTTACAACTTGGTCATAAGTAATAAGAACATCAAAGCTGTTTTTATTGACTTTTGTAACATTGATTACTACCGAACCTTTTAGGCCTGCGTTTTTATTCTTTTTATCTTTAATTAAAACAACTTCATATAAAACCGCTGGTGATTCTGATTTTTTATTACCATCTTTGTCATAAGTTGCAGTTGACTCAAATTCATTTGTTTCATTAATTTCTGCAACGTGATAACTAGAAAATAATGTTTCTGTTGTTATATTGTTATTTTTAACCTCTTTATAAAGAGTGTTTGTAGAAACTATTGCATACATCCAGACAACAATTGTTGGTACGGCAAGCAACAATGATATATAAAGGAATTTTTTAAATCTCTTTTTTGAAATTTTTTCATAGCTTAACCCTTTGCTTTTTAGATAATACCTATAATATTCAATGTTCTTTGAAACCATTACAAGAAAACCAAATATTAAAGCGGCTACAATGAAAATATCTTTTTTAAGACTGAACATTGTAAATAATTCAAAAATAGGTGGCATGATTTAATTCTCTCTTTCGTTTTTTAATTCTATTTCTTTTTTATATTTCAATATTTTTTGATAAACCTCTGGGGCCTCTTCTTTATTTATAAAGAATTTATGGTAAGTAAAGGGGAAAATGGGTTTAATATCTCTCGTTTCAGTAACCACAAAACCCCGTTCACCAATGCTCCTAATTGAATATTTAATTCTCTCGGCCGGTTTAAAGTAATCAGGGTTAGGATAGAAAGATGACTTATCTTTTTTCTCTAGAACCAGAATTACATTTCTAACTTCATTATCTGTATGGTTTGAGTAACTATCATTATAATATGTAACAACTACTTTGGATTCATATTGCTCAAAAATGTTTTTCCTTTGAAGACTGTCAATGGTCTTTAATTCTCTTACATAAGTTGAAAACGGAAAGACACTAGTAAAAATAAATGCTAAAATACATACGACAGGCAATAAAGAAATATCAAACCCTACTAAATAAAAATTAATTTTGCTATAACCAAGTTTCGGGTTAGATGGGTCTTTGTCTCTAATAAATTTTTGAATGAATTTTGGTTTTGCAATAAACTTTTTGTATAATACAAAAATAAAAAACCAAAAGAGAAAACCAACTAAAATTGCAGAAAAAATCATTAGTAACACTCCAGACGGTGTTAGATGAAAAAAGAATCTATTTAGTTGATTATATTGATTGTTTCCACTCATTAATTCACTTATGAATAACCTCATATTCATTACATCTCCTTATTATTTAATCGTTTTGTCTATTATACCATATTTTTTGAGAAAATATCGCATTTGCTATAAAAATAATAAAAAAAGACTAGAAAATTTTAAAAATCTAGTCTTTAAACAAAATATATGTAGATTTTACATTCTTACAAGATTGAAACCTTTTTGAGTCAAAAAGAACATCTGTATCTTTTCGTTGTATGTCACTACTGAGATATTGGTCTTTGGCAATTCAGGGTATAAGTAATCCAGAAATTCAATAACATCTAACAATGCTTCAGGAAGCTTTTCAGCATTTGAAGAGCTTAGTTGAGAGCCTAGTCCGTCAAACAAAAGATGAATATGTGAACCCTCAGATTTCGAATCAAGAATTAGCAGCGCTGACGAAACAATTATACGGATAATTTCTTTCTGCCCTGAACTAGCGTCATACTCATCATAACGCCAGTCAATTTCTTGCTCTAAAACATCTTTAAGTCTGGGAAAAGATTTAAGAACATCTAAGACCTTATCGTACACATCTCCGTCACAAAGTTTATGACGATAAAATTGGTGAACCAATTTTGACAACCCTAAATAAGAATAATTGGATGTTGACTCTACAAATTCAACTTTTTCTCCTCCGTTATTGAGATTCATGTCAATAGTGTTATCAATCTCAAATGTATCAATATCATCTGGACGCCGCAAGGCTTCCATGAATTTACTTTTTCCAGTTCCATTTTCACCTGTAATTAGATGATTGGTTTTTGGGTTGAAGAAAAATGATTGCCCATTTACCTTGTTTTTTACTTTCATGTTAAGCACTCCTTTATATAAAAAAATAATAATAGTTGTAAAATAAATATAATTTACAACTACTATTATAAACTAAATAAAAACAACAAATAAACTATAATCCTTTATTGTTATTTCTCATTATTCATTGCTTCTAAAATCCGATTATTGGCAATATAGAAATATTTCTCATCCAGTTCGATTCCAATAAATTTACGCCCAGTATTAACACAAGCAACACCAGTTGAGCCAGAACCCATTGTATTATCTAAAACAGTGTCACCGGGATTAGAATAGGTTTTAATTAACCACTCTAATAAAGCAACTGGTTTTTGCGTTGGATGCAACTTTGACGTTTGAACATCTTTTGAGAATACTTGGACACTTCTTGGATAACGTTCTGTTGAATCATAACTAGTTTCATTGTACGCCCCATAAATAGCTTCACCGGACTTCATGGCTTCTTTGTGTTTTTCCAGCGCCTTAGTTTTTGATTTGGCAGATGAAACCTTTCTTGTATGGCCTTGTGTTTTTTGTGGATTATATGTAGGCAGTTTCTCATAAAAGACTAAAATGTTTTCATGAGCCTTTAAGGGCATTTTCTTTGCATTTAGATGACCTGTGGCATGTGTCTTCTCCCAGATGATTTCATATCGTAGTTGTTCTATATTTGAACAACCAAGGATTTTATCAAACGGAGTTTGAGCAAAGAGTAAGATAGCTCCATTAGGTTTTACAACTCGCTTATATTCAGACCAAAGCGTTTCTAAATCTAAGACTGAATCCCATTTTGCATTGGTTGTGCCATATGGTAAATCACAGATGACTAAATCTATAGAGTTGTCAGCCAGTTCTTTAGGCATTAGTTTTAAGCAGTCACCATGTAGCAATCTCGGCGTTGATTGTGGTGAGTGAGTGAGTGATGTATTATTAGAATTAGACATAAAATCTCCTTGATGAATAAAATAAATTTAAAAGAGGACACTTGGTACTAGTGCCCTCTTTTATTTCAATAAGATATTTTCTGCCATTGTGCCCCACATCTCATTGTGTAGGATTTGTAGCTCTTGCAGAAACTTTTGGTTTTTACTTTTCTAAATAAGTTGTTGGTAGCAACTTTTGGATAGAATCAAACCTTCATCTCATACATTTTGGTACTAAGTGTTTGACGAGCCTTATCAAATAACTATACCTATATTATATCAGGTGTAGTCAATTTTGTCAATGGTTTTTGTTTTAAAATGTTCTTATTGATGTGTAGAGCAGACGTTATTTTTCTTCAAACGAAACTTTCAGAACACAATTGGTTGCTGAAGCAATTTTCTCTAACATACTTATAGATGGTTCTGTTTTTCCTGACTCAATACGTCCGATAGTAGATTGAGGTACGCCTGCTTTTTCGGCCAATTGACGCTGTGTTAGATTATGTTTCTTTCTGTGATTATAAACAAAGTCTGCAAGATTGATTTTTTCTGGCATTGATGGTTTCTCCTTGTTTCTTATTTATTAATTAACTGAATTATATCATATAAGCTATAAAAGCACAATAACTAATTGAACAAAAGAAAAACTCTAGAATATACTAGAGTTTTATTTTATAAAAGTTAAGATGGATAAAATTCACTCCAGATGTTGTTTACATCTTTAATGAATTCCTTGGTCTCTAATGTAGACAATGGTGTTCCAGACTCTAACATCTCAGCCACTTCTTGATTATCTTTCAGTGCAGCAATGGTGTGTTGATGTTTTTCCGGTTTTAAATCAATCAACAATCTATTGAAACGGAACAATGCTTGCTCAACTTCTTGTAGAAGTCTTTCTTTATCAGCTTGTTTCATTATTCCTCTCCTTTCTTTTTAAGGCGAACAATGGCAGGCTCTGAAATTCCTAAAGCCTCTGGTTCTGAAGTTTTCAAAAAAACTATATTATCTATTTGAGAAACCAACAAAGAAACAGGCTCATACCCGTCAGGTTCAATGACAAGAACAGAAGAAACCGCATCATCAGAAGAAAACTTGTTTTCAGTTTTAAGAATTACTTGTTTTTCTTCCTCGTCAAAATCTTCTTTGTTTAGATAAACCTTTGACTCCACTTCGACATATTCTTTACAAGAATCCGTCAAACTAGAAACTGAGATAGGTATCTCTTTTTTAGGGATGCTTTCTACATATGATTTGAATGATTCAACATCTTGAATATCCATCTTGTGTACAGTGATTGTCTTTACAATAACTTCCATAGTTATTTCCTCCATAAATTTTAAAAATAATGTTTGTAAAATAGAATCTTACGAGTAATATTATAAATAAAACTAAAAAAGCCCCTTTATAGGCCTTTTTAGTATATAGATGTCTTGCCACCTTTTCCTGATTCATTTTTTGCAATTATAAGGAGGTCTATGGCTAAATGAAAACAATAACAATAAATTCAATATAGTAATGAGTCAGCATTTCTGAAATTTATTTTTAAGAAAAAGATTTCATCCCCATTGATTTTTGCGCTTCATCAAACTATTGCACAAGATTGTTCTTCTAACATAAATAAAATTTGATTAATCAGTTCTTTCCCCAAAGAGATTAATCAACTTCAAGAACAACCGAAAATTGGCTGAAACTACATTACATTTTTTATTGATGACAAGACATTTCATCTATATCAAAGGAAGGAGAGGGATTCGAACCCCCGAACCGGACAACCAGTTAGCAGATTAGTAATCAGCCGCTTTCAGCCTACTCAGCCACCCTTCCATTAAGGAAACCCTGATTTGAGTTTCCTAAAGTTTTGGGAGATTATAATGAATAAAGTTGTAGGAGGGAGGCAAATCGCTTGGCTATCCCTTGCTACATGTATTATTCTATCACTTTTATACGATAATGTCAATAAAAAACACCGTTTTCTTTAGTGAATAACGGTATTTTATTGGCGAGTTTTGAACTTTATTTTTTCAATTAAATCTATGATGTTTTTAGATTAATTTTTAATACTTTCTTCAAACTCAGTTAATTCTAGCAATGTTTGGTTTCGGTCTTTAAATTGTTCTTGCAAAGTTAATAAAGCTTCTTTTGCTTCATTATCTTTTTCAAACAGCTTAAGAACTCCTCTTAGTTCATAATGTTCAGACTGAACAACATAACCAAGAACATTAGATTTAAGAGTTGTTTTTCCTAATTCTAAAGAGACAATTTTAAAAGAAAGCAAATCTTTGCAGCTTCCCCAAAATTCATCTGATGACAAGTTTTCCTTTTTGATGTAATCAGGAATGTCTATATCCAAATGAATTAAAAGATTTTTTATTTCTTTTCCATTATGTTTATAACTGAATGTTTTTTTCTTCCCAGTTTTAAAAAATGTCATCTCTTTAACCCAAATATTGTAATAGTTAATATTAGAGTAAATGACCTCTCTTAATGCTTTCATAAATGAATTAGATAAATAACTATTAAACACTTGACCTACTTGAACAGAGAAATAGTCATCATTATCAAAGTTTAAATTCTTCAACATAAGTTCAACGTCAATGTCTTGATTGTTTTCCCAAATCTTTTTCCATGATGTTTCACTTTCTTTTTCAGGTTGCATTTTGATTTTCTCAATATATTTTAGTATGAAATGACCTGCAATTATATACAAAATCATATTAACTAACAAAAAGAAGACCAGAAGCATTATTGAATCCCAAAATTTTTCTTTTGAATTAATAGGGTAAAAAATAGAGTTTCTTTCATCAAAAATGATAATAAGCCACGGGATAACTGAAACGACTGAGACTACTTTGAAATGTAAATATTCAACAATAGACCGAATTTCTTCTATATCTTTTTCATAAAGAAATTTTCCTAGTTTTTTAAACATTGATTGCTCCTCTTTCTTATAACAAGTTGTGAACCACTCCTACCTACGCTAACACTAAGAGGTCAAGGATTTATGTGGATTTTTGTTAAATTTAATTTAAGTTGCCTTAGAATAGCATTTTAACGAACTCAGACATATCGTCTTTAGCTTCTTTTAAAGCTTGATTAGATTCTCGTTCCTTTTCTGCTGAATTTTTAACTATTTCTACGATTTTACTATTTTGTAGCTCTTCATTAGATTTTGCATCTATTGTTATTTTTGCAATATAAGCCACATCTTCAAATTTATAACCAAAGAAACTGCAATCAATGTATTGACGGCCAATTTCGAGTTTAGAAATAGAGAGAAATACATTAGATAAAATTTCTTCTCGAACTTCTCCAAAGTAAAGTTTGTCGAATCTCATAAATTCTTTAAGATTTTTAATGATTTCATCAGGATTAATAATGTATTCTGCTTCAAAATGGTCATTAGGTTTTAATTTGCCTACAAATTCAAGTGGAGTAGTAACAACTTTACCATTAACATTCTTTTCTAATAGAATTGAAACTGAATTTCGAATTGTTTTGTCAAATAGGTCTGAATTGAAAGCATGGTATAGGAAATCAAAATCATACTTATCATCTTCTTTATAATCTTTATATGAATAATCTTCTCCAGCTTTAATTTGTGACATTAAGTCTAAAGTTGATGATTCAGATGAAGGAATAAAAGTTTGCACCCAGACATCAATGTCTTTTTGGTTTGGATAAATTTCTTTCCAAATTAAGATTTTTGATTTTTTCAAGATTGTTGGCCCAACATTTTTTACAAAATCCTTGTAATAATAAAATGTTACAGATAAAACAAATAGGAAAATACCCAGAATTAGAAAAAACCAAAAGCCAGAAAAATTTAAAAAAGGATTTGTTTTGAAAATAAAAAATTCTATGTTACAAGATATACCCATCAAAACCAAACTTCCAAGCGCTGCCAGAAAAAGTTTATCCGAAACTTTTTCCATCCATGCCTTTAATTCTTTATAATCATGAGTTTTGGCAAAAAATTTATTTGAGTTATTGATAATAAATGATTTTAGTGACATGGTTTTAGTTCTCCTTTGTATCTGTATCTACAATTAGATTTAGTTTTGTTTTTAGTGTTTCTATTTCTTTTTCAACTTCAATTTTTTCTAGCACCTTTTGAAGTGTTTTAGATTCTGACTCAAAAATTCTAATGGTAGCATCAATGAAAGTTCTTTGTTCCTCAATTTTTGCACCAAAAAATTTCCCGGATTGAATACCTTTATATGTACTTAGAGATACAAATTCAAATTCAAGTTCTTCTAAAATCTTTCTTTTCAAATATATTAATTCTTGATTTTTGTTTTCTAGTAGTCCTAACGTTCTAAAAGTGTTATCATCTAATACATCAAATAAAAATCTTAGGCAAACATTTTGAGCATCTAGCGCATCAAAAGTATTTGTAGCCCTATGTAAAAAACTAAGTTTAATATTTTTTTGATATGGGTTTTCTTTTTTGTTTTCTAACATCATTTGAATAAATTCAGGGAAGTGCTTGAATTGACTTCTTTTCCCAACTTTACATGAATTTATAAAGATTTCAATGTTCTTATTGTTGGTAATGTCAAGTTCTTTTCTTGTGCTATAGTCAACAAGATAACGCTCTGATTTTACCGGCAATAATTCTTCATATCTCTCTTTAGAATCTTTAAGTGCTGCTAAAGTGACACCATCAATGACAGTAGATACGATTGAAATTAGAAACAAAATCAGTAAAATAATAAACATAAAAACATTGGCAGCCTTTGCATTGTTACAAATCCAAAGTGCTACACCCAAACAAACTGATGTTATAAGTCTGGAAAAAGAAACAACTAAAAAAAGTAAATCAGCCTTTTTAATCCTAAATAAAAAATTGATTGTGTAAAATGGGAACATATATAGTACATACAGAGTTTTTAGAATTAACGTTTCTAGCTTTCTTTTCATATTGTTCAACATTTTTTATTTTCTCCTATTAGTAAAATTTGATAAGCTTATTATATCACATTTGCGATATTTTAGCCACAAGAAAAAACCTCTAAAAGAGGCTTTTTATATTTTATTTATGACTTGCTATATTCAATATGAACCAACACATATGGAAGTTCAGTTTGATAAGTTTGATTACACATATTAACAGTTACTGGCCGAGAAACGTTATCAAATTCAATTTGAGTAATCTTTACAGCCTTTGAAAATACAGATTGATTTTTAAGATTTTCTTCTGTTAGTCCGTCTTTAAAAATTGGTTGATACTCCACAATGAAATTTCGAGTTTTATATTCAAATTTTTCAAACACAAAACTAATATTTTTCACCTGAAGAGAATGATGAGTAATTTTTGTATCTTTATCATTTACACCCAGCTCTGAAACAAAAAGTGGATATGCTTCGCCTACTATTAAACCTCCAATGCTAACAGAAGCAAAATTACCTTCTGTCATTTTTGTGAGATTATCAGGCCTTTCAAAACTAACAATCTCAATATCTGGAATAGTTGAAATTTTCTTAAACAGTATAAAAAGACTAAAGATAGAAATAAATATAATTGCCAAAGTCAATATTCCACTTAAAAATGAAAAAGATTTATCATGAAAAAAGAGGTTATTTACTAGTAACAAAACAAGTGCTAATGAGTACAAGCTGCTTGATGCAATACTCTTCACATCTTTTTTATCAACTGATTTTAAATGTTTTGCGAAAATTCCGAGGACATAATTTATCATAATTTTTCTCCTATTTTTTTAATTTTATTTATTTAGATAAGTAATATTATATCATAAAAATAAAAAAAGAAGCTCAATAATATAAACTTCTTTTTCTTTTGATTGAGTTGAAATTCTAAAATACAAAGTAATCTTTCGTGTCTACAAAAGATTCTTCTTGCATCAAATGTTTCAATTCTTCAAACTCTGGAACTTCTTCAAAATGTTTTAGCTGAATCAAAAATTCTGGGTTTCGATTCATTTTTACATCCGCTCTTGGTTTAATTTCACCAATTCGACTAAGATTATAACCCTTTTCAAAGAGATTGAGTTTGTTTTTACCTATCTCTGAAAACAGATATTTCCGCCCAGTCTTTTTGTTCACAAGTGTCACTTTAGCATTTGATGAATTTCCAAATTGAGCCTTTGAACCGTCCGAAATGACTGTGTAATCATCCGAAAAATAATCCAGATAAGGTTTGATGAAATCAAATTCTTCTTTCATTCCATCCACATATCTTTTTACACCATTAATTATAGAGTCTTCAGTTCGCCAAATACGGTGAATACGAAGATTATCCCTGTGTTGATAGAAAGAAAACGGAGCTGAAATTTGAATTCCATATGTCCAATTACCTGAAATTGTAGATGTTGGCGAAGTCAATTTCTCTAAAGTCAAAAAATCACAGTCTGAATCTGAAACAATTTTCTCAATTTCTTCATACAATTTTTGTGCTTTAACAAAGTTTGTATTAGTTTCTGTCATATTTTATGACCTCCTGTTTTAAATATAATTTTGTAAAATACAAATGTTTACATGAGATATTATAATCAATTCATCTTCAATTATACTATTATTTGTAAAAGATTATTTTACAATATAATATATTTTGAAAAAAGAAAGGGTTTTTACTTTAGAAAAATCAAGTAGAAACAAAAGGTACACAAAATGAAAGATTCAAGTTTAACTGTAGAGAGCTTCCGCAACTCAAACAACATTATTGTTTTCTCAAAAAACAGTTGTGTTCAATGTAAAATGAGTAAACGAAACCTAGATGCTCTAGGAGTAGAATATCAAGAAATTAACCTTGATGAATACCCAGAATTCCTAGATTATGTTAAAGATGAACTAGGGTTCAAAGTGCTTCCAGTTATTCAAGTTCCTGAACATCTAGGGATTGGAAATATTTCTGGATTTCGGCCAAACAGCATCAAAGAACTTAGTAAAGTCTGTTAGTTTCAAGCTTTAGTTTTAAATAACATGAAAGATTGGTTTTCCACCAGTCTTTTTTTGTTTGTTCAATTATTCATCCATTATAATATATTTTGTAAATAGTTATTTTACAATCAAATATTATTTTTAACAAAAAGGAGATGTCAAATGAAGACATGGACATGGAAAGAGGTTTTGCAAATTGAACTGGTGGATAACGCTGCTAAAACTGGTGGTGTTTCATATCAAGGAGAAAAGTTAGATAATTTTCTAATGGAGTCAGGCATGATGTCAGAAAAGAAAATTATGGCCTTGAAAAACTCTGATGAAGAAATTAGTATCTCTCGCCAAATGGCAATTAACTTCGCTCTTGTGGAAGCTGGCATTTTGCCAATCTTCAATACACAAGAAACTGATATTGCTGCATAAACTTATTTTTATTAAATGAAACACTAGATTAGGTAATTTTCTAGTGTTTTTTGTTTTGTTTTATTTCTAAAATAAAGAGATAGGCGTATAATAGTAAGTGAAAATATTATTTCAATATATTTTTTAATTTTACAAAAATAAAAAGAAATGAGGAGTCAATTATGGCATCTATCGTTAAAGTAAAAAGACCTTCTGGTCTTAAGAATAATCCATCACTACAAAAACATTTTCTTTACTTGCGTCGAAAAGAAAGAAAAGCAAGCATTACATCAAAGCCCATCAAAACAAATAGTCGTTTACTAAAAATCAGGCAGCCCAATGTTTCTGATGAGTTAATTAAAGAACTGGTGGGAATCAACTTTGATTACCTGATGAGAGGTGGAGACATTGATTTGTTAGGCTCAATCAACAAGTATAACGTGTTTGACATTATTCTTGAAAAACAAGGATTTGCTGGAAGTCGAAGAAAATTCAAAAAGTCACTTTCCTACAATTCTGAAACAGGTGATTTTCTACATCTTTCTATCAAATACGATTATAACTATGATTGTTTTGATAAAAATTGTGAGCGAACTCCTAAGTTAAGTATCTACTTAAACAAAGGGAAAAACTTGCAGAATTCAGAAATTCAAAAAGATTTTGAACGTTTGTATTACAACTGGTATTTCTTTAATAATCAGGTATTGACTGTTGAGCAGGTGCAAGACTTGAAGAAAGATGTTGATGTTTTAGTAAAGATTTCTGAAAAGGCATCTATAGATGGTCTATTCAAATATAAGGAAAGATAAAATTTCTAAAACAGAAAGAGTATTATTTTATCAAATTAAATAATATTCTTTTTTTGTTTGACAAATATACTGAAACAAAATATAATAAAAGAAGAATAACAGTAAGTCTTATGGATGTGCCATTTTCTAGGTAAGTGTCATTATTATGGCATCACACATAAGCCATTATTCTATTCTAAAAGCAACAAATCTTATGGATTAGCTGCCTTTTAAAAATCTTTTTTTTACAATTCACCTTGCTTTTCGAGTAAGGTGTTTTTATTTCATTTTTAGTTATAATATTAGATGTAAAAAGAATTTTACAATTAATTATTTTTTTATAGGAAGGGTTCAAAGAAATGAACAAAAAAATTAATTTAGATGCTATCAATATGGCACAAACTGCAAAAGAGGAGCTTCTTGAAGAAGCTACAAAGCTGAATAAGTTTTGTGTGATGGTCAGAGGAGCATTGCTTGGTGCAGCTATTTTAGGTATCATCATTGTCTTCAAAACATACTCACTAAATATGTTTATGTTCGGAGCAGGTGTTGTACTGGGAATGTATTTTATCATGTCATACTTCCTAGATGTTGTTCTTTTCTCTAAAATCGAAGAAAGAATCAACTACTTAAAGTACATTGCAGACACCATGTTTGAATCTGTAAAATCTGCTACAGAAACAACCTCTTAAAAGTGAAATAAAAAAGATTAGAAAAATATTCTAGTCTTTTTTGTTTTATTTTAAATGTCTTCCAGCTTAATAGTGACATCTCCAATTGCTCGGCCAATTGTCCGCCGGTTATTTAGATAGAAAGGCTGCTGAGTATATCGTTCTGACAGTTCATAGACATCTGTAGAAAGCAATTCAATAATAACAGGATTCAATACATCTAACTCAGACACGCGCCTCGCTCCACGTTCTACAATGTTTTTATCGTTTTGCCCAGCAACCATATATCTACGATACAAGGAATACACAATAGGATTGATAGGCCATAATTCAAACGGCTCATCATACATTGATTTCAATGTCTCAATAGGAATAAGACTGTCATCTTTTGCCTTTTTGAGACTGAAGTACATGGTCAGAAATAAGTTTAGCCGAGTATGAGGCAGCTTATTTTCTTTGGCTACTTTCAATACATGATAAGCTAACTTCTTCATGGTCAATTTTGATTTATTATTTTTGGTAGTAGTCATCTTTGTTTACCTCCATTGTTTTAGCTAAAAGGGCAGAATATCCAAATATCCGCCACAGACAGGACATTTTGCATCATTTCCCCAAAGTTCTATAGAAGACGAAGCAGAGCCGGGTATACCTTTATCAGTAACTCCGCAATGAATAATCCCTTTATAAGAATAGACCTTACAAATCTTTGTCTCTCTATTGAATTCTTTAGATTTCTTTGTCTTTGCCATCATCACCCTCTTTGTTATCACCACTTGAATTATCTTCTAGTGAATTATTATCATCATCATCATTTTTACCAAAGGCCACATAATTTTTATCTCCATAAGTGGGAGCAAGAAAGATGCGCTGACCCTCAACAGGATTCCAAGTGGGATGTGCTACAACATGAAGCATATCCTTTTCTTGTGCTTGCAAGTTGTATTGATTTAGCATCTCAGTAATCAATGTTTTTTCTTGAGTTTGCTGCTCTTTTGCTTGATGCAGTTGTTCTGCCAAATCATCTTTCTGATATTGTTTTGATAGCTGAATTCTACGAACAATATAAGAAAATAAACAAGCAAGGAATAAGCAATTTGATAAAAAAGCAGGAGCAATCGTCACTAAAGGAAACACATGGTAAGTTTGTGTTGGGTAAATATGATATACATAATAAAAAGTACACCACACAGCAACAAGGCCAACAATCAAGGCCATAGTAACAATAATATTAACCTCTAGTCGTAATTCTTTTGTTTTTTTAGACATATTCTCAATCACTCCTTAATGTCTTCTTTTTTATCAATATTTTTCTCAGCATTTGAAGCAGAAACGATTTCTGGTTCAAGCATATCATAAAGAGCTGTCATTTTTGCAGCATCTAGGAAAATTTCACACTTATTGAATTTGTACTCAATATTATCTTCGTCAAAAATTTGATTAGGAACATGTTCATCATCATTTACAACATGGAATTTATCTGCAAAAACACGAAGATGGCGAAAAACTGGATAAGATGCAAGAAATTCTTTTAATTCTTCTTGTGGCACTTCATTAAATACCTTTGAACCATGCTTCATCATGACAGTAACTTTAAATGTTTTTACTTCCTTAATTGGAGCAAGAGTGTTTTCAAAGAGAGTATTAATGAATTTTTTATTTTCTGTAAGAACTCTATCCAATTCTTTTTTGATGATGGTTTCATCTACAGTAGATAACTTGTATTCAAATCCAAGCTTTTTACGAACATTATGATGAAAATAATGCTTAGTAAAAAGATTTCCCAATCCTAAAACAACCATAAATACAAGGATTCCCCAAGAATTAATTCCCAGATTAGAATAAAAGATAAACAATCCGCTAATAAAAATTAAAAGAGAACCAAGAGATTCTTCTAGGTCTAACTGTTGATGGTAGTCCATAATCTCTTCCATTTCTTGTTGATTAATTTCTTGAAAAACACCAAGAGCATCAACAAAACGTTTGGTTGTCAAAGATTTAGCATTGATATTTTCATCCTTTTGTAGAAAGGCCGCCAAATATTCATAAGCTGATTTTGAATGAATTACATGTTCTTTGTAATTTTCATCTAACTCTCTTTGTTTTTTCTTAGTCATAAAGAAAATTTCTTCTTGAATTTTAGAGATATTTTCTTCGCTTTGATATTTTGCGTCATTCTGGATGTCCTTGTCATTAAGGATGGAATTTTGCTTATTTTCTGTATTCATTATTTACGTTCTCCCTTTAACTCTTGTGCTGCTAGTTTTAGTAGTTTTCCAATTTCTTTTTTGTTTCTTAGGTAAATCTTAATGCCAGATGATTTTACTCGGCGATTGATGTTTCCTGAGTCTTTATTTAATAGTTTTGCTAGTTCAATCTGAGAAAAATCTTCATCATAAATATCGTTCTTTAAAAGAACTTTTAAAATTTCACGTTGTCCAGTTGTCCACATACTTGCAATAAATGCACTGGATGCGTTTAAGGCATTGACGGGCGCGTGATAGGGTGTGTAGGACAAATCATACTGAACTACATTTAGTCCATAATCATTCTTTTTCTTTTGTTTGGCGGCATCTATAGCTAGTTCCGCAAAGAAGAAAGCTTCTCCAAACATGCCAATACATTGATTAGGATTGAGGTCTGTTCCAATTGTTCCTAAGGCCGCTCCAAACCGCAAGGGATAATTGAATTGAAATGAAATTCTATCAATTATTTCAGGAACTAGATGGACAAAATCTTCTTTGATAAGGCCTTGGAAGTCATCTCCTCGGACAATCGTGAATTTAGAGGCAATGGCCTCTTTGTATTTTGAGTTTATTTCATTTAGGACACTTTGAAGTTCTTTTTGAGCTTCTTGTCGATTAGGGATTTTCTTAGAATTAATAATATCTCCAACAATAGCTGCATACAGTGTTTTGTCAGTCATACTTTATAATCTCCTTGCTTTATTTCATATCAAATTAATTGACTATTCATATTATACACCAAAAATCAAAAACTTGCAATATTTTAACAGTTTAATGTTTGATTTTTAAAAAAAAGAAAAACACCCAAGCCTTAGGCCATGAGTGTGTTAATAGGTTCTAGTTGAGATTGTAAGATGCCTAGCTGACATTCTGCTTGATTTTGCACCTGACCAATATTTTCCAGTATTTTTGAATGGATGAGAGACAAAGCTTTATCTACATCACAATCTTTCAATACCACAAACATACCTTTTGGAATGGTTTGCACCTTTCCTATTTGGTCTTTGCTGATGATACTGTTTTGATTGGGCAGTTTTTTAGTGCCCATTAATAGATAAGAGTCAAAGATTGGCCGGGCCTGAAACCAGTCACCCTTGAAATTGTAATCATGTTTGTGCTGCATCAGTGTGTACACATAAAAATCTTTCATAACAATTTTCTCCTGATTTTTGTATGGAATTGAATTGAATACTACATCTACTATTATAACTTATTTTTAGCCTTTTGTGAAAAGATAAATAGCCAGTAAAATTAGAAATTGAAGTGGATAAATTAGATATAACCAGTAATTCAAGAAATTCTTTTTAAACCTGATTCGCTTCATAGAAACCAAGAATAAAAGCACAACTCCAAAGATGCTGAAGATTTGAATGTTCCATTCAGGAATAAACAATCTAAAGATAACAAAATAAAGGGCAAAAAACACTGCAATCACGCGCATTTTATAAACAGAATTTTCTTTATGTTTCTTCGTATAATCTCCATCTAATTTTAGATAAAAATCCGTATCAATACCAAGAATTTGGGCTTCAAAGGCCATTCTAAATACAAAGAATAATAAAGTTCCTATGAATTGGTACTCAAAGATATTCCAGCCTTTAATGTGGCAAATGAAAGCGATAATTACAGTAGTGATATATAGGACATCTTTAAGTCGGCCACCTTTTTCTTCGTCTTTTATTTTTTCTGATATGAACAAGATGATATAAGTTATACTTGCAAGAACAGCCATTAATAAAACAATGTTTAATTCAAAAATCTTAAAGTCAGTTACATTAAAACTAGTGTTAATAATTGCTAGGAATGGATATTCGCTTAATACCCCAAACAACCAAAGCCTGAATAAGTATTTTGGGTAATTTTTTGTTAATAATGTTCCTTTAGCTAAATTGAATATAAAGATAGGCATGGCCAGCCGGCCTATAATTCGAAATACCGATATGCCCCATAAAAATCCTATGTGGTCAATAATCATACTAAGGATAGCAATAAATTCTAACATGCCTTCATCTCCTTTAAAATGAAATTTTAATAACTTATTTGTTCTATTCTAGAATACCACAAAAGGAGCTGATTTCCAATCTCCGGTTTTTCCGGAAGCCACATGGAAACCAAACTCCTCTTGCGTCCTTTTGCAATAGACAATATCTGTGTTGACTGCTCTAATTGTATCATTTATGTTAAATTGATGTGAAAAAGACCAATAACAATATAAGCTCATAAGTGCTGAGTGCGGGTCAACACTTACAAATAATACTGTCTCCGCACATGGTTCTTAAAATAAATAAAACACTTCAAACAATCAATAATACAAAAGTTTGAGACATGTGCATCACAGATACTGTCCTTGTCCATCCTTGTAAGAAGATAGACAAAATATATAACATTCTAGGCTATTATCCAGAGCAAGCAGCTTAAAACAAACACATTCATTTGTTTTAAGGTGTGAAGGAGGCCTGCTCAAACGGCCACAGGAATGTTATATCTATTATATCTTTATTTTGAAATAGGAGCAAGAGTATAGAATTATAGCTTTTCTTGAAGCATCATCAATTATAATAAGATATGTATTTATTTTAAAATTTAAAAATTTTACAAAAAGAAAAAGGAGTGAATGAATTTATGGTTGTTTTAACGAAACGATTGGTTCAAATTTTAAAACATCATTATGGTTTCCAAGAAATTGGAGAGGGGCTTTCTAGAGTTGTTTTGGTGTCACCTGATGCACCTGATTGTGTCATCAAACTTAATTTGTTTGCTAAACACCTTACTCAGAATGAAAATGAAATCAAAGTCTATGAAGGAACAAGAAAAACGAATGTTCCTCTTGCAAAAATTATTGGTCACTCAGATGATAATAAAATTATTATTTCCAAAAGAGTGGCTGGTCTTGATTCTCTGCTTCATGCTTGGGATTGGCATGGCTATTCCCTTGATAAGTTTTTGGAATCTGTTCGAAAGACTGTTCCCGAATCGCTTTTGTCTAATGATTTTCTGGCAACATTATACCAAAATGACAGCCAATATCTTGAAGAACGTTTCAATAATCATCCACAGATGAAATTCTTGGAAGATTTTGAAGATGACGTAACTATGGATATTTCTGCTAATAATGTAGGCTTGGACAAGAATCATAAGTTTGTCATTTTAGATTATGGCATCCTTTGTGTTGATGATTATTATTCAGCCTTTGACGGAAATAAACAACAAGAAAGTTATGATACTGATGTTGTTTTAGAATTTCTTCATCAACAAAATATTATCAAAACAAAAACACCTCTAATTTAGTTTAGAGATGTTTTTTATTTTATCAGTCTTCATCTTTCAAAAGGCCATCAATATTAACAGTAAGCAGCTCTATTGAAGCTCCCTCTTCATTAAAAACATTAACATAGCCTTTAAACAAGCGAACAATTTCTGAGTAAGGTTGACCATAAAAATCATGCTCTTCTGAGTATGGCAGCATCACCTGAACATCACCTTGTTTAGAACAAATTTGAACACAATCACGAATCATTCCATTCAATCTTTTGTTATATTGAATGACATTGAGTTCATTGTTGTGTAGGCCCTCAAATAACATAACTTGCAAGGCTTTGATAGTCTTGTAGGATGGCAGGTCTATTCCTGTTTTATCTTGTAGTATTTCAGTGTTTTTCTTGAATTTCTTAGATTCCCAGATTGCTGTAGATGGGGTAATATCTTCTAACAACATGTATCCCAAGCGGAACTGGCTTACAATGTCTGCCCGGCCTGTGTAGAGTTTGCCTTTTAATGTTTTCAAAACATCTCGGCCAAACTTTTCAACCGGGGGCATTGTCCTTTCGCTAAGAACTGTGCTGATGAGATTAATGTAAATTAAATTATCTTTATCGCTTTTATACAATTATTTTTTCTCCTTTTCTAAAATATTGATTTTATTGAGAAAATCCATTGTGGATTGACCAGAGAGAATTTTCCATAAAGCTTCTCTTTGTGAAACGATACAGAGAGCAGATTAATCCTTTAGATAACAAATCTTTTTCTAGTAATCTGAGATTACTTTTTGAAAAAAGAAGTAGAATAACATTCGCTGAATCAACTTTCTTAGCTAACTCAGCAGAATCTAATTCAAAATCATGAAAAATATCTTCTTGATTTTGGCTCGCTAGTTCTGGCGCTTCTTCTTTTTCTTGTAGTAATTGTTGTAACTTGGTAATCAATAATAAACGGATTTTTTTCAAAATCTTATTTCCTTTCTATATCTAATTGATATAATCAATTATACCACTAATGGACTAAAAATAAAAACCTATAAAATTTTAACATTTGATGTTGACATCATGTATATTACATGAGATAATTTTAGGCGATTGATATGAACAAGATGAGTTTTAATAATAAATAATAGAAATGCTAGTGTAGTTTATGTCTGGAAAAACACAATATTTACAATAGATTAGGTTAAAATGTAATATAGTTGGGATTGTAAGGAAGAGGGTTCAAATCCCTCCGCTGGCGTTCAAATTTTACATAATATAAAAAAATAAAGTCTTTTTCATGAAAAGGCTTTTCTTTTTTTCTTTGACTGATATAATATTTTTTGAGCTATGAAAAATAGTTAAATCAATTATATATAGGAAAAGGAGAAAATTAAGATGAAACGTTTTAATTTAAGTAAAAAATATTTAGTTGGAGCTGGAACTGTTACTGGCCTTGGCGCTGCCACCATCTTAGCAACTCAGGAAAAACCCAAGATAGAAGAGGAAGACACAAACAAGGAGAAGATTGCTAAAAATTCTCAAAATACTGAATTTGCAGCAAGCCCTAAACAAGACAAAAAACTTCCAGAATCACCTAAAACACCAGATGAACCTACCAATGTTCTGGCAGAAGATGCGGAAAATAGTGCAAAACCTATCTTATCACCAAAGCAAGAAAAGTCTATTGCTGAAAATTCCAAAAAAACTAGTTCTTCTAATACAGCAACCAAAAAACAAGAGCAGAAAAAACAAGGGGAATTAAAGACTATTACAGACCAAACAAAACTGTCTGATGAACCAAAGTCTGCTGATAAAAGCCCAGAAGTTATTTCTGAAATTGCAGCAGAAAATAAACAAGAAAAGGTAAAACAAGATAATCTTGTTGATGTTAAAGTTCGTGAAGATAAAAATGTCTTCGCTCCCACTCTTAAAGATAAAGACATGGAAAACCGTGTAGTCTTAGTTCCTAAGCAAACAACAGTAAAATTGTCTGATGAAAAAATTAAGAAGTCTGAGCTTGTTGAAAAAGAAGTTCCGTTTGGTGAACCAGTTGTTCTAGAAGATGACACTTTAGAAGAAGGTAACACTAAAGAAGTCTCTAAAGGTAAAAACGGCATTGATTACTATGACCAGAACGGTGTTTTAGTTAAACAAAAACAACCTGTAGCGCCTGTTATTCTTAAGGGTACAAAGCCTAAAGTTTCTTACAACTTTATTGAAAGAACGGTCAAGAAAGACTTCAAAGACTTTGAAACACAGTATATCAATGATGACACTATGTCCATTGATGCCGAACCTATTGTAGAGAAAAAAGGCGAGAATGGCTACACCGTTTATAAGGAAACTATCAGACAGTCTTCTGGTGGAAAAGAAGAAATTGTCGAATCTAAAGTTGATTATATTCAAACACCAAGACCAGCTATTGTCCGGAGAGGAACTAAAAAAGCTGAAGCTCCTGTTGCAATCAATACCTACCGGGTTACATTCTTAGATGGTGATGGTCAAATCATTAATAATCAGGCCATTGAAGAGGGTAAGGCTGCCATTGAGCCTGATATTGCAAAGGAAAAAGACGGAAAAGTCTTTGTTCGCTGGAGTGCCAACTTTGATAACATCAAACAAAATATGACCATCAAAGCCATTTATGAAGACGCTCCTAAAGAACAAGAAAAAACCTATCGGGCAATTTTTAAAGATGCCAGTGATAATGTTGTTCATGAAGAAACTTTGAATGAAGATGCAAAACCAGACCTACTTAAAGCTTTTGATTATGTTACACCGCCAGAGGGTAAAACTATGATTGGTTGGGAATCAGAATCAGGCAATGGACAAGTTATATTTAGGCCCAAATTTGCTGACAAGACAGTTTTTATTCAATTCTTTGGAGAAGACAACCAACTCTTATTTGTCCGGAGAATTAAATACGGAACACCTATAGATAGTAATAGTCTGCCTAGTGTTCCTAGCATTGATGGAAAAATTTTCTCAGGTTGGAGTCATTCATTAAAAGACTTTAAGGAAGATACAGATGTCAAAGCAATTTACACCAAAGAAACTACCCATCTAGTCACTTTTTATGATGCTGACCAGACAACTATCTTGCAGCAACGAATTGTGAAAGACGGCAAGGGAGTTCAAATTCCTAAAGCTCCACAAAAAGATGGTTATGACTTTGTTGGTTGGAGTTCTGATGATTTGAGTCATATTACCTCTGATACAAATGTTTTCCCAAGATATGAAAAGAAAAAACATCAAGTGTCTTATTATTTAGATAATGAGTTATTTTATACTCAGTCTGTCTTACATGGAGAAAAAGCTGTAGAGCCTGTTGTGCCAGAAAAAGAGGGGTACACCTTTAATGGTTGGTCTAATGATGGAAATAACATCTCAAATGACATTCAAATCCGTGGTTACTATCAAAAACTTCCTGAGAAAGAAGAAACAACAAGCAAACCTGTTATTCAAGCAGTTGATACAAATGGCCATTTTATTAAAGAATTATCATCTAGTGAAACACCAGAAGAAATTCAAGGCTATAACTTTGAAAGCTGGGATTTAACTGGTGATGCCCCTAAAGGAATTTACAAATTAAAAGAATTCAATGTCAATGTCAAAGACCCTGAAACACAAACTGTTCTAGAAAATACAACTAAAACTTATCTTCAAGCTTATCAACCTAACAATGAGCAATTCAAGAAGAGTGGTTATTCTATTGTTGGTTATCGGAATGAACAGGGTGAAACTGTTGATGTTTCTGATTTAAAAGTAGATAAAGATATTACTCTTTATCCTATTTATAAAATCAACACCTACACTGTTAAATTCTTTGATGTTGATAACAATGTTATTTCTTCACAAGAAGTTGAATATGGCAAATCTGCCACCTTGCCAGAAAATCTTTCTAATCTTAAAAATAAAGAGTTTAGAGGTTGGGATAAGGCAGACGAATTAGGTGGTGTTAAAAACAATATAAATGTTCATCCCGTTTATGTTGAAACTAGAGTTTTAAATGCTGTTACTGCTCCAGTTAAACCTCTAACAAACCAAATCGTTCAAACTAATCCTGAACAAAAAACAACAAAATATATTGTTCGTGAACCAGAAAATCCAAACAAAACATATAATTTGTTGACTAAAAATAATCAAGAACCTACAGATTTGTCTTCTTTAGGCTTTAGAGGTAAGAGAATTGATTATCTGGGCGCTTATAGAATTGTTGGGTGGAAAGTTTCGTCAGAAAATGACAAGGAAATTGTTAAAGAAGCTATTCTTGGAGTTAAAGAGGGTTGGCGTTTAGCAGATGCTTCTAAATATCCACAAGGATTTACTGATGGTTATGATGAAGAAACTGATAGTTATGAAACTCGTTATTCTGATAAAAAACTTCCTTATCGTTATCGTCAGGATATAGCTAATGAAATCTTTAAAGAAGTAAATAAACATAGAGTATCAATTGGACTAAAACCTCTTTCTGGTGTATCTGATTCTTCTTATCAAGCAAAAACAAATGAACGAGCTGAACAAATGCTTTATCACTTTGAGCATGAAACACCAACAAGACAGCAATTAGACGAATTCTTTGGCCCTAGCGTTTCTTATTTAGGCGAAAACATTCAGCAAAGTTCTGGCCGAGATTACAGTAATCCACAAGAAGCAGCTAAAGGCGCTGTTGAAAGATGGTTGAATTCTAAGGGTCATAGAAAAGCTATTGAAAACCCCAACTACAACTACACTACTGTTTCTGTCGTAGAAACAAAATATGGAGTTCAGTTTGTTCAGAACTTCTATGGTAGTTTTGATTGATTTATATTAAAACAAAAGAAAAAGATTGGCTTAGGTCAGTCTTTTTTGATATAATGAAATGAATTAAATAATTTAATAAGAGGAAACATTCATGAAAAATATTTTAATTAAAACTTTTTCTATTTTTTTAATCTGTGTTGGTTTATTCTTTTTACTCAAACCATTTGTAACAGATTATTTTGCAGGCAAAAAAGCTGAATACTCTCAGGATTCTTATAAAAAGAATTTGAAGAAAGATGACGTAGATAAGTTAAAGCAAAAGATTGATGATGTGAAAGATGATTCTAAGGCATTGAAAGATTTGGGTGTTGATTACGATTACTCAAACATTAATGCAGTGAATCTTAATTCTGTTAATTCATTATCTGAAGATGTTATTCAATCATTGCCTAGAACTGGTGGCATTGCTGTTCCTGATTTAGGGATTAATATCCCAATTTATGAGGGTGTGACAGAATACAATTTGCTTGCCGGCGCTGGCACTATGAAGCTTGGTCAGCAAATGGGCCAAGGGAACTATGCTTTGGCCAGTCATTATGTAAATGGTGGCAATGGCATCTATCTTTTTACACCGCTGCTTAAGGCTCAGGCTGGAATGAAAGTTTATCTGACGGATGCAGGGGATGTATACGAGTATGAAATCTATAGAGCAGAACATGTTGGTGCTGAAAATGTTCAATTAGTGGAAGATGAAGAAGCTCTCAATGCAGGAAGTCCTATCACAACATTACTCACATGTTATCAAACGGCCGAGCAAGGACGCTTTGTAGTTCAGGCAAAACTTACTAAGATTTATAAAAATGATTCTGCTCCACAAAAGATTAAGAATTACTTCGGTTTAGCAACTTGGAAATTGCAGTAAGTTTTATACATATAGGAGAAAATGAAAGATATGAAATTATCTAAAACAAAATTAAACTTTAAAGGGAAACCGCCTGTTGTTTTTGCTTTCTTTGGTAAACAAGGCTCTGGCAAAGACACATCCGCTCAATATTTGGCAGACGCTGTTAAAGATGAAATGAATAAAGGTTATGACAAGCTTTATCATTTTAAAGGGAAAGGTTTTGTAAATGAAATGAAACTGAATGAGAAATCTAATCCAACTGGAATTATTGTTTCTTTTGCAGGCGCTCTGAAAGAAGAAGTTTATTCTCTCTATGATAAAATGCGTATTCAGTCTAACCCTGATAACTCAACAGATTATTGGGTCAAAATTTTGATGGATGAATATGGTATTAGCAAAGAACAGGCTGCTACAACAGTCTCCCTTGTTTTTGCCATGCCTAAAGGTTTAAAGAAAGAAGATTTCTTAATTAAACAATCCAAACCTAAAGGTTATCGTGAAATCCTTCAATATTGGGGTACTCATGTGCGTCGTAAACAAAAAGATTCATATTGGATTGAAAAACTAGGGCAACGGATTGAAGAGTTGGATGCAAAATACAAAAAAGAAAAAGAGCGGTTGATTTTTGTAGTTAGTGATGCTCGTTTCATAAATGAACTAAATTATTGCGCTGATGTTTTGCAGGCTTACATGATGTATTTAGATGTTCCTGATGATGTCCGGATGAAACGGTTGAAAAAACGTGATGGATTTGAACCTAAAAAGAATGTTAAAAATCATGTAAGTGAAACTGAACTTGTTCTTTGGGCGAACCGAAATGAGGACAAGTTTGTTAAATTAAGCAGCAGGTACAAAACGGCTGAATTGATTTCCGAGTTTCAAATGGAAGAATTAAACACAAATCATATTGGAAACATTCTTTCTAAAAAAGAAATTGAAAGAAGAAAAACAGCCATCCAAGAAAACCTTGAATATTCTAGCGTTGCTGGATATAGCTTGTTTTTGGAGTTTGTTAGAAATTTCCTTTATTAAAGTTGAATAATAATTAATTTGAATTTGACTTTTTTAGAAAATATAATATAATTAATAATGTAATCTTCTTTGATTACTAATAATATATAATTGTTGTTTTAAATTTTTTCACGAAATTGTTCTTTTCGAGAAAATTATTTGAGAAATCCAACATTTTGTTGGGTTTCTCTTTTTGTTTTAGGTTAAAATATTTTTTGGTAAGCTATATGTTTTTATGGTATAATAGAGACATGAATTTATTTGATTAAAACGAAAAAGAAAGAGAATGGATGAGTATGCCTAAAGTAGAAATTGTTCCAAAGACAAAAAAGACTACCATTTCTCAGGGAATGATTGATAAATACAATCTCCACCCTGACGTTGTTGACTTCTTGGAAAAGAATGATTTGGGAGATAATCTTTTAGACCATTTTTTTAACCCTAAATTAAGCAACCCTAAAAACATCTTAAATATTACAAAATTGGCAGATGCAATTAAAAGAGTAGCCCAAGACCCATCCAAACCTCTAGTATATATTTATGGAGATTATGATGTGGATGGCTGTACTTCATCTTCCATTCTCTTTTTGACCCTAAAACAACTAGGTATACGAGTTAAAGTGTATATCCCAGATAGAATGACTGAGGGATATGGTGTTAATAGAAATGCTGTTCAAACTATTATTGACCGTGGGGCAAAAATGTTAATTACTGTTGACTGTGGTATTACTTCAAAAGACGATTTGAAGTACGCCTCAGACAATGGCCTTGATGTTTTTGTTGTTGACCACCATGAACCTCCGGCTGACAAAGCCCTTTTCCCTGAATGTGTCGTTATTGACCCTAAGCAAGAGGGTGAGACATTCTATTTTAGAGAAATGTGCGGAGCAGGCCTTGCTTATCAATTGTCTCGCATATTGTTAGGTGATGACGGTGCTTATGAATTTATTGATTTAGCAGCTATTGGTACAATTGCTGATGTAATGCCCTTGATTGAAGAAAATAGAGCTATTGTTTATCACGGGCTGAATAAACTAAGAAACAACCCCAATAAAGGTGTTAAAGCCTTGTTTGATGTTGCTGGCTTAGATTATCAAAAAGCTATATCAGAAAATATTGGTTTTGGTATCGGCCCTCGTATGAACGCTGAAGGTCGATTAAAACATTCTTTCAAAACTGTTGAATTGCTTACTTATGGCTATCTAACAAATGATGAGGAAGCTATTAAACAAAGAGCAAATGATTTGAATACTACAAATGAGACTCGAAAAGAAATTCAGTCTCATATATTTGATGAAGCTGTTAGGCAATTAGAGCAAAGTGGCGAATATAAAGAAAACATCATTGTTGCTAAAGGTCTTAATTGGCACAAAGGTGTTGTTGGTATTGTGGCATCTAAGTTGATGGATAGGTATTATAAGCCTGTATTGGTTTGTTCGGAAAATGAAGAAGGCCATCTTCATGGCTCGGCCCGGTCTATTGAGTGTGTTAATGTCTTTAAGATGTTGAATCACACAAGAAATAGATTTGAAAAGATGGGCGGACATGGAGCTGCCGCTGGATTTTCTTTAACGTTAGATAATTACAATCCTTTAAAACAAGAATTGTTCGCCTTGTCCAAACACATTCCCGAAAATATTCTGATTGAGAAAATTAGATATGATTTAGAGGCGCGTGTTCGTGACATCAACTTGGATTACATTAATCAATTTGAATTGTTGCAGCCTTTTGGTGAAGCTAACCCTAAACCTCTATTTGCTTTCAGAAATGTTTCTATCCGATATGCTCAGAATACAAAATCAGGTGAACATGTTCGATTCTCTATTACAGACGGCGAAAAGAATTTGCAGTGCATGTATTTCAATAATGTTGCTGAAAATATCCCCGGCTCAGAAAATATGACTGTTATTGGTTATCTTGGTATCAATGAATGGCAAGGACAAAAAACACCACAATTGATGGTAGAATATATTGCCACTCAACAAGAAATGAACAAGAGTGATGGTATTGTTATTCAAGAAATACCAGAAACATCAAAAGAGCAATCTGATGTTGATTTTGTATCTCATGTTAATAACATTACTTACAAGAATACCAGTTATAACACGGCCATGAATAAAGAAATGCCAGAAGAAATTGCTCAAAGTCAACTCAATAAGCTCTTAGCGGCAGGGATTGAAAACATCTATGATGTTCTTTCTTATCTGCCTAAGCGGTATGAAGACCGCCGGCATCCCGTTTTAGCTCATGAGCTAAAAGATAAGGAAAAGCAATGTATTGTTGGTACTCCTACTTCTGTCATAGAGCATAAATCTGGTAATGGTATTTCTGTTCATTTGTTAGATGACCACGGAGGAAAATTTTCGGCCCTATTCTTTGGTCGAAAGAACTTAAAATTTTTGTTTAAAAAATATATTGAAAGTTCTTCTAGGATTTTCTTCTATGGAAAAGTCAACATAGACCCTGAATGGGGCAGAAGTATCAGTGTAGAAGATTTTTCTATTGACATTCAAGGAAATTCAGTTATTAAACCTATTTATAGGAAAATAAGGAAGATGACACATGAATACCTGAATGAGCTGAGAAACGTTTCTATTAGAGAACGATTAAGGTCAGAAGAGTATTTGATGCCAGAAGACCTCGCTCGTTTCAATCTTTTGAATAGGCCAGAAGCCGTCCGCCGAGTTCACTTCCCTAGCGACTTTAGGGATATAGAGTTTGGCACAAAAAGAATTCACTTTGATAATCTTTTTGAAACAGCCTACCATATTGAAAAGCATAAAGTTGTAAGCAATAACAATAACATCATTCATTTCAACAACACCAATAAGATGAATCAGTTAATACAGTCTCTGCCGTATCAACTTACCAGTGGTCAACAACAAGCTATTAGTGAAATTGTATCTGACAGTCTGACAGATAAGACAATGAATACTTTGGTTCAGGCTGACGTTGGAGCTGGTAAGACTATTGTTGCTGTTTGTGTAATGAACGCTGCTGTTGAATCTGGGTATCAAGCCTGCCTAATGGCCCCGACTACTGTACTGGCTGAGCAGCACTATCATGACCTTAAGAACTTCTTTGGAGATGAGGTTTGTCTACTTCGCTCTAATATGAAAGTCAAAGAAAGAAATGAGGCCTTGGATGGCATTGCTTCCGGCAGGTATAAGTACATATTAGGAACTAATGCCTTAATCAGTGAATCTGTTCAATTCAATAATTTAGGTTTGGTTATTGTTGATGAGCAACACCGGTTTGGAACTGAGCAAAGGGCCTTATTGACTGAAAAAGGAAACAGTCCTCATGTTGTTTCATTGTCAGCCACACCTATTCCTCGAACAACTCTGCAAACTATGTTCGGAGATAATATGAAGCTGATTGAAATTAAGGATAAGCCAGCCAATCGAAAACCTGTTTATTCTAAAATCGTTTCATCTGATGCTCAAATTCAAAAATTGATTTTGAGAGAGGCTAAAAAAGGTAGGCAAGCCTATATCGTTTGTCCTAAGATTGAAGATAAGGACGAAGACGAGACTAAGAAAGCTCGCTCGGTTAAAGATGTATTGGCCACCTATGAAAAGGCCTTTAAGGGAACTGGTGTAACTATCGGTCAGATTGATGCTAAAATGTCTAAAAAGAAAATTGAAGAGATTTTAAAGGATTTTAAAGAAAACAAAATTCAAGTTTTGATTTCTACCACAATTGTTGAAGTTGGTGTGAATGTACCTAATGCAACAGTTATGGCTTTGATGAACTCTGAGTTGTTCGGCCTAGCACAAGCTCACCAATTGAGAGGGCGCGTGGGCCGGGGAGACCATGAGGGGTACTTTGTACTTAATACCAAAGAAGATGATGAAAAAGCAAAAATCCTTACATCAACTACTGATGGATTTGTTATTGCTGAAGAAGACATGAAGCTTAGAGGGGCAGGTGATGTTTTGGGAACTGTACAATCAGGTCAAACAGACCGTGTAGGACTTATGCTTAAAAATAAAGAATTGTACGAAAAAATCGTAGAATTAGTGAAAGAAAAGATTGCCAATCCTGAAAGTGCGCCCGTACTAGAAGCAGAGTTTGGACAAAAAGAAATTACGTTAATTTAAAGGAGTTTTAGATATAATTATGGGATATGATTTTAGCAAGTTTGTAAGTAAAAAGCCTTTTACAGGCGAAGTTGAAAAAACCTTTGACCCTAGTGTTATTCAAGGGCAATTCAAAGGAATGACACAAGATGAAATTAGAGAATATAAACGTTTAGAAGAAGAAAGCCGCCGGGCAATCTCTAAAAATGATTCTCGGAATATGGGCTTTGCCAAAGCTATGGGGAAAGATGAGCGCATTTTCCAATTGCTGCACGCAATTCGTAATAAGCGCATTACTACAATTGACGAGGCCTCTGTGAAAATTGGAGTTAAAGATACAACTATTATGAAGTATCTAACAGAAAACAATGTAGACTTCGATAAGAAAACTGGGGAAATCTTTGGCATCCGTGAAGATGAAGAATAAGAAATAAAAAAAGAGCAGGTTATCAATTAATTTAACCTGTTCTTTTTTGTTGTTTGATTTTTATTTTAAGATTGAGCCTGCCCTTCCGGCCACAAAGGATTAATTTCATCAATATTAGTTACTTCATATAAAGTATTATTTAAACTAAACACTTGCTGATTTACAAATGTGTGTCCAGCTATGACAGATGCACGGTATACATATGATTCCGTATAAGCTGTTTCTTTAGTTTCTGTATTAATCAGATTATAACTTCCAGATTGCTTTGTATAGTGATATAAAACATTATCTGAAATAAACGGCTTAATAATCTCGTTATTTTCGTATTTAAGCTCTAATCTCGCATTAATTATCGAATAAATTCGTCCGCCAGAACCTGATACGAGTATTTCATCATTTAATAATCCAATAATTGATAAATTTGATTCTTTACTGAGATTTACAATAGAACCTGCGCTATATTTATATAGACCTTTATCAGTTGTGAAATAAACTGCATCTCCTTTAACAATAAATGAATTTACAGATTTATCACCACCAAAAACATTTGAAGTTAGATTGTCTAATTTTCCGTTTGCAGCATAATGATACAGGCTTGTTGATTTTCCTTGTTTTAACAAGAACAACCAGCCAGTGTCAACACCAATTAAATTACTAATTGTACCTTTAAAATCTTTAAAGTCAATTTTATTCAGACTTTCATCAAACAGAGCAATACGAGAAGTTTCTGATGTTGTATCATGGTTAGAATAAGTAAGCGCCAGCTTACCTTTACTCAATGCCACAAAGTTGTCATTAATAGCTGTTTGCCCTAACGTGTTTTCTTCAGCAAAGTGATATTCTGCCAAATTTTCTGTTTTGATTGTTCCGGTTTCATTATTTGTATTAAAACCAGATGCTCTTTGAGAAAAGATATAACACAAAACACCTAGAAACAAAAAAGTAATTCCAACAAAAAACTTAATTAACATGATGATGTGCTGAGATTCAAACTGATAATTTTCACGTCTTAATTCTTGATATGCTGAGTTCATTCTTCATCCCCCTCATATTCATCATCATAGTCATAGTCTTCATCATAATCCTCATCATCTTCGTCATATTCTTCTTCATCTTGACGCTTCTTAATCAGAATAAAGGCAATGACACCACCAATAACAAGAATGACAGCCACAATAATGAAAATCATCATGACATTCATAAATTCAATTGTCATGCCTACATTGTCTTCTTGGTCTTCGACAAGGCCATTGCTGGTCGAAAAGAAAGAAACATAATTATCAGATTCTGATGCCGTTTCCATGTATTTTACTGTTGCACCTTTGGGATAATAAACATTCAAAGAAACATTTTCTTTTCCAATCGTTTTAGAATAATCTTCGAGATTTTTAAGGCCGCCTTCTTCTTTTTTGGCTTTTTCTACTTTATCCATAAAGGGTTTAGGGATGAAATAATTTAATCGTCCAGTTAAAGTATATTTATTTTGAACTAGGAAATTGCTGCCTTTTTGCAGTTGGATGTTTAGTCCAATCCTTTTGTCCTTAACCATCTGTTTGATTTCTTTGTTAAATTCATCAGCGTTTTTATAGTCTTTTGAGATTTTGATGACATCTGATTTATATTCCGTCTTAAAACCTTTTTTCTCGTAATACTTGAATTCCTCTTCTACTTTTTCACTGATTTGGTCTTCTGAAATTCCATAATCAAAGAAAAGAGTGTTGGAAACATCAGACCTTGTGATGCTTGCTTCCATGCTAATCGCACCAGATTCAGCTATAGCTAATTCATATTTTTGAGTTCCACATCCTGCAAGGAAAAATAGGAAAACAAAAACAGGTAAAAGCTTCAATATTTTTTTCATTATATATATGCTCCTTTAGAGTTTTTCTTTATAGTTCATTATATCAAAAAAAATCATCTTTACAAATCAACATATCAAAAGAAAAGACTTCTAGAAAACCATAATTTATGATATAATTGATAAATGAAAGATATAGATTAATCAAGAAAGGATGGATATAACCATATGTCTCAAAAAGTAGAGTTTGAGTTATATTTTCATGGGCAGCCAACAAGGGTTGAAGCACCATGTTTAGTAGGTTTTGATATTATAGATAAAGAATCCAAATTATTTGGAATTATTTTTGTGAAAAAAACCATTATGGAGTTGGAGTCTTTATATATGGCCATTGGACAATCTATCTGTTTGCCTCTAAGCATCTTTGTAGATGGAGAACTCAGAGAGTCAAAACTGGTTGAATTTTATGAAGATGTCAGCCGAGTTGTTTTTATTTTCAAATCTGACAATGATGAAAAGGCTAAAAAAGAAGTTAAAGGGATTGATTTGAATAATTTTTATCCTGATGAAAAACTAAATGAAAAACTAGGATTTCAGGAAAATATCAACAGTCCATTAATTGTCCTCAATAGAAGTAATAACCTTTATTACTTGTCATTGAACAGTTTAAACGAATCATCTGGACAAAATGATTTTTGGCAAGATTTTATCCTTATCCGAGGAAATCTTGATGTTCTTGTTGAAGACAAAACAGGAGAAAAATTGTTTGATGCCTTGAGCAGCTATGCTGGATTTAGATTTAAACAACAAGAGAATATTCTTGAAAAAATCCCTGAGAAAGATTTTGAAACAATTCTTGATGTTTTGAACTCTAACTCAAATAAAACAAATACGGAGAATGAAAAGTGAAAAAGTTTTTAAGTGTTTTAAAATTTAAAAATAATAAAAAAAGTGAAAAAACGGGAGAAAACAAACGGCGTAAAAAAACAAAAAGAAAAGGTGTTCCTATTCAAGAATACTTTATCTTTTTTAAGGAAATTGATTGGATTAAACCTAATCAATTCATTACATTGTTTGTTGGTACTTTGATTTTTGGTGTTATTGCCACAGTTTCCCAACATCAATCCAGTACAGTGCTGCAAGAAGCTTTTAGAAAAGGATTGGAGTTGATTAAATGGTAAATAATGTGAAGAAAACATTATCTTTCAACAAGAACAAAGAAACCGCCCATAAAAAAGATATGGTGACGATAGGCAGCCGGCGAGACATGTTAAAAAAACTTGCCTTAACCGCCGGACTGGTATTTCTGTTTCAGGCCTTGTCCTATGTACCAACGCCTTTTATCAGCCATAGGACATTGAAATATATTGCTGACAACAATCTGTTTGGAACGGTATCTCTCTTTTCAGGTGATAGCTTCCAGAACTTGACCTTGATGGCCACAGGTATTTCATCTTATGTATCTGCCTCAATTGTAATGCAGCTCTTGATGAACTGGTTTACTGGACTTTATGATATTTCCAGAAGTCCAAATGGAAATAAAATCATTAAGAGATATACAATTATCCTTGGTGTGTCTATTTCCTTGTTCTCGTCATTGATGATTACTATGGCTCAACAAAGTGAATTGAATCTAATGAAAGGGTTCAGCCCTTATATTGCCTTTCCTTTGACTGCCTTGTGGCATATGTTAGGTACAGCTATTGCCATCTGGATTGGGGAGACCATCACAGAAAAAGCTTACGGAAATGGTATTTCTCTTCTGATTCTTACAAATGTGCTTACTCGAATTCCTAATTCTGTACAAGATATTTTCAAAAGCAAGACTTGGTTCTATTCACTTATTCTTGTATTGATTATCTTTGTAGTTGTTATTATTGTAGAAAGCTCCTACTTTAACATCCCTTTGATTTATTCAAAGACCTTGGCAAGAGGGAATAACCGATTTACTCAGGCTTCCTCAGTTTCAGTATTTCCTATCAAGGTAAACATGAGTGGGATGATGCCTATTATCTTGGCTCAATCTATCCTTTCCGCCTTATCTGCTGTTTTTGCTTCTGGTTTCTTCGCTTTTAAAGGGAATAAAATTCTAGAGGGTATTGCTGGTTGGTTTGCCCCAAGCAACATTTATTCATACTCATTAATTCTGATAATCCTAATCATTTTGATGGATAAATTGTATTCCTTGGTCATGTTTGACCCTAAAGAAATTGCTGAGAATTTACAGAAGTCTGAAGCCTGTGTTCTGAATGTTAATCCGGGATATGCTACCGTACAATACTTGAAGAATACTCGCAAAAAGCTAACAGTAGTTGCTTCACTCTATATCTTACTTGTATTGCTTGTTCCTACAATTATTTCTACACAATTTCATGTAGTTTTAGGCTCTCTAGGAGCAACCTCATTCATGTTGTTGGCTGGAGCTTCGACAGAATTAATCCTGCAAATTAGTAATGAATTTAAACTGAATAAGATGAAGTTCTAAATAATATATATGAAAATAAAAAAGACCTTAGTTTTACTAAGGCTTTTTCTTTTTTATTTTGAATTAAATCTTTTTATTTTTATGTACGCCATAAGATAGCTAACATAATCAAAACAAAGATTAGGCTGATGATAGTTAGAATGATTAACTGTGTCCTATCATTTGTTTTGTTTTTGCGGATTTTATTCCATTCTTTCCGAAGACCTTGGAAATCCAGCGTTTTGATGTAATGGAATAAATCCTTGATGATGGCCCATAGGCCAAGGATAACCTTTTTCAATTCTTCAAACAATTGAGAAGACCTCTCTTTCTTGTATTAGCTGTTTTGAACGCCGCCCCATGTACGGTTGATAGTACCAAAGAAACCTTTTCGAGTTTCATCATTGAAACCTGTAATCTTAATAGTTGCCAAATCACCAACTTGGATAGCACGATTATGAAATTCTGGGTATTTACAGATGACATCCACATAGTCATTGACGCGCAAACGGTGACGTTTAAAGTCTGCATCAGGCGACTTGTCACTCATATCCACACGGACAAAAATATTCCCATCATGGATGTTTGTCACATATCCACTAGCTTTTTCAAGACCAGCTTTATAAAGTTTAGAAAGTGTTTCAAAGTAATCAAGTCCTTGCAGCCCAACTGCTTTAAGCTCAACATCAGGCTCTTCTTCTGTTGCGTATTCGCTAACTTTAACTTCAGTTACACGCAAGTCAACTTTATTGCCGGGTTGGAAACGGTCTTGGGCATTAGATAGATAACCCATATTTAAGTCTTGTGTAGAAACCATAAACTCAACACCCATAAATTCACAAATGATATGGGAATTAATAACACTTACAACATTGGCACGAATTACATTGCCCTCTGTCACTGCTGGAGCTAGAACTGTTTCTCCACCAACAATCAGCATCTGCCGGTCAGGAACAATAAAGGCTTCATAACGCTCTCTCTTCATAGCTTTTGTGCGAGAAGCTACAGCAAAACGATTGTCAGGCAGGTAGTGTGTAACAATAACTTTAACTTTAGAGCCTAGACGAGTTGCAATCAATTGCCGGTATTCATCAATTTCTTTTTGGTTAAGTTCTGTATCTTTTAGAATCTCAGCCAATTCTCGGCTCATTTCTGGGGTTAAGAAGTTTTGGTAAGGTACAAAAATTTCAACACCACCGTGATAAAATCCTAAGCCCGGTGTTCCTTTCTTTGTACTTTGGAATTTGAGAACTCCCTCAATAATTCTTTCTTTTTTAAGAGATTGCTCAACTTCATAATGGCCAAGAATCAAGTTCATGTAATCATCACGAACTCGCAAGTCACCATTTTCTTGGTGAGTAAATACAGACTCAGCCTCTTTTTCACTCAAAGGAATAACTTCTGTGAAAAACTTAGGAATATTTACTGTTTCTGCTAAAGCTTTTGATTCTTTTGAATTGATAAACATTCTTTTCCGGAAATTATTTGCCCGATTTGTTCGGTCATAATTTGATTTCAACAGTTCGAAAACTGTCTGCTTCTTTTCAATTGGCATATTTTGTTTTTCTCCTTGGTTTGTTTTAAAATTTAATTTATTTTAATTAATTATTACGATAATAATTGTATTATATTTTTATGAAATGTCAAATTTAGGCATACATTTGTTAGTTGTAAATCTGAGGATGTAGATTGTCTAATTCTAGTGATAATTCATTCTAGATGCAAATTTTTATTGCATCTAGAATAAACCATCAAAAGCGTTTCTTGCACTTTCTTCCAAACTTTCTTCTCCCTCATCATTAGGGCTGTTAAGGTAGGATTCAACTTCTTGCTCTTCATCAAACAACCTCAACTCTTCCATTTGCTGCAACATTTCAGAAGTTTTGTCATAAGCTGCATCTTCTTTGTTGTTATCCTCTTCTTCACTAGCTCCAAAAACAAAAGGTGTAGAAATTTTTACTTTTTCTTCTTGTTCTTCTGGAATATCATCTTCTTCTAGATGTTCTATGTTGGAAGAAACATCATTCGAAACATCTTCTTTCTCTTCAACCACTGTAGAAACAGTCGCTGTTGAAGCAGAAGATTTTTTACGTCTTCTTCGTGAAGATGGTTTAGTCTTTGAATTAACTTCAACTTTAGCTTCAGCCTCTTCTTCTTGAACGTGCTCCATATCCTCATCTGTCAATGTTTCTTTTAGAAGTTCTTGGTCTTCTTGTGAAAGATTTTCATTCATATTGGCTTCTGGGTCTAACAAGTCTTGTTTGTGAGACATTAAAGCCTTAAGATATTTAGCTTCATTCTCATTACACAAACCATGTTTTAAGAGATAATCAATACCTTTTTGATTCAGAATAGGTGCTCCTGAATTTTCTCTTTCAGGCAGTAAATCCATCAATTGATTTGTTCGGCCCTCAGAAACAGGTTCAATATCATCAGACAACTCAATACCATTACCTACAGAGAAATTGGGATGAAGCAAGAGTTCTTTTTGTTCTTCCGTATATTTGCCTTGAAGATACATTCTAACAATGTCTTTCTTGCGCCAGTTAGGAACATAGTTCAGAACTGGGAAGTCTGTCATTTCTTTAGCAAGCTGATGTTTAGAATAGTCAAATTTTTGTAACCTTAAAACATTTTTACCTTTCAGCATTACCAAACAGTCATCATTATCCATCCGGCCTACTTCATCTGGTGTCATTACCATCCGTTTACCATCTGCATCAGATTCATTGTAAGTAGGCTGGTAATTAATACCTGTAGCATTTACTTTTCCAGATTTTGTATGTACGGCGATAGTTGCTTCACCAGCCTTGGCAGATACATACTTCAATGTGTCAGGGTCATTACCACCAAGGAATATCTGAATATCACAGTTACCTGCAATAGTTTGGCCCTCAGTAGGATATACTGTTTCTAACTGTTTATACTGTTGAATAATAATACTTACACTTACACCACGAGAACGGATAGTCGCAATCTTCTTCGCAAAGTCTGGTATTGCTCCAATATTAGCAAACTCATCCATGATGAGATGGACTGGCACTGGCAGAACACCATTACAGTCTGTATCAGCATAAGCAATAATTTTCAGGAAGAAGAATGAGAAGAATAGTGATACTAGGAAACGGAACGTTGCATCTTGGTCAGACATGATAACGAAGTAAGCACATTTTCTCTTGCCGGGCAGGAGAATGTCAATGCCGTCTTCATCTTTTGTCAAAATGCTGCGAACGTCTTTAGAAAGAACTTTACTCAGCCGGTTCTTCATACCTGTGATGACATTATCACGCAAGTTGGGAGAAGAGTTGTAAATACTTCCCCAGAAAGCAATAGCTGGGTTTTTATCTTCTTCTGGAAGATGTTCTTCTTTTTTCTTTAAGATATTGAAACATCCGGCCAAGGTCTTATCATCAAAGGATTCCATTTCACCAAATGGTTTAAACATAAACTGAACTACATCTGGGAATGACCGCTGATTTTCTGGATATTCAGTTGCAACATAGAGAATAGCCGCTTGGAAAAAGGCTGATTCCAAATCTTCAAACTGTCCAGCTCGGCCGTCCTTACGAGTATTGGAAATAATAATATTCGCAAATACTTGCATATCAGAGATTAACTCTCGGCCACGGAACATAATATCTTCTTCAGATGGAATAGCATCACCTAATACATCCCAAGGGTCAGATAGGTTTTTATTAACAAGGTTGAATTGCTTAACAACATAACCGTATTTTTCCAACAATGTTTTAGTTTTAGCATACAATTCACCTTTTGGGTCAGTAAGGATTAAAGATTCCCCTCGGCGGATAGCCTGTAAAATACGAGGGATAGCCCAAGAACGAGATTTACGAGCACCGGATGAACCCATAATCAAAACGTGAGGGCCACCGATTACATACATACGTTTATCTCCCTCATATTGAGGTTTATCAACATAAGAAACAGTATCATCACTTTCTCTGTCCCAACCAAGGATAGCTCCGTGTTGTTCTTCTACAGGATTAAACTCTAAAAACTCACGCGCCTCTTCAATGCCTAACATACGAGCAGTACCATAAGTACCATTAACAGAATACTTAAATCCACGCTCATCTTCATTTATGTCACCTGCAAACTGCCTCAGTACAAACCAAGCCACACCACCAAAAAGTAAAATCAAGAAGAAACTAATTGGTAAGAAATCCGTAAATCCCATAAAGAGATTATAAGGAATATTGAATGGATTAAATCCACCAGTTGCGTGCCCCCATTGATTGACTTCTCCACCTCTAATTATTAGGCCAATACTTCCGCCTAATAGAAAAATAGATAGAAAGGCTAAAGCAGCATAAACGAAGAATAGAGTTCGATTATCTTCCCATAAATCCCAACATTTTTCTAAGAATTTATCAATCATCAAATTAAACTCTGCCTTTCTTCAAATTCAAAATTTTCATTATTTTATTTTCATCAACAACCTTAACTTGATAATTGATTTTCTTGTTGTTTTTGAAAATGGAATCTATATACTTCTTCTGAGATGGTGTCGCAAAAAATACATAAGTTAGATGTGGTCTCATATAGGCCATTTGGTGTGCCATCTTAATTTTTTGTAGCTCTCCATCTAAGGAAAAAATACCTGCATATTTCTTGCCATCTTTTTCAGCATACAAATCCGCATATACACCGCCCGGAATTTTTGTTGCATCAGGCATGTGTTTGAACATTGGATGTCCTTGACCATATACTTGAATTAGTCTTTTGTTTAAATCTTCATTCATAGCCAGAGCCATACTGATGTGAGATGTCTTCAATTCTTGCATAGGTAAAAAGAAAATCCGTTGATAAGTCTCACTTAAAGACATAAACTCAAAATCAAGTTCTGCCAAGTTTCCTCTTTTGGTTTTTCGATTACTTTTAGAATTTGTAATCTTTTTAGCTGCTTCAAAATCAACTCCAAAGAAGATAGCATCTGTAATTCCTTGGCCTGTAGCTGGATTAAGAGATTCAATACCAAACCACTGGTAAAACAAACGCTTCATCACTACCTGCGCTTTTTGTTCGCCCTGAGTTTTCCAAAGAATAAGACCTTTATAAGTGTGAAACACTGGAATAACACCTCTTTTAGAAACAATTGCTCCATGTAGACGAGTAAAATCAATTTTAAGATGTTCTCGGCTAAAGGCCTGTTTAATTTCACGAGATGTATAAAACAGATATTCATTATCAGCAAGAGTGTAAGGCCTGATTTCTTCACTTCTAATATCGGGTTTTTCTGAGAACAAGAATTTAATTTTTACATGTGCCTGATAAATCCATTGCATAATTTCACTAAGGCGCATCATTCTAAGAATGGTTCGTGGCTCAGTTCTGTGGATTTCATTATCAGAGGCAAACATATAAAAATCATAGAAGTCTGGATAAAGTTCTTTTAAGGCCGTCGTTCCTCGCTGCAATAAGACCAAACGATTAAATTGAGTTTTCTTGGTCTTTCTTGCCTTACCATCTTCTATTGTTCGCTCAGAAATGTAAGGTGTAACAAAATCTTTATGAGTTCTATCAGAAGTGTCATCTCCTGCCTTGTATTTTTTGTATTCCGGGTCATACTGTTTCTTTGCTCGGCCTCTTTTTAAAGCTGTTACTACTCCGCCTATCTGTCGGCGAGCTGTAGGAACATCTTTGTAATGGTCTTGCAAGTATCTTAATGATTCAACTGGGTACTCACCAGACATTGCCAAGGCAAGTAATATTCTTTCAGCATAGGTATCTTTTCTGAATTGACAATTAATCAATTCCTTCCTGTAGCTTTTTTTCTGTTTTGGCTTACTTGGTTTTTGCCGTTTTTCTTTTGTGACTGTCATAAAAGTTACAGGCACTCCTTTCTGTTTAATTTAACTTAATTTAGAAGCATAAAAAGATATAAAATCCTCTTTAGGAACTAGATAAACATTTGTTTGGTCTTTTTCACCTCTTTTAGAGATATAGCAGTGACTTAGGTAAGCCGGACTATCATCAGGCAGCAAGAATAAAGCTATAGAATCCATCACTACATTTAATTCAATGTTATCATGGTCTCGCATTTTTCTTTCTTCGCTAGAATAAATATGTTCAAAGATAGCAAAAAATTCTCCATCAAGAGGATTCAAAGCATTTTTACTAATAAAATCTCTAAGAGTTGATTGAACAGAAGCTCTAATCCATTTAGCACTTTGTTTAGATGCCTCTTTTTTAGGCAATAATGCAGGGATTATAGCAGAAAAAACATTTGTTTCTTTGTCATAGTGGTATTCTATTCCAAGGGCTTTTTTGATATTGTCTTCTACTAATCTACGGATTTTTTCATTGTTGTCATAGTATGTTGGGAGCAGTCTTGCAGCACTGCTTAACTTTTCTGCTTCATACTGGATGGCAAGATTAATTTCATTAGCTTTAGAATGAGACACAAGGGAAATGTCTTTCGACATTAACCCTTTTAATTTTTCAATCTCTTGCTCAATAAATTCCTTTGTAACAAGATAATCCGTCATAAGCATTAACCCTCTGATGCACGAATTTCTAGAATTTGTTTGATTTTCGCAACAATTTCTTGTTGAGGAATTTGAGTGTATTCAAAGTCCTTGCCTAGAACCTTTTGGAAAAATGTCAAAGGAATTTCCTTGTATTCATACTTGGTTTTGTTGTAGAAATCAATATAGAAATAAGCAGCGGCTAGAACGGAATCCACAATGATGAAATTGTCATGCTTTTCATCTGGGGCTGTTCTATCTAACATCTCTTTGGTTTCTAAGAAATGTTCATGAACTTTTTTAGCATCATTTTCCTGCATCTGCTTGTAATAGAGTTTTGCAGCATACTTGTGGAAATCTCCCTCTTTGTATTCTCCGATATAAAGGACATCCATGATACGAGAAGTGCTGATTTTAGAAACTTCTGAGTCTTCTTTTTCAACAATCTGGTATTCAAAACCGCCATCTTCTGACTTAACCTTTTTAGCATAGGCTGTCGTTGTATCAGGAATGACCACATAACAGAAATCAAAAAAGTTTAGGCCATAGCGATACAATCCTGACAAATCAAGTTGCCGAGCGCCTTGTTTGTCTTTGACATGTTTAGCAATCTGAAGAATAAATGATAGAGCTTCTTCAACCGCTGTAGATGGCTCACGCCATTCTGAAATTTCCAATTTCTTGCCATACTCTTCTGCTTCATAAGCATTAAACAAGTATTTACCAACTTGAACGAGTCCGGCATTTCGACAGAAAGCTCTTAGAATTGATTCTTTTTGAGTGTATTTCCCAGAAGAGAAGACTTCATCTTCATTTTGTAGAAATTCAACTTGTTTTAGGGAAATAAAGCCATTATTTCTAATAATTGCTACGGCCTCACGTTGCCATTTTGGCATGATATACATATTTGTCATATTTTTAAATTCTCCTTTTTAATATAACTTCAATTTTTCAATTTATTCAGGAACAATGTCTTCAATGACCTTGTTTTGATTTTCAATTTTTCTTCGTTTTTCATCAACTTGACGCTTCAGTTGTGCACCGTCTGTTGTGATAAGACGAATTTCTTTTTTAGATGCTTTTACAAGCACTTGAATTTTTGTATTATTTGAATACAAGAACGCTTCGCCTCGGTCAAACTTTTCAATTTTCATAGCTTCAAGAGGTGTCAGGCGGACAATATCTCGAATAGCATCTACTTCATCTGCTTCCAAGTTCAGGATAATCTTGGTCTTAGAGTTGTTGATAATACCACGGCCGTACTTACCATCTTCCAGAGCATAGAAGTCTGAAAGGTCTTGGGTTGCTGCAATAGCTGAACCATAGTAACCACGGATAATCTTAAAGATTTCTAGTACAAAATTTGCTGCAAGCGGATTTGAGTTAATCAATTTCCAAGTTTCATCAATGAAGATGGCCTTCCGGCGTGTCCGGTCTTGTTTAACGATTTCCCAACAATAATCCAGACAGATAAACATACCTACAGGAAGAGCTTTGTCAGCAAGCTTGGAAATATCTAAAACAGTATATTTATTCTTTAAGTCTACATTGGTTTGACCATTAAACATTTTATTTGCTCCATGAACATATGGAACTAAGACATTTCGCAAACGCTTAGTGTTTTGACCTTTTTGTTCTAGATTTCCCAGTTCATTATAAACATCTTCTAGAATAGGCATCTCTTTCATGCCGGCCATACGATTTCTTGGGTCTTTAAACAATGTACTATTGTCATTACCAATTCCTTTTTTCTGATAGGCCTGATAAACGGCTGTATCTAGGAAAGATTTTTCTTCTTCAGTATTTTCTTCAATCAGTAGTGAGAAGAAAATCTTCAATTGTTCCATCTTCCTAGCAAGAAGAGATTCTGAGAAACCATAATCATCTACCTCTCCACCATTTTCAAAAGCATCTAGAATAGCATCATCTGAAATACCGGGGTCACGGATTTCCAAAGGATTGATTTTATGTGAAGATGATGGAGAAAGTTGAATGAATGTTCCACCAATTGCATCACAAGACCGTTTAAATTCATGCCCTTTCAGCGGAGCAAGAACAAAACAGTGAACTCCAAGAATTCTCATTCGTAACATTAAGAGCATTGCTGTAAATGTTTTACCTGCACCAGAAGTTCCAATAATAACCATGTTAGCATTTTTGTACCGTTTGGTATTAAATAAGTCCAGTACACACATTGAAGCATTTTCAGCATTGAGACCCAGAAGCACTCCATTATCATCACCCAACTCAAAGGCATAAAAGAGATAACTCAAAGCAGCAAGGCCAATACTTGAAATATTTTGTTTCCCCATTTCAAAGATAGCAGGGTCAATTTGATTTAAGAATTGAGAAGCTTCAAAGAAAGCTGGCATATCAAAGTTTGCCTGAACTGTATGAATTTGACTTGTTTGAAGCTCATTCTTAATCAACCGAATCTTTTTCTTCAAGTCTTTTTTAGTTAAGGCTGAGATAGTCATCAAGGTAAACATTTCATAGTATTGGAAGCCCTCTTGCAGTTCTGTTAAAAGCATATTGGCATCCACAATTTGTTCACTTTGCTCTCTTTGTTTAGAGATTTTCTTTTGACTATTCATCTTGATAGCCCCATACATAGGAATACGGCCTGAGATTGATTCAATCCGGCTTTTTCTGTTTCCTTTTTGGGCAAAAATATCAATATCAACACCCTCACCAAATTGAGAAATTAAATGATAAGCCCATCCTGCTCGAATGTTTTTGGGGTAGCCATCTGATTTAATAAACAGATAACCATAATACATGCCATCTCGTAAGACACAATTAGGGTCATCATAGTTTAAGTTCTTAGGCGCAACGAGAGCATCAATTGGAATTTTAGGCATTTGATGAAGTTTTGTTGTTTTTCTATCAATACCCAATTCTTCACATAGTTTCACTAAAGCAATCTTGGTTCGGTATGACAAAGGCTCATTCATTGAGGTGCGAGGGTTATACCACTCATAAAGAGTTTCTAGAAGATATTGCTCTTCATCCCAAATATCTTCTTCATCATCACCTGTGTTGACCATGTTCGTTACTGGATTTTCACATTTTTGGAATTTTCCTGCAATATTCTGAGCCAACATATATAAATTTGAAAGGCGCTCTGTGAATTTCTGGTCTTCTTGATTTAGTCCTGATGAACTATATTCAATAATGACAAAGAAACGACGAGTAAGCGCTCCTTGTTCACTCATGCTCTTAATAAAAGTTGCATATTCACTAGCAAGTTTTCTTGTTGCTGGATTATCTTCTGCATTAATCCGTTCCCGAAGAATATCCATATACCGTTCAGAATTGGCCACGCGCGTGGTTGCCTTGATTTGAACATTTGAAACTGATGGATGGCTAAAGATTTCTTCATACATAGTGATGATGTTGGCCTTAGCTTCTTCTGGTTTTAGAATGAAGTTTGTTGGCTCAATTTCTAGAATTTTTAAGAAACGGTCATCTTTGGTAATAATGATGCCATCCTGAATATCTAGAATATTGATTTCGTCTTGGATGTCATCATAGTTATCAATGTCCTTTAACTCTTGGATAGCTTCTTGGTCAATAATGGTTTGTTCTACTCTACGAAGGCGTTCATGAGGTTTCTTCATGACACGTTCTCGTTTAGTGCTTGATTTAGAAGATTGTGTTCGTCTAGGTTTTTGACTTTTATTTTGAGGCACAACTTCCAATTCATTTTCAACCTGAATTTCTAGATGTTCTTTTGGTTTATCAATTTGTTTTGCTTGTGGGATTCCCACACTTGTTCGTCTACGTCTTGACAATTAGTCTTCTCCTTTCTTTTCCTTAATAGATTGAATTAATCATCATAGTCATCATCCTCTTCCTCGTCTTCATCATCTTCATCATCTTCATCACGATAGCTAGAAATTCTTTTGAGTGCATATCTTTTTTCTATTACTCGGAAATCATTAATAGACATGATAAAAATAGTAAAAGGTTTGGCAAAAGCAAAATATACAGTCATGTTAAGGATTAACCATGTTAGGATAAACCAAATTTGAAAGAATATTGCCCTGCCGGGAAAAGCTGATTTTCCAAATAGGAAATTAAAAAGTAAGTAAAATATTACTGCTCCAATAATGGTTTCAGCAAGAACTCGAATAGGAAATCCTACACCAACATTTACTTTTTCATAGTTTTTAGGGATGTGATAGATAATCCCTTCCTCTTTTTGTTGTTGCATTAAATGCCACTGCTCCTTTCGTTTAGATAAAATCTGTTAATAGACAGAAAAATACAATTTACAACTAAAATTATAATGGATTTTTAGAAAAAATCAAATTTAACGTGAAAAGTGACATACATTTTTATCTACAGTTTGTCAACTTAGCTCTAAGTAAATAAAACAAAAGAACCAAAAGAATTAAAGTCTTTTGATTCCTTGTTTTGTGTCGAATTAGTTTTTACCGCCATAAAGGTTGAGAATTTCTTGTGCAGATGCAATCCGTTTAGCATCTGTACCAAAACCACCACGCTCAACATTGGCACGGAAATATGTCGTTAATTCTGCCACATTTGTACCTTTCTTGAAGCCATCAAGACCACCGATTCCAGAGAATGAACTTGCTTCTGATGTTTGCATTTCATTCATAAGGAATTCAAGTTGGAACGCAAGGTCTTTCCAGTCCACACCTTTTTCTTTTGCTGCATTTAGGAGATTTACCCGACGGCCACCATCCCACTGGATAAGACCAAAGGCATATCCGTTAATAGATGGATTGTAAGCCCATCCTGCATTGAAGTCAAGGTCTGACTGAATACGACCAGATTGTATGCCAGATTCTTCCATCATGTTCCCCATAAATGCTGCGGCTGCTGGGTCTGAGAAACCTTGTGCTTTAAGGAATTTCCAAACCTTTTCATGGTCTGTGGAACCTTCTAGTGTGCCGGCTGCTCCACCTTGGACTTTTGCTTCAGTCAGAGATTGAGCATATTTCTTAGCACGAATAATAGATTGGTTGATAATCCGAATCATGAAATCTGATTGGTTTTTATCAACTGGGTCAAATTCAAAGATAGGGCCTTTGAGATTTGGACTGTTATATGCTTCAAAAATTTCTTTGTTTTCACGATAGTAAGATTTATGAACTTTATTGATGTCTCCACCACCTTTAGCAGCATCTTGAAGACCTTTTACATCCATATCAACCTTGAGGTCATTTGAAAAACGTTTTTGAATCAACACAACAGATGCTAAATAGACTGTTGTTTTAACATCTAGTTTTGCTCCCTCAATCTTCTCAACATCTTTCAGGATGTCTTTAGCCTCTTTTTCAAGTTGTGCTTTTTGGGCTTTCTTACCAAGATTAGTAATCAGGACTTTAAGAATACCTCTAGCATCACCAAGAGAAATTTTTCCTGTTGAAAACTCTCCAGTTTCTCCAGCGGAAATGATAGCATCTTTAAATTTATTACTTTCTGAAGCAGCTTTTTTGAATTGCTCTTCATTCTTTTCTTTCATAATCTTGAAGATGCTTCCAAGTTCACTATCTGTCCATTGACCAATTCCATAACGGTAAGACTTGTCACCAAATTCACTGAGAATGTCATATTTTTGGTCAATAGCTGTAGCAAAAGCATTAGCAATGTGTTGTTCTTTGGTTTCTTGCTTAACTTTAATGCCACCTTTGCCATTATTCACTTTGGCAGAAACACCACCGCCAGAGAAGTTAGCATTACCAATACCAGAGAAGAAATGGATTTGTCCGGGTGAAGCACCATCAATCAATGTGTACCATACCCGACGGCTAGGTGCTGCTAGTTCATTAGGGCCGTTGAAGTTTGCTGCAAGCCATGAACCATCTTCATAAACGGCAACACAGACCCCTGTATGCCCATAACCAGTCAATGCTCCTGCATAACCATTTGTAGCTGAGAAGCCATAACCTACTGTTGGTTTGTCTGTAATAGTTGCTCCGCCAGCTTGATAAGACTGGTAAACATCTACCCCATTACCCATAGTAGGCTGAGATTGTCCATAGAGTTGGCTCATGTAAGCCCATGTAAACTCTGTACACTGTCCAGCTAGGCCGCCTGCAAACGGACTTGAACCCCAGTTAGGTGGTTGAAAGGCCGGCAAGCTCATAGAGTCACGATATTGTTGAGGAAGATTATCGTCTGTCCAGTAACCTGTAACACCAGAACCTTTACCATTGGCATCTACTGATGAACCACCAGCTCCGCCACCTTGGCTTAGGCCGAGTGAAACAAATCCTGCAACTTGTGAATCTCCAACATTGAAATCTCGTTTTCCTACAACACCAAGCCACTCATTATTGTTGTTTCGAGCACCACTGCCATCAACGTTACCACCAATACTTGTAACAGAAATCGTGCCATCTTCTTTTTTCTCAACTTTTGAAATCAATTCAACTTTTGATGGAGCACCGCCACCCTCTTTAATAAATACCATATCACCAACTTTAGGTTCATAGGATTTATCATTAGGCTTGATGTCATTAGAATGATGATTCCACATTTCCGATACAGAGGTTGTATCTTTTGTTTTATCTTTAGCATTTGCTTGGTTTAACATGTATTGAACAAAAGCGGCTGACCAAGCATTTTTATCAGTCGTAACGAGATTTGTGTCAAGGTTTTTGTATTCCTTGTATTTCTTACCGCCAGCATTTCCAATTTCAGCTTCCAATAAAGCTCCCATGTTAATACCAGCATTACCTGCCTCGCCTGCTAGTTGTTCATTTGTAATAAGGTGTTTACGGATGTTTTCAGTCCATTCCAGAATCTTATCTTCAATGGTTTTCACGCGGTCAACTTCTTCAGTTGAACCATCATCTTTTACCTTAGTTACTTTGATTTGTTCTGTATTCATTGAGCGACGATATTCTTGCTTGTAGCCAAACCAAGGGATGAAGCCAAGAACTTTGTTTCCGTCACTTTCTGCTCCAGTCGGAGACATACTTTGTGTACCAAAGTTAGGAACAGGAACAATGAGTTTTTCTTTCTCATGGCCTTTAGGCAATAATTTCTTATAGAACTCAGGCAATGTACCTTGAGAGTACACGCGCATCCCTTTAATTTCTTTATCAGATGTGGTTTTAGGGAACAAGAAGAATTGACGATAGCCATATTCATCTTTTTCGCCCTCAATCCATCCCTCTCCAAGACCTTGTTCATCATAATAAGTTGCATTAGAGTCAGCATACACATAACTCAAAACTTCTGAATAATAAGGTAAAGACATGAGCATCCGCCACACATTGGCTTGAACTAGGCCACCATTATACTCAATGTTGTTAATTGCAGAGACTGGGCCTTCAAATACATCTGAATAGCTTCCTGCTGCCTTGATTTCATCTGCCAGATAATCATTATCAACAATGAAGTCAAAGTAAGAACCATCTTTCAGACTTGTTTGAGAGATAGGGTCAATATCCTTATCATTTCTGTGAGTGACAATAATAGCTTTGATAACATTTTCACCAACAGTGAATTGCAAGGTATTACCAACATCACCAAAAGATTTTGGAGCACTGATTAGATAATAACCATCAACTTGAAGCAATCCATTACCAACTTGAACAGCGTTTTTCTTAACAGCATCCGCAGTCTTGCCTTTCAGTTTCTTCTTGGAAATGTAAGGTTTGAATTGCCCCATTTCAGTATTAGCCAAATTAAAGGAAGTTCCTTGTGCTCGGCCAATCTGATTATCTGCTTTTTCAGCTTTACGCTTTCCAACACCAGACATTTCTTTCAAGAATTTATCAAGTGCTTGTTTTTTGGCTTCTTTTTCTGTTTTCTTTCCTTTTTTCTCAACATCTCCAGTATCAAACCAATCTGAATTAGGGTCAACACCCATACCCTCTAGACGGTGCTTATAATATTCAGATTTCGCAAAGAATTGCTGCTCTGCTTTGACTGTACTGTAATCACCCAGTTCAGTTCTAAGATAGTAATTCTTGAATGGATATTTAACCGGAATTGGCTTTTTACCATCTGCTTTATATTTAACGGTTCTTTCAACAACTGGCGCACTAATTTTTTTACCATCCTTACGGCCTTTTATAGGAGTGCTAGTCAAAACAACATTGGCTTTAGCTCCATCTGGCACTTGTGTTGCATCTTTCGCTAATATGTAAGCATATTCTGAATTGCTATCACTAGCTGTATTATAGGTGTCATAATCAACAGAATCTAACTTGCTATAATCAATTACTCTATCAGGTGATAGGTAGTAATGGTCATAGCCTGTTAATTCATTTTTGTTGTCTACATAATAGTAATATTCCTTATGTTCAATTTTAGGAACATTAATTTCCCCCTCAATATATGTTGGAACAATTCGATAATCATCAAAGGCTTCAAGTGATTTGCTTTCAATTTCACCAGTTTTCTTAACTAATTCCCCAATTGTTCTATCTAATTCTGCATAATATCCTCTATCAGGAACTGTATCAGACTTAGATGTTGCATAAGCTGCTGTGATACGAGAAACTTGTTGTTCTGTTGTTCCATCTGCGTCTACACCACCTTCAGATTCATCATAGGATTTAGCAACATCAAATCCGTCAAGTGTAGGGTCAATGTTTGACTTCTCTGGGTTAATATCTAACATAGAGTAATCAATTGCTCCCATAACAGAACCGCTGTTTGCACTTTTCTTTCTCTTTTGTAATTCATATCCGCCAAAAGAAAAGAAATTGTTAATACTATCCATAGCATTATTAATCGCTGAATCTGATTTCAAACTAGCATAAATTTTTGATTCTTTCCCTTGGTTCTTTTGAACTGCTTCACCATACTTATCATAATTTTTAATCTGCTCTTGAATAGCCTGATTAACTTTTTCTTCTGAGTTTGATTTAGCATTGTTCAAAATATTTACCATTGAGACCGTAATAACATCATATTCATCCTGAATAGTATATTCGTGATTAGGGTCTTTAATGTCTTTTTTAACCAAGTTTCCTGAATTCGCATAAAGAACAGTATATTCTTTCGTGTCTTTGCCGGGATTTGAAATACCATCATTTTCAATCGTATCTTGTTCGTCCGGTTTAGAGTTTTTCCCGTTTTCTAAAGTCTGAGCATTGATAGGCACTGCCTTACCACCGTCATATTCTTCATCTTTTGATAGAGTAAGAACTTGTCCGGGTTGAACTGTTGTGACTTTTTTAGTCATAGCTGCATCTTCATAAAGATAAATGCTATCACCCATATATCCGTCACCCTTGATGTCATCTGAATTTTCATCAACAATAGGTTTTCTTTCCTTATTGTTTTTAGAATCTTCTTCTTGTTCTTTATCTAATTTATCATTTTCATCATAAATAGGCTGTTGCTTTTTAGCATTTTTAGAAGCAACATAGGTTGTTACATCAACTTCCAGTGTTTCTTCAATTAAGTTCTTTGTTTTTTCATCCTGAGTTTGATAAATCATGGACTGCATGGCTACTGGCCCGTTTTGTTTAGAACTTGTATTACTTAACAAATTAGGGAACAGTACAAAAAGAACTGCAATAATTGGAAGAATGATAATACCTATGATGACAATTGGCAAAATAAAAATGAAGAAAAAAATAGACAAAAGTTTATGAGGATTTTCAACACTTTCTTTAAGAAGCGAAGCTGCTTCAATAGCTACAGTTGCTACACCGGCTGTTGCAGAACCTGCCGCTGCACTAGCTGCTGTTTTTACACCTTGTTTTGCAACTTCTTTCCCCACTTGTTTAGCAGCCTCTTTAGCAACTTGCTTTCCAGCTTGTTTCCCTGCCTCTTCTACCCCTTTTTCTGAGGCTTTCTTTCCTGTATTTTTTGCCAGATTTTCTTTTGCTTTTTTGGCAGGATTTACAGCGCTGGAGTTTGCCTTATCTGCTGCATTACCTGCTTTGTTTTTTCTATAATTATCAATCTTTTTGGCAATATCTTTACCTTGTTTGACTCCACGTTTGGCTTGTTCTATATTCTGCCGGGATTCATCTGCCATAGATTGTTCTGTATTTCTACTTGTCATCTTATCTCCTTGTCTGTCATATATCATTATTTTATTTATATAGAATAAAATTTCTCACTATCAATTATATAGTTTTTTTAATAAAAAGCAATATTCAAGAACCATTCTAATAGAATAAATAAAAAGAGACTAGATTAAAATTATCTAGTCTTCTTTTCATTAAGTTAAGTTTTATTAATCTTCTTTCATAAAGCGATTAATAGAGGTACGAGTGATTGGCTGTTTCCGAATATCTTTATAACGTGTACCACGGTCATAAGATTCAGAAAGAGATGATGCAACTTTCTTACGGAAGCGGTCAAATTGAGAAATAGACCTATCAAAGTCACCCTCTAGATTGTAAGCACTAGACAGGTTGTAGTTAAATTGTCTCCGCTCTTCTGCCGGAATTTGTAGACCGAGATTTTCAATAGCTCTATGAATTCTGTTGTAAGCTTCTCTATCTCCTACAGATTTAAGAGCTTCATCATAGGCGCTACCTTTACCACCACGGCCAACAAAGTCACTAGAGAACACTAAGGCTTCATTGTTCTTCATCCACTCAATTGTCTTAACATCTCCATCAAGACTTAATTGTGAATAAAGTTTTTCTTGCGCAAAAGCAATGTCACGCATTTGTTTGTTTTGAGCAGGTTTAGAATTAACAACATAGTAATCACTACCTGCAATAGAAACGCTTGAACTTGCATTATCTGGTTTAGAATAACTTGATTTAGGGAAGAACAAGAACTCTGATTGGTTGTGTTCGCGAACACCAAGGACACCAGTATCAGGATTGATGTGCATAGCTTTAATGTTTTGAGTATTTCCGTTTGTAAACATACCATGACTACTCATTCCATCAAGGATGAATTGTTTGTCAGCTTCACGGGCGATTGTTACTGCACGTTTATCCATAGTATCTTCACGTTGGAAAGTTTGAAGTTTACTCAAACCACCAAGAGGTGACAAGTTTTCAGCATAAGAGTTCATATAGCGCTCATTTCGGCTATGGATTGAACCCATTGCTTCATTTGAGTAATATGAGTCTCTGTCTGTTGGTCTATTACCAACTACTGAGTGGGCCGCCATGACTTGTCCGTTTTCAAAGCTTGTAACAAGTCCTGAGCTTGTTTTTTGAGCTGAACGAATTTTTGAAACATCAAATCGGCCACGCTCATCTGTTTGAAGACCACTTGCAATACTGTAGGTTGGCGTATAGAAACGGCCGCCTTTTTCAGAAGCATCCAAACGAGAAAGTTGAGTTTCACCTTTTGCTCCAAGAGTTTTAACATATTGACCTTTAGAACTTTCAACACCATCTCTTGTAAAGCGCATCAATTCATTGTTGTCACTAATACCTGATGGAGAAAGTTGAGCAATACTACCATTACCAATACGGACACCAGCTTCTTTACTGATTGTTGAAGTAGTTGTCTCTGCTACTGGATTCCAAGTTTTTTGAACTCGGCTTTGGAAGTCTTGGTCTCCACCTTGGACAAAAGCATTTGCTGTGTTATAAGATGTAATCTTACCTGAAGCATCACGATTAACGGCTGATTCATGAGGTGTAACAAAGGTTTCTTTACCATTTGCTCCAACAACTCCCACTTGGCCTTTTTCATTTGTATGAAGTGTTCCACCTGAAAGTTTTTGGAAGTGACCTGATTCATCTTTAATAAGTGAATGAACATTTTGGGCATTACCTGCTGTCATAGCGCGTGCATTGCTAAATTCTTCTTTAGACATGGAAACAAAGTTACCATTTTTGTCAATAAATCCATTTGCCTGAGCTGTAACAGTATGTTCTTTTTCTTCTGTGAATGATTGATAGTAACCATCATCATCTTCTTTGAGCATCATTGGAACAGTACCATCTTTAGATGTAAATGTATCACCTGCTGCAACAAAACCACCATTAACCATTTCACCAAATTGAGTGTTTTTATCAACTTCGTGACGATTACCATTTGAATCTGTTACCACAAATGAGCCATCACCGGCCTTACCTTCCAAGATGTCTTGACCAGTAATGTTTTCAGCGACACCACCAGATTTAGTTTCAATATCCACATTACTTTCACCACCAAAGGCGTTGATAATATCTTGTGAACTTTCAGAACCATCTTGAATACGGCTATTTGATAGGAATTGGTCAGCTCCATCACCTTGAACTTCACCTTGATAGGTTGTTCCATCTTGTGCTGTAAATACATATTTACCTTGTTCTGGAACTTCACCATCTTGCAATTCTTTGGCTTTCAGTAGGAATTCAGAACCATCTTCATTTTTACCCGACAACCAAACAGAACCATCTTTACCATTAACTCCGCCATTGGTTGCTTCAAAATCCATATTTTCCATTCCTAAATGCTTCTTCATTGGGTCAGCAATGTTAGAAATAGATTTTTGTTTTCGTTTGGCAAGACCAATCGCTTCTGTGCTAACGCCTTTGTGATTGAAGTTTTCACCTTTTTTCTTGGCTTTGTCAAGTTGTTTGCCTTGATATTTAGCTGCAAATGTAGACCGTCTACCCGTTGTGTCAGCAGCTAAGTTTCCGTTTTTACGGCCAAAGACACCATTTTCAAGTTCATTAGCAATTGCTTTTGTAAATGTTTGACGTTCTCCATTTAAACCACGGGGCATCATCCATTCACCAAGCTTGTTGGCCATATATCCACCAGAGATAATATCTCCTGCCATACCACCGGCCTGAGCTGTAGTCAATCCAAGTGTAGACATGTGAGCATCAATACGAGTACCAACACGAAGCCATGCCATCAACAAGAACACAAATACTAGAGGATTTCTAATCAAGTCATATCGTGTCATAGCTGAGTAAAATACTCCAAGGAACAATGTACTCATTACAATGATAATCAATTGAGAGAATAACATTTGAAACCATGACCAGAAATATTTAACAGTATTGTTTGAAATCAAACATGCAAACATGATTGGTGCAAACAAACAGATGACTCCGAGCAAAACATATCTTTCAAAGAATTCAAGAATGTATTTAACCCATGATGTCAAAAGTGAAAACAATAGGAACAAGAGGAAGAACCCTAAGATGATACCACCTGTTGCACCAACACTAGCAACTAGACTTCCGGCAACTTCACCTCCAGCAGCGGTCAGTCCGGCAATCATATTTGTTGCTCCGTCAGCATTAGCATCACCTTGCAAATTTGTTTCTTTCACTTCTCCTAGTGTTTTAAGAGAGTCATACGAGAAAATGTTATAGAAAATAGCTGCAACTGAAACCATCAAGTCTACAAGTGTGTAAGAAAATGGAATAACAGTACCTAAAACCAACATTTTCAATGTCATCACAAATGGATTATCCATCATTCTATCACCACTTGCTGTAATGATACGGATTAGATTTACTAGATATAAAACAAACATCAAAAGTAACCCAATTGTAATAATTATTTTTAAAAATGGAACATCCGCTGATTGCGTAGCTCCTTGTGTTCCGGCAGGGATGAACAAATTGAAGAAGTTCCCCAACATACCTTTAGGCATGAATGTTTGACCAGCCTCACCAGAACCAGCTTCTTTAAGAGTCAAAGCTCCAATAATAAAGCCTCCAATTAATTTGAAGAAGAAACCAACTGTAGACATTAAAATATCTAACAGAAAGTTGAATATCGTTGCCATATTCTCTTTCCTTTCTTTTCTTATTTATTTTATTTTCGTCCTCAATTATATCTTATTTTTCAAAAAACACAAATAATCAAGAGAAGAAAAAACAAGCCTGAAAAATTTCAAGCTTGTCATATATTTTTAAAACCAAGAATAATCAATAATTAAATAATCAAATAATCAATCTTAATCTTAGTTAGTGCTCCAAGGTTTAGAACTTGGATTACCACCACTATCACTAAGTGATACGGCAGATTGGAAGAAGAGAGGTGCAGAGTAGAGAGCAATGATACAGATAAAGACTGTCTTAATCTTACCCATGTGAATAGCAATCTTACGTTCGTCACTAGTAGTGATGATGCAGATTACATGATACATGAACATGATTACCGCCGCAACTGAACCGAACTTCATCAGGATTTCAACAATGGCTGTACCACCAGAGTCAATTTTGTTATTAATGGTGCTCTTACCTTGACCAAGGGCTGCAATTGGTGATGCAACCAACATTGGAGTGGACATAGCAACCGCAGCTAGTGCAACACGCGCAAAAGCTTTATCTCCAAGTGAAGCATCTTCACTGTGGATTGTAGCAACAGCTTCATCTGCAACTTCTTGTTTCGCTACAGCAAACTGTGCATATTTTTCAAGTGCCTTTTCCTTAATTTTAGGCACGATACTCACGATTTTTGATGTCATGAACCTTTTTCCTCCGACGAAATTAATTTTATTTGTTTTTGATGTACCTAAACCTTTGCTTTTATCTTTAAGGAATACATCTCAAAAAGTATTATAATGCAAAAAAAATATTTTTCAAGTTTTTGGACAAAATAAAAACCAAGAAATTTTACTTGGCTTTTATTCTTCTAAATTTTTTTGATAGAAATCCCTTGGAATATTCCTCTGTTACCTTATATCCATTCTTAGTTTTTCTAGTTAAAATAAGTTTATAAGGAATGTCTGAATTTAAAATTTTATTTATCATGATTTTTTTCTTTAGAATAAAATCACTTGTCTGAAGACCTTTTACATCTTCTATTATTTCAAATCCATCACATGAATAACAAAAGTCAGGAATATAAGTAATTGCCGGATAATCTTGAATGACATAAACATCATTCTTATCATGAAACCTTAAATTAGAAATCAATCCATCTTTTTCTAGCAATAAAAGTTCTTCATGCCGAAAGACCTCTGATTTGCTGTCATAGACAACACCATTGATTTTAAGCTTAGAATTTTTATATTTAGAAAATTTCTCACCCTGCTCATTAGAGACTTTCCAAACTAATTTGTTTTGTTTGGCAAACTTCTTTGAATCTTTAATTAATTCTTCAAAAGCATGGAAATCTTCAAAAGAATTAAAATCTTTTTGAATGGGCAGGATAACTTCTTCATTTGTAACAATTACTTTATCTTCTGGGAGAATAATCGGTTTTTTTACTGCCATATTAAACATCTCCCCTAAAACAAGAAGTCTTCAAGAGCAGACATAATATCATCCGGCACTTCAACTTCTTCTTCCTTGCTTGCTTGGTCATCTGGGTTGAAATCAATTTCAACAATTTTCTTTTCAGTCTGAATTTCTTCAACTTCTGGTTCTGAAATATGTTCTTGTTGGTTTTGTGATTTTGGTGATACCAGTTGGCCATTTGCTATCAGTTCTTCAATTTTTGCCATCAGGATTTCTACTTTTTCAGACGATACCGTTTTTGTAGGTTCTGATTGTACTTCTTGAACAACTTTTACAATTTTAGGTGGAGCTAGATAATTGTTTCCTCTTTGACTTTTTTCGTTTTGGATGATGAAATCACCTAAGACCATAATACTTTCTTCGTCCGGCACTCGGTCAGGATTTTCTTTCAAGAAAAATATCAAAGCGTCTCTTATGAGAGCTGTTTTACCCTTTCCGGAATTATCCAAAACTTTTATAAGAAGAGCATCTTCCTTGTCATCTGGGTCAAGGAAGATAGCTACCTTCTTTTTGGCATTTTTCTTTTCAGAAGTTTTCTTTAGATTGGATGAGCGATTATATGCCATATTCGCAACTCCTTTCTAAATTACTTATGCTTTTTTGCGTAGGCACTTTGTGCTAGTTGTTCATAACCTGTTGCATTGGCTGAAATGTCTGAGATAAAGGTCGCATTAGAAATATTCTTAGAATTTTCCACGCTTGCTTTAAGTAGCAATGAGCCACCACCCAAGAATACAGCAGGCACAACATTCAAATCAACACCTTGTTCCAAAAGGTTAGCAACGATATGGTTTTGGAAATATTCATCCCGTGCTGAATGAATGTTGTCCAATACAGTTTGAGGAACTTTCAATGATTTTCCTGATAGTACAGCAACAATATCATCTTCTTTGTAGGACTTACCAACTTTACGGCGGATATAGTCTACCATACGGATGACACCAAAATCCTCAGAGCGTGAACTGTTAATGTCTGGTTTCCCATCTTTTACTTCCAGCACATCAGTAGTAAAGCCACCAATATCAACCAACAGGAAACGAGGGAAATCATCCAACTCTTGTAGATGCTTCTTAAACGGAACATATGCTGAAAAGGCTTGTGGAAATACAAAGACATCTTCAATTAAAATAGAATAGTCTTTTTGGTTGTAATTGAATTGCACCACTTTGCCATATTCAGTCTGAACACCATATTCATTAATTTTATTAAAGAAATAATTTTGGAAACGTTTATGGTAAGGTTCTCTAGACTCATCTTCCAACAGCATGTGCTCAGGCGGCACTCCAAGACCAAGAACTACTTGGTATGAACCAGTTTCATTTTCTTTGATTAGACCTTTGCTAATTCGGCTTTCGATTTCTTTTGCCAGTGCAAAAAGAGTCAAAATAAAAGCACGTTCACTTTTAGTTTTGTCCTTTTCATAAGGCGCACGCTCATTCAAAAGTGAGTGATATTTATTTCCTAACTGCATCAAATCAGCACTAAATGGATTCGGTTTATCATTTGTCACAAGTCCTGTTTTAAAAACTGTTGAGCGACTTTTTTGGTTAAAGTTACCATTATCAATTCCAATAAAGATTGGCATATTTGTTCTCCTTTTAAATTTTAATAGTACACCATTATTATACAACATTTTTTAATAAGTGTCACTAAAATCTGAAAAATAAATTCATTTTTGGTCAAAATAAAAAAGAAGCTATAAGGTAGCTTCTTTATTTTTTGTATGCTTCATCTAAAACTTCTCGAATATAAGCATCTAATAGGTTGTTCTGATGAAGATGAAACAAGTAATCATCAAATCCTTTGAAATTTGTATCCCAAAGAATGTTTTTCACTTCATAGCCAGCTTTGACTAACTCATTATTTAAACGGTCTAAAGCTTTCATTACCTTTTCATTTTCAAATGAATCCATATCATAGGCGACAAGAATTCGTTGAATTCCCATTCCTTTTCGTTCTGCAATACGAAGAGCTTCCAAAAATGGCTTTTGATGGTTGACACCGGGCAGACCTGCTACATACCTCCCAGTGAACTTGTTAATGACGTTTGCCTTAACAACTCCCTCTGTAACGATAAGTGTTTCTTCAGGAAAACCTACAAAGTGAGGAGATGTCCTTGTGATTGGGCCACCCTCAGAAGTTGAAGACCAAAAGAAATATTTGAAATCTTTGTTCTCGCCCATATTTTTAATTTGAGCACCAACAATTTCATTGTTGATATTCTTAATTGGGCAAAGATAGTGTAAAGATTCATTTGTATTCCTTGCTTGTGGCAAGGTTGTTTCAATCAATGCCCCTTTTCGGTAAATTCCCGGAATACAATCCAAGTCACCATTAAATTTCTTTAACAGTGTATTCATCGGCTTCCTGAGTTGGCAAGAAACAAAGCCATATTTCAAAATATCCTCTGGAGTAAAACCTCTCTTTAAAAGGTCTTCTTCCATTTTTGGACTACTTTGATACAGCATATTATCAAACATATATGAATAAATCTCATTCAAATATGTATCATGCGCTGGCTTTTTGGCTTCAGGGATTGCAGAAATTTTCTTTCGATTTTCCTTGACCATTTCCTGAATGGCGTTGCTCACTATCATATCTTTGTTGTTTTGAGAATTAGACAAAGCAGACATATCTACTTCTAATCCTAAAAGTTCAGAGACATAATTCTGGGCTTTCTGTGTCATCCGGCCATTAGAAAACAACTCTTGATAAACAGATTGTTCATCTGCTGGATTACGAATGGCTTCCAACAACTTCAGTGTTGCAAAGAGACCTTTACCCCTAAAATTGCAGCGTTGACAATAGAATCTGTCGTTTGGAAAATCTAAATATAATTTTCCATTTCTTGCAATTTGGAATCCCTCAGATTTTTTCTCACAGCCGGGAATTGGACATGTTACAGACACCTTTTTCATTGGCAATTCCAACACTTGAAAGGTTCTCGCCCATAAATCCTTGGTTGTCAAACCATTGTCTTCCAATACTTTCTTGATATTCATTTTTTCTTCTCCTTTTTCTTTTTTAAATTAAATTATTGTAAAATAAATTGAATTACAAAGAATATTATAAAAAGAAAAAGTTGCTTTGTTCTAAATTAATAGAAAACAAACAACTTCAATTTTTCTTATATCACAAAATATCTTCTGGTAAAGAAATAACAACTCCTAATAATTCAATGTTTAGCTCATTATCACTTGGAAAGAAATAATTATATGAAAAGCCATCTTTCTCTAATTCAGATAGAACATCATTCAGCTTGTAATCTTCATTACGGTTGATAATAATAACCGTGCTTGTTAATCCTGCTTTGGCAGTTTCCAAAATCTTATCCTTCACATAATGCTCAACCATAGAGGTTCTTGGCATTACCGATTTTACAACATGTTTGAAACTCATAATATATACTAAATTCTCCTGTTTTATTTTTATTTGCTTACATCATCTATTATATCACATCAGAAACAAACAAAAAACACTCTATAAAAAGAGTGTTTTATTTTAATTTTATGTGAATTTAAGCAACATGGCCTCTAGGTTGTTTATCCCTGAAAGGCGCAATTGTCTTAAATTTACCTTTTTTACGAGCGTTTTGGAATAAATCTTCCAAGAATGTATCACGTTTGAAGGCATCTGTATTAGATACAGCAATATCAACAGCGGTACGTTCACCAAGAAGAATCATTTTCTTTTTAGCGCGTGTTACAGCAGTGTAGAGAAGATTACGTTGAAGCATAATGCCATCACACTCATAAAGGGGCGTTAATACACAAGCGTACTCAGAACCCTGAGACTTGTGGATTGTAGTAGCATATGCCAACGTAAGATTTGAAAAATCTTCATCTGTAGCATAATAAACAGCTTCTGCTCCCTCATAACCAAAATCTACTTTAGCATAGATGAGATTCGTGCGTGGTTCTTTGTTCATTTCAACAATGATACCTACGTCACCATTGGCCACCGTGTCTGTATTAGACATCTGCATGACCCTATCACCTTTTCTAAAAGTATAAACTCGATTAGAGCGTGAGTATTCACCCTCTCTGGCTGGATTAATTCTTTCCTGTACAACTGGGTTTACAGTTTCTACACAGATAATGAAATCATCAGCATTTTGCTTTTTAGCCCTCTTAGGTAAAAGAGCAACCACATTGTTGCTGCCATAAATTTGACAAGCATCAACATATGTATCAACGATTTTATTCAATCCATCCTTGTCATAAGTGGTTGGGATTTGAGAGAAATCCTCAGCCATAGTAATCAAGTTAGATTGACCATCTTTGATAAGGTTGGCATTAGCAATAATTGATGAATCAGCTCCTTGACGGAATGTTTTAGTCAATCTAGCGACACCAACAAATCCAGAATAAATCAAGTCAGCCAAGACAGAACCTGCTCCTACAGATGGAAGCTGTTCTTCATCCCCTACCAAAACTAGTTTGGTTTGAGGACTGAGAGCTTTTAGTAATGAATAAGCAATGTTGATGTCTAGCATTGAGCTTTCATCTACCACCACTAAATCAAACTTCAACTCTGTTCCCTCTGGCAAATCAATATCATCTGGCTTCAGTCCAAGTTTTTTATGAACTGTAAAAGCTGGACGGCCTGTTGATTCGCTCATCCGAGACGCTGCGCGGCCTGTAGGTGCAAGACACAAAACTTTAGCTCCGCCATTTTTTCTTTCAAAACATTCAATAAAACATTTCAATACAGTAGTTTTCCCTGTTCCGGGGCCGCCTGTTAAAATGCCATATTTATGATTTAAAAGAATTTCGATAGCTTCTGCCTGCTTATAGTGAAGATTAATTCTATTTCCTCTAGAAACAATATTAACCAACTCACTATAATTGCTTTGAGTTCTGTATGGCAACATTGACATATACGTTTCATAAATGAAACGCTCTTTTTCAATCAATGTATTTAATCCTACCAAACCTTTTTCCCAGTTAATACGAACAATTCCTTTTTGCTCAACAATACGCAAAGATTTTTTAAATTGCTCCATATCAAAAGGGTTTTCTGGTGTGTGCAGAATTGACATAATACTTCTAACTAATCGCTGTAATAGATAATAGCTAGAGCCATTTGTTTCCATCTTCTTCAACAAAAACTCAATGCCATAGGCATACATTGGTTCTTTTTGATTGGGAACATTTAAACCTACAGCAATAGCATGAGCCATTTCAAATGAAATTCCGGGAATCTCATAGGTTTTATATGGCTTTGTCAAAAGTATGTCTTTGGCATTGTCCACACCAAAAGCACTATTGATTTTGGTGATGGCGTACATAGGAATACCAATCTTGAGTAAAAGTGGTGCACATCCCTCACTGGCTGTTGCGTTTGCAATTGCGTCTTTAATGACTTCAATGCGTTTTCCGCTCATTCCCTTAATACGATATAACTCGTTAGGGCTGTTTCTCAGAACATCCATTGTCTTATCGCCAAATTCAGATAGAATTGCTAAAGCTGTCTTCTCTGATACACCTCTAACATTTTCAACTAGAAATCGTTTAACATCTATGATTTCTTCCAAGTCAACATCAAGTCTCACCAAATCTGCTTTGAATTGCCATTGGTTGTACTTGTTTTTGACTGGAGTGCCAATAACTCGGATTCGGCTCTTCTTGCGAGGAAGGCCATATCCGGTCACATCAATTGTATCTCCGTGGTGCAATTGTTTCCCATCCGGAAGTGTTACGGATGACTGATACAGTTTTGCACGGACTACTGAATAATCTTTCTTATCTCCAGCTCCAAAAGTTGTTCTAAACTTTGGGAAGATTACAGAAAGAACTTCAAACACAATGGATTGGCCTTTATTGTTGCCTTCCTTTTGTTGCATCATTATGTTTTCTCCTTTTTTTGTAAAAATAATAATTTTAAAATAAATATTTACAAGTCATATTATAACATATTTCTGAAACATATTTTTAGTTTCACTTTTATTTTCAATCTAATTGAAACAAAAAAGACAACAAATTATGTTGTCTTTTATTTTATTAGATAAGCGAATCTCCCAACATTTTAATTTTGGAAGAACTTACTGATTTTGAAGTTGATTCAGCCAGACCTAATTGATAAATCTTTTCAAATTCATCTAAAAGACCTAGTTTTTCAGCTTCCTCTTTTGCTCGTTTTTGCGAGAATCGTGACTGCTTCTTGGATTTGTAGTAAACAGTTGTTGTACAAGAGCCGTCCGAAAGAATAATGCCACCTGAACGTAGATTGTAGTCATCACCCAGAGTAGTTCCTTCTTCTTCAGCAAGTGTCTTAGCTTCCCCTATAAGAACATCTTGAATATATAAGGCAATTTCAGAATTCAATTTTTCAATTTCTTGAACAATTGTTTCTTTCTGAGATTTCACCTCTTTTTCAAAGTCTTTCAATTGTTCTTTATACATATTCAAGTTCAAAACCATGTTCATGAGGCCTGCATCTTGAATTTCTGTATAAACACCTTTTTCAAAGTTGTCACCAGTTAATTGGTAGAGGTCTTGCAAAACAACTTTCCCAGAAGCTCTATTCAAATCTGGTTCAGCATCTTTTTTTACTACAACTTCTAAGAAGTGCAGCACAGCTCCTATTGCCTGTATTTCAATATCAATATTTCTTTCCATGTGAACATGAGCTAAATCAGAGTGTTCTAATCCCCATGCACAAAAGAAATCAACTGTGTTTAGGTTCATGATACTCATATACCATACGCCTTGCAGTTGGTATTGAATGGGAATAATCCCATTTTCCCAATCCTCTTTAGCATCCGTATTAAAAGTGCTCAGAGTTTTGATTTCAGCAATACCTTTTCGTCCATCTTCAAAACGAAGAAATCGGTCAATATTCCCATTCATGAACTCAAACACTGGATGCTCGTACATGGTTTGGTCATCCAATACCTCTACATTTTCGAAACCGGCTATATCATTGATTTGTTTTGCAACAAAATCTTCTGCATAATGTCCTCTTTTTAAAATAGCATCATTTTTGGCCTGTGGTTTCTTGATATTCGCTTTTTGGAATATCGCTTTTTCAAGTAAAGGTGAGCTAAAGGGTGATAGTCCTAAAATAGAAGCTACTTTAGAGCCGCCAACCACATAAGGAATGTCTCCATAAGCACCATGTTTACGAATATTGTTCCATTGCTCTTCATCTTTTTCTCGCAATCCTGACATATCATATGCTGGAATAGGTTTCAAATCACGAAATCCCGGCATATCATACATCTCTTTTACGAGATTAACATATTCTTCCAGTGAAGAATCTTTTTCAAAAAGTTTTTGCAGCTTTTCTTCAAAAGTTTCTTTGAAGATAAGCGCATCTAGACGACTAGACATAGCTGCAAATGATTCAATCATTTATTTTCCTCCTTGTTTTTAAATAATATCTTATAAAATATTTATTTACATCATTTATTATAAATAAAATAAAAAAAGATAGGTAAAACCTATCTCTTAGAACACGCGCGAATGACTGTTAATCAACAGACGATACAACGTATCATCAACACGAACATCTTTGACAGCCGAAGTGGATTCAATAGAATCCCGAATAAGAACCATCAAATCAAAGATTGTCATGTAAGAATTATCTCCCATAAGGGAAATTTCAACTTGCATTTCAATATTTGAGCGTTCTTTTTTCGTTAGAAGATTATCCATGTTATTCAGAACACGCTCTGCAATCAAATCCCGTTTACGGATTTGAGTCTTCTGAGCATACTCAATGTCTTCCATTGAGGTTGAATAACGACTGTAGACATTGTTCATCAAGAGTTCGTAGTCTTCAATCGCGTTTTCACCACGGTGGTCAAGCCGCATGGGATGACCCAGAGGAAAAACATAAGTTTTATGCCCAAGTTGGACAGAATACTTTGGCTGAATCGTCACAGCCGATTTTGCTGTGTCAGATGTTTGAACAGAAATCATAGCGTTGATTTTGTTGGTAAAATCATATTGCTCATTCAATTTGTCAGACAAACCAAACAACATGAAACTTCCAGAAGTGTAGTTTACACTATATTCAAAACCACCTAACTCCGTAATTTCTAGGTCTCGGAAGTGTTCCATAGTCCGGCGGAACACCTCTACTTGACTAATTTTACGGTAGTTTTGACTATTGAATGTCACAAATTCCCCATTCATAAATAGGGCTTGTGACACATCTGGTGTCAAGAACCTGTGATTATCATTGAGGATGTCAACAATATAATTCGTTGTTTCCTCAGAAATGCAATCAATGAATACATTGTCTGGATTTTGGGAATTTTTGTCTTTCCCTAAAATCAGAGCCTTCATCAGAGGTGAATCAGCTCCATAACGCTTGAGAAGACTGTCAAAAGCATTCTCATTTACAATGTAGAGTGTATCTCCAATTCGGATTGTCAAACCATAGCTTGAGCCTATTTCTTCAATCCGTTGTTGGCTTGTACCAAATGAGAACAATTCAAAATCTTTCTCAGTCAGCATCATTGGCAGTTTGTTAAATACTACCAAACGAGCTTCATCAAGGTTGACCTCTTTCCAACTCATCTGCTTTTCTCGTTCTTCTAGAAATTCAAGGAATTTCCGGTAGCGTGAAAAGCAGAGTGGTGCAGCATCAGGAATAATAAAATTTAGTTTTTCATTTTTAGTCATTTTAAAATGACCTCCTTTTTTGTAAATAATATTGTAAAATTCTTTTACAACTAATATTATATATAAAAATAAAAAGCCTGATAATCTATCAAGCTTTTATTTTATTTAGTGTTTGTCACTCAGGCAGTCCTTCCAAAGCTCCAATCACTTTAGACCTATTGTATAAAAGGTCGTCAGGATAAAGAATTGTTTGAGATTCAAATGGATAATCTACATCTGGATAATCAACGAATAGTCTGATTTTAGCTTTCCAAATATTGTACAACTCTAAAATGTCATTTAATGGATTTCCATCCAAAAGAGACAATTCTTGGTAATCTCCATTCGTTGATACGGAGAATCGAACAACTCCGCCGTCTTTTAAGATTTTCTCATTCAAGGAAAGCACCAACATCCAATATGACAGTTTTTTAGCCAAACGACTAGCCAAGATTGTCATCCACTTATTGTATGGTAAGGATAACTTTTGAAGATTTTTTAAAGAAATGGAATCTTCCGATAGGAAACAATCCAACAAGAAATCAATAACTTCTTTAGAATTTTCTTTGAAAGCTTCAGCTTCTTTTTCTTCAATTGAAGACTCTAGTTGCTTTTCTGTCTCTATGAAAAGATTTCTCAACATTTCAATTCTTCCAACATAAGCTGCTTCAACTTCTTCAAGTCTTTCCTTTAGAGTTTTGATAACTAGATTGTAAAAATCATAGTAAAGTTGTTCCATAGATGAGTCAAACTCAGCTAAGAACACATCTAAACCACTTTGAAGTTTGTTTTCAATGGCAGATAACAATTCTTCTTTTCTGAACAGGATAAGATAATACTTTCCATTCATCAAGAAAACTTTTTCAGCATCTGCTTGCACAACTAAATCATTAGTTGTCGGAAGACATACACTGGGTGTGTTCAATCCTAAGATTGCCTTTGCAATATTAAACAATAGGTCTTGTTTAAATTCTTTTGTAGTTGTAACCATAATTTAGGTCTCCTTTTGTAATAAAAATAATATTGTAAAAATGTTTTTTACAAAAACTATTATAAAAGAAAAATAAATTATGAGATATAAAAAACTTGCCCCTGAAAAGCAAGTTTTGTTTTTTATTTTATCCTAGATAATACGGATTCTTTCGACTTTCCTTGAGAGTGCAAGCTCTCAACACCTTTAGTCTTAAATCCAGCTCTGTTCCGCCGTGGTCATACCTCTACCCCTACGGTTGGTTTTATATTATCTAGCTGCTTATTCTTTTGAAATAAGCTCATCTGCTACCCCCATATCCAAGATTCAGTTCTGAATCATTAAATAAGCATTGTAACAGCACATTTGCAAACCCTACTCAGCTATTCTCATAGGCTTTTGGGTGATGGTTATGTAGAATAAATCTACATTCCATCCAGTCATGTCATCTTCATTTCTTAGGTTCTCATCCTTTTACATACACATTAAAGTGTATCACCAGTCAGTCTGATTAAAACTGGGAGATTTAAACTTTGCAATAAAGTCCTAAGATGGCGGTGGGCAGTGAGACTCTGGTTGCGTGGCAACAACCAAGGCATACCTTGGAAGGCTTACACACCCCATTCTCCGCGATAGCAAAGGGATTCTGACCCTTACCTCTTCTTACAAATTGAGGCCCTTATTATTCCAATAAGGTGTCTACCAGACACTACGACATTGCTTCAGAACAATCGATTTACGAACAGCTTCTGCCTCAAATACAAACATCTTTGTATTCGGACTGCTATATGTTCTACCTCTCTTCACCGAGGAAATCATGTTCTTTCTAACCATTGTTGCAAACTACTTCTGCACTATGTTTCTAAAATATTCTTGACTGTTAATTGTTCCACTTCAGGTGAGCAGAGCACGAAATATCCAGACTAATGTAAGCTCCAAAAAGCGCAATGGCACTCTTTACAATTTATATTAATCTGACAAAACCATAATATAAAAATGAACGGACTACTTCGTGTTGCAGGAAATTAACAGTTGATTATTCTTCATTTATCAAAACTCCTGATAAATAGTGGACACCTCTGGTGACTCTCCTACCTATCATTCATTCTGCATAGCGCATTTGCTATGCCTCACCATATTAATGTTTTCTTATGTTCCATTTGTTCACATATACTCCAAACCCCAACCTAAGCTGGAAGAGCGTCTATTATTTCATATCTTACCGCACCAAGACCTTTATACGAATTGGATTTAGATAAGGATGAAAAGGGCGAAACTCTTGACCAGCAATAGGTCTGAATTTTATACATATTCCCAAATTTTCCATAATTCCACAAAAATAAGATTTCTTTTCAATTACCTGTCAGTAATTGCAACAAATGTTGAAGAAATTGCCTCTTTCCTTAAAAATAAGGGGAAGAGCGTGTGGGCACAACTTTAAATGCCTTTTATGAAAAATTTTCGGTTGTTAATCATCCGCAACTCACACTGAGTAACTTTTTATTAACACCTATCTATTTTTTTAAAAAGAATTTACAAAAGATATTATAAAACAAAAAATATGAGAAAAAACAAAAATCTAGCAAAATTTGAAAAAAATAAAAAAAATGATATGATTAAACATAGTAAAACTTTGCCAAAAATAATAAATAAAAGGAGTTATTATGATGTTTTTATTTTTTCTTCATTAGGCAAAGTAGAGGAACATCATAATGATAAAATAAAATGGACTTGATGACTATTGCAAATATTTTTGCTTATTTAATTGGATTGCCTCTTTTGGCTATCTCATTGTTCTTGTTGCTGCATCACTTGAAAAAAACAGGAAAAAGCATGAACATCTTTGGTTACAAACGTGTTAAGCGAAATAAATCCAAAGGTAAGGGTGCAAAACCAAAGAAATCCAGAGCACGCGCCTAAATAAGGAAATACAGCTATGATTAATAAAAATCAAAATAAAAGAGCCTTTTTGAACAAAAGGTTCTTCGCTGTATTAGGAGCTATTTTGTTTTTAACTGTTACTGGTTTTTATGGTTATAAATGGTTTAAACAAGTAAATCCTGAATATGGTGAAATAAATAAAAGTAAAGGTAAAGATGACCTAGAGCTTCAAGAAAAAGAACTAACTTTTTATACTCTGGATAACAGTGGTAATCTAACAACTATTACTTCTAAAGAAAAATTCTCAGAAGAAAATATTCAAAAGATTATTAACAATTATGTAGGGAATACATTGAAAGCTAAAACATCTTTAGAGTTGAAAGTTTACAGTGATGAAGATGGCAAACATGCGCGTGTGAATATTCAAGATTTGAATTTCATTGATTTTTACGCTGCTCACCCTGAAGTCAGCAAAGCTTTCCCTGCTTTTTTAGTAGAGGGAGACACTATCAATCGAGTTCCTATGGAAATTCAAAAACGATTTGCTGAATCTATAGATAAAACTATCAAAGAAAACTTTGGTGTTCAATTTGTGCATTGGACAATCGGAGGGATTCTCGAACCTAATGATGGTATTCTTTTTGGTGATGTTCCTAATAAGTCACAAGAAACTATCAATCGGACTAGAGAAAATGGATTAGAAGTATCTTCTAAAACCTATTTTGTAGACCCAGAACAATCAGAATCCTCAAAGAAAATAGAAGCTAATAAAAACGGTAATATTGGCGGAAGTATTTCTGAGACAGATGCAAAAATGAAGCAATTATTGGAGAAATATCCTAACGGTGATATTCCAGCAGATGAATTGCCTTATTAAAATAAATTAAACAAAAAAAGAAGAGATATAATTCTCTTCTTTTTTTTTAGGTTCTATTCAATTATGTCATAAACTTTCAAGAAATTTTCTTTTTTAACTGGATAAAACTCTCCTTCAACACCCTTTATCAAAATTTCTTCTGGATAAAGCTGGAGAACACCTTCAAGACCATTAATAGGGATTGAACCATTTTCCTTAATTTCTTTTATTAATTCATCTCTTTGAAGAATTTCAAGTGGAGTATTAGATTTGTACCCTAAAAAGTCTAGAACTTTGACGATATTTTTATCTTCTAGGTCTTTCAACTCTTCATATTCAATTTCATAGACTTTCTTTTTATAAAGATAAGTGGAAACTCGAATATAAGTTTTTACAAATATTTCGTGTTGAATTCCCCAGAAACATCCATCTGTATTCAGCTCTTCAATAACCCAATCGCCATATTTTATTTCTATTTCGCCACGGTCTTTCTTGATGTAAATGTTGCCAGTCTTTTTATCTAATCTTGCTGGTTCATTTGGGTTTTTGTTCAACATCTTTAGAAATTCTTCAATAATTACATTTCTATATCGAAATGCTAAAACTTCAATGGGCTTCTTCCTAGCTTTCATATTTCTACCTCATTTTTTGTTTATTTAGTTCAGTAAAATTATATCACCAAAAATAAAAAATACAAATCATAAAAAATATGGTATAATAAAATAAATCTAATCGAAATAAAACTAAAATAAAGAAAGGATAGATAATGCAAAAGAATACTGTGGCCTCAAAAGACTTTAAAGCCAATAATATCTTTTTCCAACATAAACTAGATAAAAGATTTCGTCGGTACATTGTTGTTGTAAACATTGACGATAAAGAGTTTTACTACCAAGGCGGATGGAGCAAAAAGGATAAAAAAGGACAAGAAAATAGACATTTTTTAACCAATAATTATAGTCAGGCACATCTTTATATTTCAGAAGATGCAGCTAAAAAAAGACTAGAAAAACTGTTGAAAAATAATCATTTAAACCTTTCTGTAGAAAACTGTTCTTGCCGAGAAGTCTTTGGCGATTTTGATGGTATTCTTTTTGGAGACCAAGAAAATTTTGATTACTCAGCTATCGTTGATTTAGCAAGCAAAAGAGTTATTGTCTATAGAGGAATTAATCATATTGAAATTCCTGTTCGCTATGTATTGATTCAGTGGCTTTGCCAAATTAAATTAATCTCTGATGAGAATTATCTTGATGTTATTGATTATACTGGTTTAGAAGATAATCATTATTCTCAGAACATTTATAAAGAAGCGATTAAAGATATAAAATTATATCCAAAACTACGAACATTTATGAAGTTATCTAAGACAATGTTTGAAGATGGTAGAACATGGGGTATTCTTCCATCACTATATGAGAAGTGTGATAATTACATCAGAAAAAGCATTATTCCTCTGCCTCCAGCTCAGATTGTTGATAATGATATTGATAAACAATTTATTATTGATGAATATAGAGAACTCGGAGATTATCTTTTAGATAAAGAAGAGCAGCCTAGTATAAAGTTTAAAGAAAGAGCTGCTGGTTTTAGAAAGAATATAGGAAAAATTAAACGTCCAAGAAAAAGCAAAAATAAACAAATAAAAAAAGCATGAATTTTTATAATCATGCTTTTTATTTTTTGCGTTAGAAGATGTTGAAAATCTTCTTAACGATTTCAATGATATGTTTAGACAAATCATCAAGGTTTTGACAATTGTAAAACTGATTATTGTAAATCTTTTGCAATTGAGGTGCTGACTGACCAATACCAAAGGCAATTGTGTCAATTTTAGGATGAGCTGCAATTATATTTTGAATATCTTTTACAGCTTCACTTCCCATGTAACCAGTATCTGCCGGCTCTCCGTCAGACCAGATAAAGAAAACTTTGTGTTCTTCTTTTCTACTTTCAAGCTCTTTCAGATGATAGGCAAATGCCAAACCATCTCTATTAGCTCCACCACTTTCAATTGATAGGATTTTTTCATAATCCACTTTTTTATCATTGAAAGAATGAACTACATCTAGTTTTACCTCAGACACATAATCCGAGTCATGGTAGTAGTTCGTTCTGTGAAGTTTTACTGTGAATGGGATGTCAAGTTTATCACAAACCATAGAAAGCAACAAAACCCCCAGCCTTTGTGTTGCCATGATTTCTCCATGAGTAGAACCAGAAGCATCTATTGAGATAGAAAAACAAACACTAGGCCGTTTTTTAGGTCTTACAACTCTATTGTAATACCTTTTATCCTTTCGGATAAAACCAGTTCTATCAAGTCGTGAGCCAGAGTAACTTCCCCTTTTTTCAATAGGGGAATTAGTCTTTTCGATAAGTTTTTTAATTTCTCTTTCTAACTTCTTATATGTTTCTTTAAAACTTTTGTTTTCTTCAGCATCTAAGAAATCATTTAAAGAGAAACCAACCTTTTTCTTCTGCTCAGAGACTATCAATTTCACATCTTCATGGATTCCTTGCAGCAAAGATAAATGGTTTACTGGGTCTACAATTTTTTGTTGTTCCAGTTTTTCTTTCTGTTCTCGAAGTTCGTCAAAAGTATCTTCACCTATTTCTTGAAAATCTTTAAGTTCCTTACTTAGCTTTTCAAGAGTGAGAATATCTTCTTCATCAGCTCCCTCTCCAGCGTCACTACCGGGGATGCCAGCATCAGATTTTCCAGTTTTTTTATCATCTTCTGCAAGTAGCTCTTGCCTGATTTGTTCCGAGTCCAGATTCCCACTTCGTCCAAGATGATTCTCATCATCTTTTAGTTGCTCACTAAGGTCAACAATGACATGAACTGCTGTTTTAGAAAGAGAAGTTGTATCAGAGTTTTCTAATACGTTTTTGACCAATGTGGCAACACCTTCTAATTCTAAACTTTCTTGTTGCCCAATAACGAATATGTCAGCAAACTTTTGGAAAAGTTCATCAGCAACAGCAAAAGCTTTGAGTGAGCGCTCTAGAGATTTGTTTTCTGTAAAAGCATCCACATACTGAGCTTTGATGCTTTCAAAGATGTTCCAAAATTCCCAAGTTTCTCCTTTTGCAGGCTTGTCATAAACCCCATACTTTCCGAAAATGAGCATAGCGCTTGTTACGGCGTTCATGAGGGCTAGACGAGCTTTTGATTCATCTGCTGACAGACAATAAGAATTTAGTTCTGCAAATGTTGTTTCAGAAGAATGAATTTCTCTTAATCGTTTCAAACTTGTAGTTAATTTGTTTTCAAAATCAACAATCCAAGCTTTTTCGATATAACTATCTTCAGTTATATTTTGAACACTAAGAGCTTCTGATGCAACATTGTAGCAAAGATTTTCTTTGCTGCCTTTAGACAAACCATCAAACCCATCTACAGTTTGCAGTGCCTCCCATGTTTTTGGGAAAAAATCTGGAAATTTAGCAAACAAACTTTTATCTTGCATAGATTTCACCAAGTCCAGTTTTAGACGTGGAGTTGTGTACAAGATATGAGCTGTTTCATGTGCCAACAGACCATTAGTAACATGATATTTATCAATTAATGACAAATCCTCATTTTGAAAGAAAACATTTTCATCCGAAATTGTGATAGAGTTGTGGTCAGTATAGGCCACTACACTTTTATCTGAAATAACTTTTAACGTCACTTTTCTTCGGATGTTGTACCGGAACAAAGCTACCCGGATAAAAGGGTGAGCCTTGAGTAGAATCCCTTTTATTATGCTTTTTATTGTTCTTTTCATTTTTCTTCTCCTTTTTAAATATTTTTTTGTAAAATGAAATACATAAACTATTATAACAGAACTCTATCATATCAAGGGAATACAAAAAAAGAACCTAAATATTTATTTTAGGTTCTTTTAATTAATTAATGAATCGAATTTAGGTTTTAAAATTGATTAGTCGCTTTCCAGAAAGGCCATCAGGTTTTCCTCAGCCTTTTCTCGCAACTCTCCATCTTGTGAGAATTTTTCAAGAACACTATATTTAGCATTTTTAAAAAGACCCTCTTTAGGAGAAATTAGGTATTCCATAGCCCACGCTTCTGCTTCACGAGAACCTATTGTTCCATCTGTGACAGAATATTCATCATACATATCACTAAGGAATACAATACCTTTGCCAATCTTGTTAGCTACACTCTCTGGAATTTGGAATTTATTTACCAATTTTTGAGAGATGGACTTTTCATCTTTCTTATCAAAATTCATTTTTAACTGAATCCGTGACAAGAAAGCTTCTGGCAATGGTGAGCAGCTAGGCCCTGACGCATTGTTTGTAAATACAACAATACAGTTTTTGTGACGTTGCAACTTGCGGCCATCTGGCAATACAAATGTTCCTTCATTGAGGAATTCATACAATCCAGAAACTTGCGCCACATCACGCGCCATATCAATTTCTTGAATATCAATGACACCGCCATGTAGTGCAGCCTGTCCAAGTTGTGTTAGCACCATTACGAAATCTTCGTTATAAGCAAAGAGATTTTTTTGCTTGTTTTCAATTTCATACTGTTTGGCTTTCAATTCTCGAACCAAGTAATTCTTGAATTGTTGGCTTGTAACATCAATACTGCTATCAACTTCGTTTCCAAAGATTTCAAAATAGACCTCTTCAGGAACAATATCAATATCAGCTTCTGTAACAAACAAACCGTTATCAACATACAATTGTTGTAAATCAACAACTTGTGCATCACTAGATTTGTCTGCATCTGCTGCCTCTTTTGTTCGAGGCTGCAAACGTCCAAACCAGTCACTATCTGACAATTTGTCAGAAGAACCAACTTCTGCAAAGTAAGGCAAACCTAAGATGTAAGACAAAATCATTACGCCAAATGACTTCCCCGCACCGGCGTCGCCAGTCAATTGAATTTGACGATATGGAACTTCAAATCCCATTTGATAGGACTTGGAAATTCTATTCGCGAGTTGTTTTACAAAGTCAGGCAGTGTTGCATTTCTAAGTTTTTCTTCAACAACCAAGTCTTTTTGGTCATCAATTTTAAGATTTTCTCGTAGATATTCCATCTCAGAGAACTTTCCTTTTTCAAAGCTCTTTTTACCTGTGAAAATTTCCCGTTTTTCTGGGAATTTTTCAGCCATCTCTTGTAAAATATCAATGTTAAGCTCTGGCGAATCAACAAAGTCATATTCCAAATTGATGTCTTGATGTGAAAATCCATCAAGCAACTCAGCAATAATTTGTAGGCGTTGCAAAAATGTATGCAACGTATCTACGCCAATTTTCTTACCAGCTTGATACAGTCTTGCAATAGCTTTCAAATCATTTACAAAACCACTAATATCACCATGTAGTTTATTGTAGCTATAAATTGAATCTACGTTGTTGTAATATTCATTAAAAGCTTCTTTATACACGTCATTTGGATTTCCATAGTAGAAATCATTCAAAAAAGCATACAAGAATAAAATCTTGGAGACCAAAGTGTTCTCCTCATCTTTTCCAAAGAAACCAACTTGATTACTAGAGCTTACAATAATTGTGCCTTTACTAGCATTGTTTGGCATTGCTGAACCTTTATCAACATCAACAGACATTTTGATATTAGAAGTGTAAACAATGTCACTATCTTCTGTCTCAAATGTTGCGATTCGGTCTGACAACATCATTTCTACCAACAACAACAACTCTAATTGAATTGCTGTATTCGTTCTTTTTCTTTTAGAAAAATCATATTTTTCTTTGTACATTTCACGAGTCATTCCATTAGCTTCATCATTTTTCAGATTATATGCTAAAGCATACCCATAAGTAACAGAGTTCATAAAAATCGGAAAAATCCGATTTTCTGACTGCACCATTAACTCTTGAATTTTTTCTTTTGTTAAATCAAAACCTTTGTTTAATGCCTCCAAAATATTATTGAAGTCACATTCTGTCAACATGGTTTCTGCTGTTGCAACGTGAGGCAAATATTCAGGGTCATTAACAATTGTTGCCAAATTAGGAAGTAGACTTGCTACATCCTTATTATCAACACTTGCGTCAAGAGACTTTAAAAAGCTCTTCAAATTCATTTTCATTTTATTCATTATTTTTTCTCCTATCATTATATATAAAACTTAAACTTTAAATCAATCTACAAAAAATCGAATACCAAATTTTTTGACATCAAATTTTGTGAAAGATGAGTTCTCACAAATGGCCTTAGCAATACCTTGCCAAGAATCTTCTTCAAAAGGTAAATCCTTTTTGTTCAAGATAAACTTTGTCAAAACAATTTGTTTGCCCTTTTTGTTCAACCGAGCCACCTTTTTGTCCATCAGGGAATTTAATTTTCGGCTATTCTTGGCATACCAGTTTTTGATGTACAACTGCTGCTGCATATCATTCAATTCAGAAAATGTTTTTAATTTTACATTATCTGCTTTTTCTGGTTTTTTATTTCCAAGATTTTTGAAAGTTTTCTCTTTGGATGTTTTTTGTTTTGCCACATGTCCTTTATGTAACTCATCCAAAGAATACTTCGAACCAACTGCAAGCTCATAAAGCTTTGTTGGGTATTCTTTCAGAACAGTTCCATCTTCACGGAACGTTGCCAAAACAGTTTTCCCATTGTGACGATAACGAATTAGGCCGAAACCTTTCTTTTCGTACACTTCTGGGCCGGCCGCTCGGACAAAGTCATAGACTTTTCCCAGTTTTATATTTTTTGATAAAAGAATTTTTTTCTTCTGTTGTTTGGTATTCATCTCCATGTGAATACCCCCTTTCTTTTTTATTAAAAATAATTTTATTGTAAAAATAATAGTTTTACAAAGATTATTATAAAAGAAAAAAGATAGATTTATATATATCTATCTTTCTGCGAATTCTTTAGCTGTTACACCCTCTCCAAATTCATCATGAAGAGCTGCACTGGTTTCACCTATTTCAAAAGTATAAAGGTATTCCAGTCTACCCCCTGCTTCTGACGCAACCATTTTAGCTGTTTTATGGGTAAACACAGTAATTGCCGTGCCGGGTTTCAGGTCAGGAGCTATTTTATTACTTAACCTTTTAGGATAAATAAAGGAAAAGAATTTTTTGTCAGGTGTTACTACAGAAACAATATATTTTTGAGTTCTACCTAAGAAAAAATCAAAAACAACATTACTTTTTTGAACACTTTGGACGATTCCTTTAAATTCGATGTAATCCTTGTTTTTAAAGACCGAATAAGTGGCCAAAGAAGCAAGAGCTACAAAAATAGTAATAACGAATGGTACAATCCAAATGGAATGTCCGGCCATCCTAAGAGACCACATAACACCAACTGGAAGATAAAGATACAATACCAAAATCTTAAACCGATTGAAAAGAAGTTCCTTTACACCTAAAGGAAAATCTCTAAAAGGTACATCACGAACTTGGTCAGGCTCTTGACTTAAAACAAGTTGATTGACTTCCCTGTTGATGATATTTACACGGCCATCTTTGTCCACCTCATTAAGAAGATTACTCTCAGGGGCGCGCGTGATTTTGAGTTCATAGGCTTCATCTTTTTTCAAGCCTTTATATTCACCAACTTCTAAGACTTCACTTCTTGTCTCTTCTTCCAAAGTGTCAAGGAATGTCCTAGTTGATATAGAAATTTCATTTTTTTCTTTTTCCGGAGCTTTGACATCCGTGGATAATTGATGTTCATTTTGCTCCATTAATTCATTCTTCAATTCTTCTGACAATTACAATCACCTCATATTATTCTATTTTTTCTTTGGGTTGGCAAATTCCCATTTGATATATCCTGTTGCAGCTTCTCTAAAAATCAGCATATCATATTTTTTAGATTTAAAGGTTAGTTTACATGGAATTTTTTTGCCTTTGATAAGCTTAACAGCTTCTTTTGGATTAATCTCTTTGTGACCCCATTTGCTCAAAGTGCCTTTGAATAAAGACTTTGTTCTAAGTTCACAGGTTTCTTCTGAACAAGTATAAGCATTAAATTTAGGATGTGAACTATCCAAAATATTACCTGTTCCACAAATAGGACATTTACCTATTACAACTGGAGCACTTTTCCCTGTTGGGCCTAAGGCGGAAGTATCAATAGTTTTTAGAACTTTTGGCAATTCAGTAGGCAGCGTTTGGAAAGCATACCAAACTAATTTATTGATTTCGTCCAAGAAAGCCTTTGGACTTAAAGTCAACTTAGAGATACGGCTCAAAGCATCTTCCCACTCGGCTGTCATTTTTGGCTCTCCTAAAACTTTGTTTGTCTTAGAAATGAGTTCTGCCAACATTTTTCCTTTTGCAGTCGTTTGAAGTATCGGAAGTTTTTTCTTGCCTTTAACTGGGATTTCTTCTAAAAGTTTGTGATGATTAATAACTTTCTTAACAATAGCTGAACGTGTTGCTGGAGTTCCTAGCCCCTTAGCATCTTTAAGAATTTTCTTAGTTGCTTTATCATCTATCAGTTTGTGAACATTTTCCATAGCTTTTTCCAATGTTGAAGCGGTATAAGGTTTAGGTGGTTTTGTCATATATTCCGCAATTTCTTGCTTAATATTTAACTCTTCACCCACTTTTACAGATGGTAAAGACAACACTGTATTTTTGCTCTTTTTATAGAATTTTTTCCACCCCAAGTCTACGTCTACAGAACCAGAAACAGTGTAATCATTTTCTACTTCAATTGTAGTTTTGTCATAGTAATAATCATCCTCAAACATAGCAAGAACGCTTTTAACAGCAAGAAGATAGACATTCTTCTCCTTTTCTGGAAGAGAAGACAAATCTGGGATAGTCCGTGTTGGCACAATGGCCAAGTGTTCTTTTGCTTTTGAAGCATCTACCCATGTTTTCTTAGGCATGGTGCGAACTAAATTAGCATCTGGGAAAAACGCTTTGTATTTAGAATGATAGTCTAACAAATAATTAAATTCATTTTCTGTAATTACGTTAATAGAAGTACGAGGATAAGTTAGATAATGCTTCTGATACAGTTTTTCTGCTGCGTCTTGAGTGTCGTCCGGTTTATATCCTAATTCGGCTGTTGCTCTATCTTTAAGACCTTGCAAATCCATCAGCTTTTCAGGTATTGTGGACTCTCTTTCAGTTTTGATGTCAGTGACATTGCCTCTCAACTTAGAAATAATAGGGATAGCACTTTTATCTTTGAATTCCCCAGACCTTTGGGCTACAAATTCTTCACCTTTATCTGTTTTACAAAGAAGAGTATCTATGTAATATGGCTCAGGCTTAAAGTTTGCAATTTCCAGTTCTCTTTGCCATACCAACATCATGGTAGGGATAAGAACACGCCCAATCGCTAAAGCACCAGATGTCCTTACTCCATTATCCCAACACAATTGAGAATAAAGGCAAGTTAGGTTCATCCCTATCATCCAGTCAGCAACACTACGAGTAAAGTCTTCCAAATAATATGGATATGTTTCAGAAGCATCTCTTAAGTTTTGAAACCCTTTACGAACAGGCCCTTTTTCTAACGAATTAATCCATAGACGCTTAGTATTCGTCATATCCACATTCAAGAATCTAAGTAGTGCCACAGCAATGTGCTCACCTGCTCGGTCAGGGTCAGTAGCAATAATGACTGTTTTAGCTTTTGTTAAAAAGCGTTTGGCGTTTTGAACCAACATGTACTTTCCATCAGCAATAGTCAGCTCAAACTTTTGAGGCATGATTGGCATAGTATCAAGTCGAAAGAATTTTTCTTCTTTTGGAAACATTCTCCAATTAGGATTATATTCCTCAGGATTTTTTAATGCCAAAACATGACCCTGCAAAGCTATTACAACAACCTCATCACCATTTAAAAGGTCAGGGTCTTGACAAATCCAAAAATAACCTTTTGAATCTTTATATCTCTTGTGATTTTTAAAGGCCATTGCATAATCTTTACCTTGGTCTGCCTTTTCTGCTAAAACAACCCATTCTGGATTTTGTGGAGCTATTGATTCAGTCATGGAATCTTACCTCCGCTTTTTAAATTTAACTTTCTTGATGACATTCTTTCCTTTTTGCGCTTTATTTAAAGCATCAAATACAGACTTCTTTTCATCTGTCTTTTGTTCTGATTTTTCATTGTATTTTTTTAGTTCTGCTTGAACTTCTGGGAACTCAGGGGTGAGATTTCCATTTTCATCTCTCAAAGGCTCGCAGTTAAAAGCATTGAAAGCTTTAGCTTCCTCATTCTTGTGTCCAAAAATCAAACGAATATCTTTTTGAATATAGCCTGCAAGGATATTTCTTGCATCATTCAATTCAAGGTCAGGAATATAATCCTTTGTGAAATCACTGGTTTCTTTGTGCTCCACTTTAAAGGACGCTTGCATAGCAATCAAATCATCCACCTTAGCAGGTTTTTTCACTACAAAAGAACCATCTTTGGTCGTGAATTGAGAAAAGAGATAACGTTGATTCTTAGGCTCATTTACTTGAACACTAAAGCACTCAAAGAACAAAATGCCATCACGATACATTTGGTCAATGGCGTAATGTTTGATTGCGTAATTCGCATTAATATTCTTACGAATACTTTGTTTTTCTTTAGATGTCAAATCTCCATTTTTTAAGGAGCTATTCAAATCCATACAGTAATAATTCAAGGCCATAATCGCCTCAATCAATTTTTTCTTTGAAACAAAAACTCGTTTTTTTGTTCTTGTTTTATGTTTATTACCTTTTAATACCATGTATATACATTTCCTCTCTAAAATAATTGAATTCCAAAAATAGCAACCAATAGGATAGCCAACAACAAGCATCCTAAGAAAATACCCAAGCCAATCATTCTATACTTAGAAACATAATCCTGAATGGTATAGAGATTGATGTCATTAGGCAATGGCCCAGCAAATGGATTGTTTTCTTCTCGCTCATACACATCTTTGCGAGTGTTTTCTATTCGGCCTACATTTACAGGAACGTCCTCAGACTCAATAATCTGGCCTCTTCTACGTTTGGTTTTAGTAGAAGAATTTGAACTAGAATTTTTATTGTTCGCATCAAACAATTCTTCATCATTTTCATCCAATAGCCGCTCTTGTAGCGTCCTATTGGCCATTTTTTCTTTCTTGCTTAATTCTACAGCATTTGAAACTTCTTCTGGTTCATCATCTGATTGAAACGAAACTACAACCGGCGCTGCTCCGACATAGGCAGGAGTGCTTTTAGGATTGTCTTCAACTTCTACAGGCAAATCCCCAATTTCTGAAACAAGAGATTGAGGTAATTTTTCTTTCTCTATATCAGATGTTCTTCTTTGCCGAGAACGTCTGGAATTGCCCCCTACAACAGGAACAGACAAAGATAATTCTCTGCTTTTCCTAGTCATTTCTTGCATAGCCTCAAATTCCGGACTAAACTGTGGTTGATTCTTTTTCTGTTCTTCTTTATAAGCTTTAATGGTTTGCTCTGTCGGAACTACAGGTGCACGCCGCCTATTTATTGTTGGCTTAGGCTGTTCTTGTTTGCCTGACGGATGACCGATAGAGGCCATTGCCTTTTGAAGCTCTCCAAGGTCTAATTCAGCCAAGCTGTTGTCTTCATTTTCGTCAAAAATATCTATTGACATTCTTTTCACCGTAAAGAAATAACTATAAATAGTTACTCTATTCCTTTCATCTAATATTTCAATTACATTAGCTGTACGGTAAGCTATTCAAATAATCTGAAAATCCTCTTTATTTCAAAGCAATAAAGATTCTCTCAAACACTAAAGTATATTCCTTAATTTCACAATCTTTCCGTATCTTGTCTTCAGATTGTATTAAATAAATTTCACCTAGTCGTATTGATAAAATCTTCGTGCAATAACATAAGAAGCTGCATCATGCACATTTAATTTCATTCTATCTGTATAACTTGCCCTAGCTATTTTGCTTGTATTATAAGGGTTCACACTGTGTATGGATACCCCTTCTTTTGTTGCTTTACTCAGCAAGCAACGCTTGAATAAACCAAACTTCAGACTGTTAATCATACGATTGTAGTCTTTTGATTTTGTTTTTTCTTGTTTCTTATTTGAATCTAAACTAACTAAATCTTCAATAACAATATCTTTTCCAACATTCACAGCCTGAGCAACTAACTTAGAAACTAATTCTAGCATAGATGTTTTTGTCTTGGTTGATTTACCTGTGTGTAAGTAGTTATAGCGAGTTGATGATTGTAACTTACCATCTGAGCTGATTTCAGACACAGATATAAATCCTTTATTGAAATCAATCCCTAAAACACCACGACTACTTCTTGTAACATCAGCAGTCTCACGTCGATATATGATTTGTAAGTACAAAGCGTCCTTTTCTTTACTTATTCTATAAGTTAAAGGATTAGACTTATTATTAGACAAAGTCTTTAAAATAGACAGCTTTGCATCTTTGTTCTTCAAAACAAATGAACCAAATATGTATTTATTTGAACTCTGAACCCAACGATTATCTACTCTTAGCTTATATTCAAAGCGATTGTATTTAAAGTTAAATTTAATTTGAAACTGTTGATTGCCACAAGTCTCGTTTTTATCTCCAATGTAAACCACTTGATTATCTCTTTTAGCTAAGAATTTTTCCTTGTTTGTTTTTAACAAGTGCCTTGTGCCAAAAGTCAAATGGATTTTCAAGCCATTAGATAGCAATTGATTCACTTTGTTTAATTTCATTTGAGTCCAAAATAATCGCAACTTCACCAATTTTCTTTGTTTAAAAGAAGTTGAACTTAAAGATAATAGAAACTTTAATTTTCCCATCTTTTTATACAAAGTTCGTCTGCGCTTATACAAGTTATTAAACTGGTAGCGAGCCGATTCTTTTAATAATTTAAGTCGATTCTTCGCAGTTCGAATAATGGCTTTAGCCATGCGATTAGTCAAGTTAAATTCAAGCATTAAGTTGGTTCGATACCGAGATTCAGACTCACCATTTAGTTTGTGTCTTAAATGGTGCACACACCTGCGAAATAAGAAATTAAACATTTTAGAGTAGTCATCAAAGTATTCGTATAGAGGTTGGTTATCTTTAAGATAAAGTTTAGACTCTGTAACTAAAGTTATACTAGTCATCTTTTAAATCCTTTTTAAAACTTTGTGCTTTATTTTTCATTCACCATCTATTTTAACATAAAACACGAAAAATAAAAAGAAGAGGCCAGTAAATATTACTGACCATTAGCCATCATTTGAGCTGTATTTATATCATGCAGCCATAAATGACTTCCGATATAGAAGCAAATAGGAGCGTACCTTGTTGTTCCAAGAACTTCTCCTCGCTCAACATCTTCTCCTAATTGAGCTATTAAGACTTCAAGATTTGTATAATGGCTGAATTTGCCATTTTTGTGTTTAATCACTGTTGTAATCTGTCCAGCTCTGTCCACACCCGAAAACACAATTGAGCCATCATTAGAAGCAATGACATGAGAAAGATTTTCTTTATCCGGCGTGTAAATAATATCATTTCCATGAACGATAATATCTGACTCTTCATCTACTGCATGAATGAAAGTATTTTCCTCTTGCTCAATTAATTGCTCTAATTGACTTTGAAGCTCATCTAGTTCTTCTTCTGCTTCTTGGACTGGCGTTTTTACAGAAAGACTTTCTTCATTATTAACCTTTCCTGAAAATTTTGTATAACTGTCATCATTCTCAGTATATCCTAGAGTAAATGGGTTTTCTGGTTGTGATTCTTCCACTTTTTGAATGGCATCTTCTTCAAAACTTAAAGCCAGTTGGTCTTCTTCTGGCATTGGCCGTTGAATCCTTTTCTTTTTATGCCGTCGAAAAAATAAAGGAAATGTATTTTTTAACCAGCTTGTAAAATTCATGAGAATTACTCCTTTTATATTTTGTTATTTATTACTTATTCATTATAACATTTTTCTCTCTTTTTGACTATTACAATCATATTTCAAGAACGCTTTGAAGCATTGAATTTTCTAGTCTTTTATGATATAATTAAGGATGTAATTAACAAATATGAAAGGAAAAATTAATGACTAATCACAACCAAAATAGCTCCCAAGAAGTTGCAGAAAAGAAGTATAAATTACTTCGTTTTTCTGGCAATAAATCTTTTTTTGAAATCATGACTTATGCTTTCAATATTAACAAAGTTGCATTTCAACTAACCAACTATGACACGAATAATTCATCCAAAAATGTTGTTATTACTTGCTTCCTAACATTTGATGAAATTCTGGCTATGTGTCATGATATTTTAAGTGGACGATTTGTGCAAGAAATCCAAGCTATGCAAAATAATGCACAAGCAAGTGGAAAGAATTTCTTTGGGAAACAAATCCACATTGGTGGAGGCAATGATAAAAACGGAAGACTCATATCTCGAACTCTGAGTGTTAGCATGGCAAAAAATGTTGGCAACGTCATGTTTGTTGCTTCTTTACAGGATGGGAAGAAAACTTCTACTGGCGGTATTTCACCAACCAATCAGAATAAGAAGTCTGCATCTTACATTATGCCTTTTTCTGAATTGAAAGCTATGGCCATCTACTTATCTGAAGCTATTAAAAATTATCTTCGTATAGAGATGGAACGAGGTATCTGGGCTTTCTCTCCTAACGAATTACCTGATTTGGGTTCTGAAGAACAAACAACAACAGAAGCACCACAACAAATCCAACAAGGTTATCCACAACAACCTTATGGTAACATTCCAAACGCCGCACCAAATCAAGTACCATTTAACAATAATCAATCTCAGCCGCCTGTGAATCCAATCCCAACGCAAAATCAACCTTGGAATATTCCTGCAAACGGCAGCACTACAACAACTTTCCAAGGTGGTCAACCACAAAATCCAAATTTTAATCCACAATCTCAACAACCACAATTCCAACAAAATCAAAGCTTCAACGGAACTCCAGATTTTGTAGATGAATTTCCTAACTTATAAAATTAGTTAGAAAGAAAAAGAACTCTAAAATATAGAGTTCTTTTATTTTGTATAAGAAGTAATGTAATCATTAATTTTATAAGATGATTTAAGGTTTGTTCCCCTTACAGCCATGACAATTAATTCTTTCTTTTCTGCATTATAGAAAGTAGTTAGTACACCAGAACTTCCATTACCATCAATCAGCCACTTATTGTCTTTAGAGTATGGGTCGCTGGTTATATAATCAAATTGTGATACGGAGACTTGCCAATCTCCAATCTTTTTTTCAGCCAATTGCTTCAAAGAGAGATTTCCTGCATCAAAGTTTGTTTCTTTTGCATCAGGCCTCATCAGGACATTTGTAATAGGACTTAAAAATTCCTTCTTACCAGACAAATCACCAACTCCCTGAACATCTTTGAATTGCGCAAAGCTTACAACTTCTTCATTATCCTTTGTTTTCATAGTTTTACTAGATATTTCTGCATTTTTTATTGTCGGAAAAGATAATTGACCAACACTCACGTAGTTTGATGCAATTAATTGACCTGTAGCGAACTTCTCACTAGAATTGCCGATATTTTTTGAGATAGTTTGACTGATTGCAGCAGCTTTATCACTTTCTCCTGCTGGAGAAAAGACAGCAACTAAAACAATCTTATTACCTACAATAGAATAATTGAACTGAACGAAAGGATTTGATTCAAATTCTACAGGTTGACCACTATCAGCTAATTGCAAGTCCGGAATTTCTAAATATCTCAATTGTTTCTTAGCTTCACTTGTGTTATCTAAGATATTTCCATCAGGCAATTGGATATAATCTTTTCCATTAGAGCCTTTAGAAACATAAACTGTTGCTGATTTATCAAAATCTTTCAACATAAAAGGAGATGACTGATAATCATGCACAGTATACCAAACACCTTTAAGATGAACACCAAAGGCACTGATAGCATCTTTCATCTCTGATTGAATCAAACCAATTGATTTGTCTGTTGAATCTTTTACTGTGACACCAACTAGGACACTTCCGGATTTATAGTAATGCCATCCAGCATTTGATGGGTCATAAATGGTTTCTGCCTTTTCTGGGATAAGCGCTGAAATTTCTGTACTGGGAATATTGCGACGAATAAAAGTAATCCCATGCTCTACCTTGTTTCGGTCTTCTTTCTCCCATTGATATAGATAATCTTTCATGTCAATACTGTTGTTATTGCCATTGATTCTCACGACATCATAAACAGTGCCATTACCTAAACTTATCTCGGAAAAAGCTCCTTTTTTTGCTGCTTTTTCTTCTGTTTTAGCGACTGTATCTATCTTGCCATACTTGTTATTGTTATTGTTTTTGCTGATAAAAAACCACGAAAATAAACCAATAATAACAATAGAAACAAGAGATATAATTCCAATTATATATTTTTTCATCTATGCACATTTCTTTCTTTTGTTTTATTTCTATTAATTAGTTTTATTATATCAAAAGCTGCTAAACAAATCAAAAAGGCTTATTACAGCCTTTTCCTTTTTTACAATTACTTTTTTACAAACACTTAGAAAGTTTTCACTTTTTTATCAGTATATCAAACAATATCTTCATAGTCAATATTGTTTTCAATTGCATATTTCAGCATGTTTTCTGTTGCTGAAGCTATCAAACTTTGTACGATTCTTTCTGGTGTTCCTTGAAATGCTGAAATTTCTTTAGGTGACATCTTCTTTCCAGAAGTCAGCCCATAATACAAGTCAATGACATCACGCTCTCTAGCCGATAATGACTCCATACTTTCTTTTAAAAACTTTTCTTGGTTTTCAGAAGTTAATGTATCATCTATAGAGTCTCCAGATTCCATACTAGCTTCAACCAAATACATATTGTCTTCAACATCATCACCGCTCTTATAAAAACCAGAAGACCATGTTAAAGAACTTTGATGAAGAACATGAGGATAAAGAACTTTTACTTTCTTGGCATCCATTTTTCCGCTGGGTTTAATATGAGTGTTTACATATTCAGCCAATTCTTCATAACTTCTATTTACATCATCCTCAGTACCATTAGTTAATTCTGACAATGCTTTTCGAAGATTGTTAAAATCACTTCTAAGATGATTAGGAATGACAATATTTCTTTGTTGCTCTGAAGTCTTTCTGTAAACTGATTGCCTAATCCACCATGTAACATAAGTGGATAGCTTTGCTCCTTTTTCATTGTTTGGGTCAAACCTGCGTAATCCTGTGTTCAACCCCTCATAAGCATTACCAAATACATCACTCAACTCCTTATATTCCAAAGAGCATTTGATAGCTTCTGACATACATAAACGTAAATTATGCTCTGCCAGACGTTGCAACGCCGAGATAGACCGTGGGTCTGGGTCTTCTTTTGTACCAAAATCTTTGAATCTATGATACCGCTCAATCAGCCATTTTACTTCGCACTCATTCAGAACCCGAACACAGGCCAAAAACAGATATAAGAACAGTCTCTTTCGGCGTTGGGCAGGCGTTAATTTATCATAGCCCATATGTTCCCAACGAAGCAAGAAGTCTTCACTGTCCTGAACAGATGGCACAACATCATCATCTGTAAGTCCTAATTCTTCAAATTCATTGTAATTTCTTGGCCTTTTCAGGAATGATGTATCAAATTTATCATATCCATGAAATTCTTGGTTTTGTTTTGCCATATTTTACATTACCTAACATACTTCAAATACAAAGTATATCCTTCCTTTTCTAATCCAGTTATTTTAATTTCGTTGATAATAGCTAATCTTTTATTGATAACTAACTCAACTTTAAATTCTTTTATATCACTAGGAATGGTTGCATCCACAAATTCATACAGTTTCTTCTTGAAGAAAAAAGCATCTCCTTTATTCACCGTTCCAGAAACATAATAAGATGGCGCTTCATTTGCTCCGTATGTTACATTTTGAACTTTGAAATCAGTTTTATTCAAACTTTCTAGTACATTGTATGTTCCTGATGTGAAATCTTGCCCTAAATCTTTATTTATTAAAGACAAAAATACATAAGAAGCATCTAAGTATGGAGTTTTAGGAACTTCTTTCAGCTCATTGTTACTAGAATCAATCTCATAGGATTTTGAGTTTTTCAAAAGATACGATTTCCCATCATGACTAACAATTGGATTATATGAACTATCATAAGTTAATTCATAGGTTCTTTTTGTTTTCCCTGTTTCTGTCACTTCTAGTTTTTCATCTTTGTAATTCTGGCTTCTAGCTGTCTCTAAAACCGAATCTTGCAAGCCTTTGATAGAGCTTCTAGTAGATGCTAACAATGTAATAGATATACCACCTACAATAAAGGAAACAAGAGCAAGGAGAAGAAAAATCCTATACATCCATCCAGACATAAAGTATTGAATTATTTTTCTAATGGAGGCACTACTGTTTTTCCATCTTTTCTTTCTCTTTTTCCAACTGTTAGCAAAAAAATCTTTCAAATCATCCAATACTGTCACCTACTTTCTACCTTATTTGCTGAATTCCCAGATGAAGAGTGTAAACATTGTTTAAAAAGATTACAGCTTCATCTTCAGTTTTAAAAGAAACATAGATGGAATCCGGGGAATTATATATTTCTTTAAAAACAAGGCCAAGAGAAAAGAAACTTTCCTTTCTCATCCCTTGGCTTCCTGCTGCTTCTTTCATTTCCTTTAAAGCCTTTTGTTTGTCACCAAAGAAATATTCGTAGAACAATTCTTTAACATCAGGCCATAAAATAGACTTCATTACAATTGTTTCTTCTTGTACTTCTTGTCCAGTAAAAGGATTTAATATCATGTATCACCTTTCTTTTTCTCTTTCAACATGTTAGGCGTTTCATATAATTTGGCTTCATCAAAGAATCTTGATGGCCTAGAGAAACCACCCTCATTGACTGGCGCATAAGTTACATAAACTTCTTTTTTACCGCGCGTGATAGCAACGTAACCAAGATTCCGCTCTTGTTTTTCTTCTTTAGGTGTCATACTTGATTTCGTGGGGTATAGGCCCTCTGTCCATCCGGGCAGAAACACTACATCCCACTCTAGGCCTTTTGAGGCGTGCATAGTCGCAAGCAAAACAGCATCACCATCATCAGAATCAATATCATCATTCAATTGAACATCTGCCAAAAAGTCTTCTAGAGAAGCTGCATCATTGACAATGCATTTGAAATCTTCCAATGAACTAATTGCTGATTCATAGGCATCATTATCTAACACCCCTAGCTTATTTGTGAAGCGCTTTGCCAAAGACTCTTCATAAAATCCTGATAGGAAAACATCCAAAACATCAAAGACATAACGTTTTTGTTGCTCTTCTTTTTCTTCCTGTACTTTTTCTGTGTCTTCATCACGAACTACAGGCAAGTCAGGAATAGAATCTAGCATATAAACAAGAGCTTGGATAGCTCCAGCCAAAGATTTATCTTTTGTGGCCAACATCAACAATTCCAAATTACAATCATTGTTTTTCAAGAATGTATAGACATCTTTTAGCTTCTTTTCACCAACACCGGGGAATAACCTCAAAACATCAATGTAATTGTAAGGCTCATCAGGATATTGAATGATTTTTAAAAACGCTAAAGGTTCACGAATAACTTTCAAATCAAAGAATGACTTCGCTCCGCCTACGGCCACAGACAATGGAATGTTAAATTTCCGAGCAGCCATTTCTAGAGCAGCTAGTGAGCGTTTGCCTCGAATAAGGACTGCCTGAGAATTATATGCTAAACCTGCTTCATAATTTTGCTTAATTCTAGACATGATGTATTCAGCTTCTGCATTTCGGCTATCAAATCTTCCATGTTTTAAAATTCCATCTTGTAGAGTAGGAATTAATTCCACATCTTCAAAATTACCATGAATCAGTGTTTCAGCATTTTTCAAGATATTTCCTTGTGAGCGGTAATTTTTCTTTAGAGTTAATTCAAGTACACCTAACCCTAAATCATCAAAATAAGTTGCAAAATTTTCAATAAAACTAGAATTAGAACCACGAAAACCATAAATAGCCTGAGCCTTGTCACCAATCGCAAATAATGATTTTTGCGTCATTAATTTTACAATCAGGTATTGCAAGTAGTTTACATCTTGAAATTCATCTACAAGGAGATGTTCAATATTTCTATGAACATAGTTTAAAAAGTCTTTATCTGTCACTAATTTTTCATAGAAATAGAGCAAGATGTCATCAAAGTTATAAAGGTTTCTCCGGCGCTTCAATCGCAAAAAGGCAACCATAAAGGCTAAGGCCATTTCCGGTTCTACATATTTGTTTGGATTTTTTGTATTCCATTCACTAATAGTTGCAGGAAAATCGGCCTCTAAGTTTAGAGGATTGCGCGTGAATGATGCCGCCTGAGACATAATTTTAATCAGATACTTAATTGGTGTATCTGTCATTTGTCTCTTAACAGTTTTAATCACTTCTTTTTCAGGCATATCAGGATTTTCATTCTGGCACTTGTTTTTTAAAGCCACAAACACTTCAAGCTCAAATAATGATGTTTCTGACTTTTCATCAAGCATTGAGAACTTGAAGCCTCTCCGAGAATAGTATTCTCGCATCAGCCTGTATGCTAGACTATGGAATGTTCCGTTTTTGACTGGCAATTCTTGCCCCTCTGGTACAGCAAGCACTTTTGTTACACGCTCCAACATTTCTCTTGCGGCTTTTCGTGTAAATGTCACCATGCAAATTTTTGATGGGTCAACACCGTGGTCAACCATATTAGCGATTCTATTTGTTAGACAAGATGTCTTCCCAGCACCAGCAATTGCCCCTATCTGAGTAATTCCAATAGGGGCTTCAATTGCTGCTTTTTGGTATTCATCCATCAACATTTTTCGCTTTACAGGAAGTTTTGTCATAAGGATTTCATCTTCTTTCTTTCGGTTTCCATTATTTTTAAATTTTAACTTAAACCACTAGTTAAAACATAAACTGTTTGGCCCTCATAAGAGACCTCTGCTACACCATCTGTAGAAATAGCAGTTACTTGTAAGTTAGCCCCCTCTGGGATAGTAGCAACTCCCTTACCAATTGTTTGGTTAGGAGAATCCTTGCCCTCTAGGCTCATTTTAGCTGTAGCTTCAATAGCAACGGCTGCTAGTGTTTTACCATCTTTGATAGTCAGGCCTTGCGGAACAGACGGGAATTGGAATTTGTCTGATGATGAAACACTTGGTGCAGGACTTGTGGATGGAGCTGATTGTGAACTAGATGGTGGTGTAGAAGAAGATTGTTTGTTTTCTTTTGAAGAAGAACTAGAGCTTGTCTTCTTGCTTGATTTTTCTTCTGCCTTTTTCTCAATAGCTTTTTTGCCATTTTTAAGTAATAATCCATCTTTTGCATTTTCAAATTCTGCTTTGAGACTTTCTTGATTTTCACCATTTGATTTAACGGCTCGGCCATAAGCAATTGCTGCATCTTTATATGTTTTTAGAGTTCCACCATCATACAAAGATTCATCAGATAAGTCAATTTTTCCCAAGTCAATATTCAATTCTTTGAATGATGTTACTGTTTGGTCTGAGAACACTGGGGTTTTCTTCTTTTTGCCATCAGTGGATTTGACATCAACCTTGATGCCAGTTCCAGACAAGTCAATATCGGCCAGAGGAACAAAAGCCTCTCCACCATTATAGTCCACAACAGCATATTCAGAAGAATATCCAAGGATTTCAAATTCAGTTCCCTCATTCAAATCATAAAGTTTGTTGGATTCTGTATTTGTATCTTCATAAAGATGAGTGTCTTTAGCAGCCTTAACTTGATATTTTTTCATAACAAAATTTTGGCCTGCAATTTTCTTTGTACTCATTTTTGTTGAATAGATTTCTTGGCCCATTACAACTGGAGCAGTCATCAAACCTGCACCACCTAACATACCAATAATTGATAGAATTTTTTTAATATTCATTTTGTACCCTTTCAAAATTAATCTCTTTGGTTTATACACCATCTATTGTACCATATTTTAAGAGTTTCTACAATCTGAAACAAACAAAAACACCTATCTTTCATCAAGTATAGAAAGACAAGTGTTTTGTGTATTTTTTTGTATGTATTTAAAAGAATAAAAACTAAAATTAGTTTCAAATTTTACAATTTTTTAGCACCTACAGAATTTTCAATATCAATGAAGTCCTCATGTCCAAAGTTGAATAATTCACTTAAATCAGTTTCACCATTAACCTTGTATCTGGCAATATATTCTTTGCCATCACGAATCGTTCCTCTAAAAATTCTTTCAACATCCAAAAATTGTGTAAAGCCATCAAGGCGTTCTTCTAATTGGCCTAGCTCTTCTTCACTAGCGGCCACAATTTCTAATATTGTGTCACCTTTGAAGTTTTTCTTTTTAGTGAAAAAGTCTAAGTCATCCTTTTTGATAACAGCACCTTTGGGTGATTTTGTTGTTCGAGACATTTTGTTCATATGTGCCTCCTAAAAGACATGTTTTATTATCAGTTTAATTAATTTGTATCAGATTATGAACCCGGTGGGTAAATATATGATACCGTGCCTTGTGCAACTGTAGGGTCAAACCATCCACGGTAGTTACCAATTGTTTGGTTGCCCAAGTAGTTAGATTCAAGTACTTGGATAGAGTTCACAGATTGCACGTCTGTCACAACAGCAACGTGTCCATATCCACCATCAGTCCAACAAGCAATTGCTCCAACTTTAGGAACAGTTCCGGTTTTGAAACCTGCTGCTGCTGCACTAGCTGTCCATTGACCACCATTTCCCCAATAATGTCCTGCCCAAGGAGCTAATACTTTTGCTCCCCAAGTACATTGACCTACTGGATATGAACCTGCATCATTATAATTTGGCTCAAAAAGCTTTCCTGATGTTTGGATGGTATTTCCATCAACTGTAATTGGAACAGCAATATTTTGTGATTGAGGCGTTGTTTGAGGATTAGAAACTTGTCCTTCCTCTGCTGCTTTTTTCTCAGCGATTTCTTTTTTCTTCGCCTCAATTTGCTTTTTCAAATCTTCAATAGCTGTTTTAGAGCTTTTTTCTTTTTCTTCAATACTTTTAACTTCTAAATCTTTTTTAGCTTTAGTTTCTTGAAGGACATTGGCTTCGCTCTCTACTTTTTGAATTTCTTCCTTGTGGCTATCCACTTCTTCCAGCACAGCCTTAAGTTCATCAGCTTCTTTAGCTGTTTCCTTACTGTCTGACAAGTCAACTTTTGCAGTTTCGTGAAGAGCCTCAGCTTCTTTTACATCTTCCTTAGAAACAATTTTTTCTAATTCATCTGTAACAGTCTTTTCTTTTTCAGCACTAGAAGAAACACTTGCCTTTACATCTGTCTTATCAATTTTTGATTTATCAACAGATGCAGATGATGAACTTGAAGAAACAGTAGAAGTGGAATTTGAAGATGAAGACGCTACAACCTCTTTACCTTTCTTATCTGACTTCTTTTCAACATTAGAAGATGATGTACTTGCTTTTGAAGTTTCTGTTGCATGAACAATCTGGCTTGCAGGGCCAAGAACAGAACCACTAAGTAGAGCCGTCACCATACCAGCTTTAAAGATTTTCGATTTTAAATTCATTAAAAAATTTACCTCTTTCAAATTTAATAAAAAAGAATGAATTTAATCATTCCTCTTCAAATTATAACTAAAAAAATAAGGAGTTTCAAACTTTTCCCCTTATTTTAACTTTACAATTTTGTAACATATTTGTTATCCTAAGTTAATATATTACTTCAAGTCCATTGTTTGAGTCTTGCTGCCATCACTTGAAAAGACCTTTAATTTAATGCTTTGAGCATTTGTAAACACATCTTCTTTTGATTCAAATGCAACACTGTAGCTGAATTCAAAGTTTTTAGGAATATTAACCAGAGGGAATTGGTTAGCTGAAACTGTTGCTTCTTTAGATGCTTCAATTTCTTGACCATCTACTTCCAACACCCACTTTAAAACATCCAAAGACGGAATTTCATCACTCAACTTCATCTTAGATGTCACGACAAAGAATTTATTTCCATTACTGTATTCACCGTTTTGACGTGGAATAACATCTAGGATTTGTGTTTGTTCAACTTTGATTTTCAGGTCTCCGACCTTAGTTTTTGCAATCATATTCTCAGCCTCCTTTGGTGCAGATGATGTTTCTGTTACACCTTTTTCTAAATCTTCAATATGAGATTCTTTTGTTGTTTCTGATGGAACATTTTTATTTATAGTTCCATAACTTTTAGCATTGGGTTCTTTGGTTTTACTTCGTATGTAGAAGAATAGTCCTACAACAGAAAGCACAACCAAAACCAAAGCAATTAATGTTACCTTTTTCTTCATGGTTACTCCTTTATAAAATAATTAATTTAGTACATACATTATATCATACTTTTACATAAACTAAAAAAGAAAAACAAAAAAGTTTACTTGAATTTATTATCAAGTAAACTTTAATTTATTCCAATTTAGACCAATTTTAATCCAATTGAATTAAAACAAACACTTAGAACGGAAGGTCATCATCAGAGATGTCCAACGGGTTTCCTCCAGCAAATGGACTTTCTGATGGATTGAACGCACCTGTACTTCCTAGTGTTGAAACATTAGGATTGTTGTCTCCTGCAAATCCTGTATTTTCTGGTGTTGGATGAGAAAAATCAGGTGTTTGTGGAACAGAATTAGGAGCTTGTCCATATTGAGGATTTTGAACAGGCGCTTGTGACTGTCCATAACCATTTTGCGGTGGCATAGTTCCCTGCCCTTGATTATATCCATTTCCTTGCATAGCCTGAGCTGCCTGACCATAAGGTTGACCAGAAGGTTGAGTCTGCTGAGACTGATTGAAGTTAGGATTTTGAGGAGCTTGTCCATACTGTTGTTGTTGAGGCATTTGCTGCGGAGCTGGTGCTGATTGTTGAGGCGGAGGCGTTTGTTGTTGCTGTTGCGGATTGTAATATTCTACTTGATGCAGAGGAATTACTGTGTCCGCCGTCACTGACCAATAACCTTGGCCATTGCGAGAAATAGAACCTGTGACCTGAGCATATTGGTTATCTTGGAAACCTTTAGGATTCCAGTTGGTCACATTTACTCCTGCGCGTGCAGTTACAGCTTTTTCAACTTTGTTTGAGACATAAAGACCGCCGGTATTAATCAAGAACGACTCATAATTGTTGCCATTTGAAGTTGTTCCTGATTTTGTGTATGAAGTATATCCTGAAAGAATAACTTTGTTTACTGGGAAAACAACCCCAATATCTGCACCATTTTCGTTGCCCATTGTCATCACTGAATTGTGGACGATTGAAACAACATTCAAGTTCAGATATTGTTTGCCGTCTTGACCTTTATCCACACTCATGCGAGCAACGATTTCATAAAAACCGCCTGAAACAAATCCATGAAACTCAGCAGTTCGAGCATTAATTGTCAAACCAACAAAATTGTTGAACCGAACAGATTTAGTAACATCTTGCGGAGTCGGCCCCGCAATTACTGCATTAAACGATTTGTTATAATCGTTATTTGATGGTTTTTCCTCAAGAACTTGGACAGTTCCGATAAAAACATTAGTTAGAATTGACATAATTGTCACCAATATGACCTCTCTAGCTATCAGAGGTCATCCTTTCTTTTTTAAAATATATTTTTGTAAATAATTTACAAATCTTATTATAACACAAAAACAAAGACAGTTCTATTTTACATAAAACTGTCTTTTATCGTAGCCAATCATCTAATTGCTCAGTTACCGCACCATACAACAAGACCTTACCCAAGAAATTATCTCCAGCCTCTTCAGCTTGGTTTTCTTCTTCATAAGCTTCTTCTGCCTTTCGTGCAGCAACTTCTTCTTCAAACTCATTTCCAACATAAGTTTCGCCAAAATAACTTTCTTGTTCTTTTGGAATTTCATCTTCTTGAAATGGCTTCACATTTTCAAGGACACTTCCAGTAAAACCAAGACCATAAGGTTTAGGTTCTGCAAAAAACTTATCTGGCTCTCTAAAATACTTACCTTTTGTCATAGCAGTATTTCTCCTTTCATTTATTTATTCTTTAATCAATTTATATATTCTATTATATCATATTTGATATAATTTGTCACTACAAATTGATTAGAAAAGAGATTTTTTTATCATTTGTAAATTATGGAGAAATACTTTTTTAAAGTTATCTTTATCAAATACGACGGAATTTGTATCTAAAGAATAAAATTCAACATCATCACCTAAAGTAGATTTAATTTCATCTTTCACAAAATCCGAGGTTGTTTCATCAATCAAGAATTTTTTAATTTTTTCTTCTTTGGCAAATTTTATCAGATTATTCAGGTTGGTATTATTTTCTTCGCCGGTTTTAGAATCCATAAGAGAATAAATTTTCAAACCAGAAATACCCTCAAAGATAGGAGCACTTTTAGGAGAACCAAGGAATAAGAGTTTCTTATGTTTTTTATTCAGATTTTTATTAAAATCCTTTAAAAGAATATCCAGAGATTCCAGTTCTTCATTTTTCTTCCCAACAAAAGAGAAGTCATTTTTATAAAATTCCTTTTGAATGGATTCCAAAATCATCTTCCTGTAAGGTAAGCCGTAATAGATTTTAAAATCTTTATCCAGTTCTGGACTTTCCTGAAATTCATTTGGTATTTTCTTTTTCTTAGCTTTAATCTTTTTCTGTTCAATTAAAGAGGAAGTGTCATCAACTTTCTTGTTCACATTTGAAACATCTGTAATTGATGTTATTTTCAATTCTGTGTCAAGCGCACCTTTTTCAAAGATATATTCTTTGTTATTTGAGATATAGACGGCGCGTGATGATTTTTCTACCATAGTTTTTAATTCTTTAAACAATCCCTCATTCTCAGTTTCAAAAAAAGTAGAGCCAACCTTTTTGTCTGCTAGTATCTCTCCTGCATTTTTAGCTTGTTCCTCTTGCTTTGCTTCGTATAAATCCAAAGAATGATTATAGGCTTCTTCCTCAGCAGTTAGTTCTCTAGGAATTTCCGCCTGATACAAAGCATTGTTTTTATTCTTTAAGTAAGTCGGAGCAGATAACTCAATTTTAGAAAAACTATTAATGCCAGAAGTTTCTTGGTCAGATTTGACAATAGGATTATAAAGATATTTGACTTCTTTATCTTTATCCTCTTTTGTTTTTTTATAATCTACACTTAAAACTTTTATGTCATTTCTTTTGAAGCTATTTTTCAAAAAATATTCAGCCTGCTCATCATTTGTGATGACATATTTTGTTTGGTTAGGTTTTTCTAAAAACATAAATCCGATATATATCATCAGGCAAAAAAGAAAGAGCAGCACACCATATTTAACAGAATAAATTAAAACAATCAAAAAAGATTTTGTTTTTTCTTTCATAAAATTAATAATCCAATCTAGTTTATTTTACTTTTTCAATAACAGTATACCACAATCAAACCAACTGGTAAAACTCAGCCAACGCCCTTTTTGAAGTTTATGTCTCAAGAAAATAAATAAAAACACGCAAAAAGCAGCTTTTAATACACATTTTTAAAAATTTATTTTTCTATTTAATTTTATTTTAAAATAAAGCTCCTACACTTATTTTCCTAATCTATATCGTTATAATGAAATAAAAATGCAAACGAAATCACTCCTGAGAATACAGCAAGCTAAGTCTCTAATATTACAGAAAAGAAAAATTCACTAAACTCTATAAAAATCTTTTCTTTGATGCTCTGTTTTAAAAGCTTTGATAAATTATCTGTGAACTGCCCCTCCCTACGCCATATCTAAAAGGTAGGAGCTTCTTGGGTAATGTGCATACTTGTTGATTAGTTGACTAACCAATAGAGGTTACACAAATACATACCAAGCTATCCCCATAGTTCCTACGGTTCAAATTGTTTTATTTTAAGCTAATATTTTTAAGCCTTCATTTAGAATGTTAATGCTGGCATTGAGGTCTCTGTCGTGGTGAGTTCTACAATTTTTACATGTCCACTCTCTGATATGAAGCGGCTTCTTCCCTGAATTGAAACCACAATTTGAACAGAGTTGGGAAGATGGAAACCAACGACTGATGGTTACAATCTTCTTTCCATACCATTCTGCCTCATACTCTAACATTCTTCGGAATTCAGACCAAGAGGCATCTCCTATGGCTTTGGCTAGATGGTAATTCTTCATGAGATTTTTACTCGCCAAATCTTCCATACAAATCCTATCGTGGTTCTTGATAAGATGGGTACTCAGTTTATGAAGAAAATCTCTCCTTTGGTTAGAAATCTTCTCATGAAGTTTAGCTACCTTTAGGCGCTGCTTTTGATAATTCATGCAGTCATTTAAACTTTTACCTCTCTGTTGGGCTAACAGTCCTCTACGAGATAATATTTTTTGTTCTCTAGCCAACTTCCTAGAAGAACGAACTAAAAATCTAGGATTTTCAATCTTCTCTCCAGTAGAAAGTATGGCAAAATGAGACAAGCCAAGGTCAATGCCAACGTTTGAGTTTGTCTTCTCAAATGGACGAATATCGGTTTCACAGAGAATCGAAATATAATATTTCCCAGTCTTAGTCATAGAAATGGTAGCACTTTTAATAAGGCCTGTTATTTTCCTATGAGCTTTTACTTTTACCCAACCAACCTTTGGAAGTTTGATTTTGTTATTATCATTACTCAATCTAATCTTCCCATTTTGATTGTTTGTTTTATAAGACTGGTGAGACATTTTATTTTTCGATTTAAAATTAGGGAATCCAAAATGAGCCTTATTTTTAAAGAATAATTGATAGGCCTGTTGTAAATTCAATTGGACATTGCAAAGCGCTAGGCTATCCACTTCTTTCAGCCAAGGATAATCATTCTTATATTGAGCAGGTGTATTCTTCAAAGTTTGACCTGTCTCTTTATAATAGGCTATTTTATCTGCCAGCATCTGATTCCAAATAAAGCGTGAACAGCCAAAGGTCTTCTCAAACATCATCATTTGTTCTTCAGTTGGATATAACTTAAATTTGTAAGATTTTTGCCTAATTTTTGTCATTTCTCTTTACCCTTGTTTTGTTTTATATATAACTAAAATTAGAATAACATAAACTAGAAAGTAAGTCAAAGGAATGCTCAGCTCAATGCAATGTGCTTACATCCCCCACCTAAGAGGTGGGGGAATTGCGTGCAATTATTGATATACATACTCTACATTAACATCCTCCTTTTTGTTTGTTTTATTTTTAGTATGCTCTTTATTTTATTTTGTAACAAAGGGCTTTATTTTTTGCCATAAAATATGGTATAATATAATCAATCAACAAATGAAAGGATTGAATGATTAACAATGAATAATTCAATTAGAAAACAATTGCTTTGGGGGAAGAGACATTCCACTATTGGGATTCCTAGCAAGCTCAATAAAGGAGAACTCATCCCAACAAAAGGAAAAATCATTCAAAGCAAAAATGGTATTTGCATTAAATATCGTTCCAAACTTACAGGTGAGATAGAGTTTGAAGATGTAGACAATGTTTATTACGGCATTGAAAATTTTTCTTCAAATTTAATTTTATATAACGGTGATGCTCTTAGAGAGATTGCCACTGGAATTTATTACCTTGTGGATTGGGCTGACAACGATAAATATTTAACAGGTATCACCTATGATGATTTATTCGTTCCTACTCAATTTATTGATATGAGCAAATTTGAAGTTGTGAACCATGCTTATGAGTCTGAAAAGGCCTTGGCAAATTCATCTTCTGATTTTCTCAATATTTTTGTTGATTCTATGCAAGGTCAAAATGGATTTTGGTCAAGTTTAGTAGATATGAGAGACGAGAAAAAACAACTGTTTTACCGCTATAGAACAAATGTTGATAATCCTAATTATCTCATTTCTGTTTTGGACGGCATTGTCTCCGCTCTATCTATTGCCAAAAACAAGCAACAAAGTGAAACTAAAGGTTATGACACTTTGTTTATTCATGTCAGCAATTCTTTCTTGCAAGTTCTTGCAAAAGGTGGATTGCTCACTAAACGAGTAAATGAAAATGATTTTGTTTTTGGAAAAATTGACTATTCTAATTTTGAATCTTACTTTAAAGATTATTTGAACTTCATTGAAGAAAAGTCAAAAGGCTATCAAATTATCTTTAAGGAAGAAGATATGAATAATATCTGGAACACCTCAGATATTGCACGTTTCCGCCATAGTTAATCATTGGCATAGCACTTATATATACATTCAAAGAGTATAATTTTAAGGAGAAATTTATAGATGAAAACGTTCTATATTGTAGACATTGATGACACCATCTTGGATATTAAGGGATTTGTAGAAAACTCTTTTGGCTTAAAAATTAAAGCCATAAAAGAAAAAGAGCACAAGAGTTATGCTATTAACTACAAAGAAGTATTCAGTGAACTAAAGAAAATCAATGTTTATGATGCTCAGAATGGCGCTCAGTTACATGAGCCTGCTAGGGTATTTATGAGAAACGCTCACAAACAAGGAAGTTTAGTTGTTTTTGTAAGCAGCAACATCTCCAAGAAGACTTCAAAGCAAAAGGCAGAATTCGCCAAATATCTAATTGATGAATATGGATTGGCCTATGACAGTAATATTGGTTATTTCCGTATGTGTGAGAATTATTCTGATTTTAAGAAAATTGTTGACAGCATCAAACTATCTCAATCTTCACCGCTATTGGTAGATGATTCAGATGAAAGACTTGGTTATGCAAGTTTCTTAGGCGTTGATTATGTTATGAAGAAGCAACCTTGGAATAAGTGTTATGAAGAAGAAGCTGTAGTGGTGTTCTAGTTCAAAATAAAAGTTAAAAAGGTAAAATTTATGTTTAGAATTAAAAAAGAAACTCGAAATACAATTCTTTGGATTACCATTCCTCTTGTTGTCAGCTTGATTATTTTCCAATCTGGATTGTTTTTGATACATGCCGTAGTGCCGAGTGCATCAATGCAGCCAACAATGAAAGTAGGCTCTCATTTCGTCGGAAATCATATGGCTTTTTGGTTCAGAAAGCCGAAGGTAGATGAAATCATCTTCTTTAGAAAAGATTTGTTCCAAAATGGGAGAAAATCGTTATATGTGAAGAGGGTCGTTGCGACAGAAGGTAATGTAGTGGTCATCTCTGGCGGAACTGAACTTGACCCACATGTTAAGGTTTATGAAGATAAAGCTGCTTATGAAAAAGCTCCTCACAACAAAGATGAGAGAGTCCTAACAGTTCCTAAAGGTTCATATTTCGTCGAGGGTGATAATCGTAGCAATAGTTACGATTCACGATTTTGGAAAGACCCATTTGTTAGAGCGGATGAAGTCGAAGGAAATGTGTTATTCCAATTTTAGAATTGATTAGGCGGTAGATGAATTAATCTGTCGCTTTCTATTTTATTCGAAAGTGTGAAAAAGGAGAAAGGTGAATTATGGCTCTTGATGATAAACAAATACGACAAGCATTACTAAAGGAATTATCAAAAGATAAAGAAATAGAGATTTATCAAGAATTTGTGCTGCCATCAAGTAAAGCACGCGCCGACATAGTAACAGTAGGAGAAATCTTTACAGGCTATGAAATAAAGAGCGACAAGGATTCCTTGCAACGACTGTCAACACAAATACCTGAATATGATATATATTTAGAGAAAAACTATATTGTGGTTGGAGAGAAATATTCTTCAAAAATTAAAAATTATATTCCAGAATACTGGGGAATTATTGTTGTATCTGAGAGTGAGAAAAGAGTTGCAGCAAACAATCAATTGAAAATCAAAACTATAAGAAAAGCCAAGAAAAACCCTTTGTGGAATTTCAATGAATTCCTGTTTTTCCTGCCGGCCAATGATATAAAAACGATTGTAAAAGAAACTAGTAGATTCCAAAGGAGGTACAAAAGAACTGAAATACAATCTATGATAAAGCAAAACTTGGTTAGAATGGTTATTGATGAATGTTCTATTGAGGAGAAAGAGGTCATTAGGAAATTAATCTGTCTGCTTTTTAGGAAATACAAAATCAAGGATTGCTACAAGAATAACTCTTTATTACAAAAATAAAAAAATGATAGATATATTTAATCTATCATTTTTAATTTGTTCAAAATGTAAACGGACTTGAATGAATAAATTTTAGCACTTCTTCAGCCATGTTGTTCACATCTTTTTGATACACAAATTCAGATGTAGGATTTTCATAAACTTTGTCTTCAAGCAAATCCACTCGTTTATTCATGTTTTTAAGGATGTTCTCAAAATGTTGAATTAATTTTGTATCATCTTTATATCCTGAATTAGGGGCAGATTTCATTTTAACTAAAGTCCTTGCTTTTATAGGGGATAAAATTATATCCCTTTGGGCTGTTGAAAATCCATTTTCTCCTCCGCAAACCAAACTTAGGATTAGCAGATTCTTCCGCATCATGCTAACCCGGTGTTTAGCAATGTCAGAAGTGACATCAGAGTTTTCTTCTTTGAATTTTTTGATTTTATATTCAAAAGCTTTCAACTCTGTAACATAACTGGAAATCAAGTGTCTAGCAGTTATTACTCGGTAGTTCGCAAAACCATCACTTTTTTTAATCCAAGCCTCTACTTGCTTCTGGAGAGTTTTGAGGATTTCAAGTTCTCCATCATAAGCAATAATCGCTTCAATAAACATAGGCGGCCGGCCTCCAACAATATAACTGAAAAAGTCTGTTATAGAGATAACATTAATTTCCAGCCTATGTCCTTTGTATTCAAAGTCTGTTGTTTTTTCTATTGAGCGTTTTGTAAACAAAACGTCTGAAAAACTTGGAAGAGTAATGGCAATTAAATCAATATCTGATTTTTCTGTCATTAGTCCATAAAGAAAACTTCCAGCAGGTAACACTTCTAATACTAAGCCTTTGTTTATTGGAGAGCGAGGTGAATTTAGCTCTCTTTTAACAAATTCTTTTAAATCCTTTAAGTCAATATCCATTGTTTATTATTCTCCTATATTCTTCCTGAATTTTATAAGGTTGTTTTGTAAATTGAGTGACCTAGGCGTTTCACTTTCGTGTGTTCGCCGGGTTCTAATTTGGCCAATTCTTCTTGATAGACATATAGTTTTGCATCAATATTGTCTACCATATGAAGAACATACGCTTCTGGCGTTGCCGGCTGCACTGGGCTGCCCCATTCCAGTTTGCCATGATGAGCGAGAATTAAATGTTGCAACATTCTCAGCTCTTCTGAATTACGTTCTTCTTCAGTTGCATAGTATTCAGGGAGTTTGCTCCCCATCACTACATGACCAAACAGGACACCGTCAGAAGAGAAGTCTTTGGCAATTCCTGTATGTTCAGAATAAACATATTCACTCTGCTTCATGACATCATGGAAGATAATTCCTGAATAGAGCAAATCTTTGTTTAGTATATCAGGATATACACTAATAATGTTTGCTGCAATCTGAATCATCTCAACAACGTGTCTTAACAGGCCATGCCGTTTTGAGTGGTGCATACCTAAAGCCGCTGAACCATTCATCAGAAAACCTTTCTTATCCTCTAGCAACGCAAGAGTGATTCGCTTTAAGATGGGGTTTTCAAATTTTGAAACTACAAGTTTCAATTTTTTGAAAGTGTCATGGCTATCTATAGGCTCAGACGGAGTTAAGGCATCATAGTCAACATCTTTAGAAAGCTGAATACCTGTTACAGTGATTTCGTACTCACCTGAATAGTTGCTGATTCCTCCATTCCCAGAAACAAGAAGAACTTCATTATTTTGAAGCATTTCTTTTTCATCCGGTGTCAGATTCCAGTGTGTCGCCACTACCGTTGCAGTTTTATCAGACAATTTGTACTTGGCGTACTCGTCGCCTTTTTTAGTCTTATCAACCTTTAGTTCAGAAACAAGATAGTTGGAATTAATTGTTTCAAGATACTTGGATAGCTCTTTGTGAAGAGCCGGTGTTTGAATTTGATTTGTCATTGTTTTTTCTCCTTTGTTTAATTTTAAAATTTATTTTTTGTAAAACAATTACAAGTAATATTATAAACAACATAAATAAAAAAAGATAGGAAAACCCTATCTTTTAAAATGAAATAAAACAATCAAAGAGTGAAATACATGACTTCTTTGTTGCTGGTACAAATACTTCCATCTTCATATAATTCTTCAATTACTAGATTATCTAGTTTTTCTAGATTTGATGGCGTTGTAGTTGGGCAAGAGAACGCAATTCGCTCTTTGGTTACAATGTTTTCTAGATAAAAGCTAGACGGCTCAGGATTTTTCACAATTTTTTTATTATTCTCATTCCACAAGCGTATTGGTGTCAAAGAACTTTTCCAGTAATTTTTATCTCCAATATTGCTGGAATGTAATTGTTTGGTAAAATCAGTATACAAACAGAGAGAAACCAAATTTATAAATCCATTAGAATTTTCAAAATTTGTTTTTAGAGGGATTAATAAAAATTGGTCTAAACTTTCCCCTTTTTCTTCTTTGTATGTTGAATCATACCTAATCCTGTATTCTTTGTTATATACATTTACACTTCTACCCACAGGATGTGTCTTGAAACGAAATTGTAAAATCCTTGATGTTGAGACTTTGCTCTTACTGCCATCTGTTGCATTCACGAAGAAACCCCTTTCTGCTAGTTCTTCCAGAGAATATTTTAGATATTCCTCTACTGATGAATCAGAATTGATAAACGCAATCCACAGAGAAGTCATTTTTCTTTTTCCTTCCGCAAAAAGAGCTAAATGAAATTTTGTTTTTCCATCTCTATCAAGCAAACTATCTTCAAAAAAGAAACTTTCTATTGCCAAAACAATATATGATTTATTTGAGAGAATTAGATTCTCATGTTCTTTTTTATAATATGCCTTCACATTAAAAAACTCGTTCCACATTGTTTGTAAAAAAAGTTTTGTATCTCTTCCTATTAAATAATCATTGTTGGGGATATTGATACTCAGCTCCATAATTTCCATCTTAATGTCTCCTTCTATTGTAAAATTATAAATATTGTAAAACAAACATTACAATGATTATTATAAATAAAAAAGAGACAATCTCACATTGTCTCTAGTTGATTCATGTAGTTTATGCAAAGCTACCAATTAATATATTGCCATTATCTAGAAGTAAGGCACTGCGCTTAGGATGGTAGAGTATTTCTGAGATAACTATATTTTTCAATATTTGTGTGTCTTCTGATGTCATTTCTTTTCGCAAACTAAATATTTTATTTCCAGATAAGAAATCAAGAAAAGAAAACTCGAAAAATTCAGTGTTTATATATCTTCCTTCTCCATTGTCAATTATTTTTTCAATCATAAACCTCTGTGCGGAATTATCTGCCTTACCCCCTTTAAATTGGTGGCCTAAGTCAGATTCTCCTATAAAATAAACCAAATCAATAAAACCATTAGTGTTTCTAATGCTTGATTTAACTGGCACAACATAGAATTCTTTATTATCTCCATAACTAAGTTCCTTGTTTCTGTTATAAGGAATCTTCCCAGAAGAATATTCTACTTTCGCTCCTAGTATATTGTGGTTATATTTAAAATGAAAGAACCATTGATGGTTATCATTGCTTAGATATTTGTTTTTGTATTCACTGAAATTATATCTTTTCTCTAAAAATTCCTCTAGAGTGAAGGAAAGATATTTGCTTATATTGTCATATAACAAAACAGGAAATACCCAAATTTCACCTGCTCGTTCCTTTGTGTTATAGGATGCAGACTTAACAAAGATAACGTATTCCTCAGATAAGAAAGCACCATCAAACCCCTCAAAGCTTCTTTCAAAAGAGGAAACAATTGTTGCCCAGTCATTTTCTATTATCGGTAAATCTTTTTCAAGAAAATTAATAGAAAGTGTTCGGCACTCTTTGTTATTCCATTTCCTTGCATAATGTTCTAAAGGGCTACTTCCAATATGCTCAGATTCATAGTAAGGCTCTTGTAAAATGATTTTTTTGTTGATGATATTCATCATTTGATTACTAATCCTTCCTTGTTTATTCAATGTAAAAATAATTTTTTTAGTTCAATTTTGTATATATCTATTATACTCAAAAAGGCCTAAAAAGACAATCAAAAAAAGATGGAAACCCATCTTTTAAACAAATATCAACTCAAAGTGACAAAATAATTTTCTCCATTATCCAAAATAACAACATTAATACCTTTAGTTTCAGAGAAGATAGCATCTGATATAATCATATTGTCAAAAAAGTCTTTGGTCTCAATAGGCATTTCCTTACTACTTTGTAGTGTATATTGTTTCCCAGAAACAATATTGTATAAACTAAGGCTTTCAAACCTATCATGTCCATCCGTGAAAGAACCATTCATCCCCAAAGAACCTAAGATACTAAAATGTCGAATAATATTTAGGGTATTATTTGTGTTTTTAAAAAAATATAAATAATAAAAAACTTCATCTAAATTAATAATTCTATTAGAGTTTTCATTATCAAATTTTACAGGAATAATTATTCCATCATTTTTAGTTATACTCCAATTAATTTTTGCCTTATTAATAACTCCTTCATATTTTCTTACGAGCCAAAAAGAAGAGTTTCCAAAAACCTGTTTTTTGAAATCAATTCTCAGAGTATTTTTAATTATTTTCGCTTCTTCATTAGGCCTATGATAATTGTTTTTGAAAGATTTTAAGGAATGTTTTAGATATTCACTTTTTGGAATTGCCTTATCCACAAAGAAAAAATGAGCACTTTTTAACTCTCTTTTTCCTTCTGTAAATAAAACCATCTCAGTAAATTGTGATGGAAGAACACCTCCAAATTCTCTTTCAAGTAAAAGAGTAATTACTTCCCATTTATCTTTCAACAAATGTTCATCATCTTTTTTGTAAAAGATAGATATAGATTTATTTGCAGCATCCATCCATCTTAAAAAAGAAAAACCTTTTTGAATTGAGTCTATTTCTCTAGAAGGAATTTTTATTTCCTTTGATAAAATTTCCATTTTTATATCCTTTCTTTTATATAAATAAAAATAATTGTAAAATTATAAGTATTACACATGATATTATAAAAGAAACAAAAGTGTCAATTATTTTGAAAAAAACACTTGCTTTTTGTTTAAAATATGTTATAATAGAATTACGTTATGAGAAGTCATAACAAATTCAACAAAATAAAAATACATTTTAAAGGAGTTCATTACATATGAAACAAACTAAATCTAACACTAATTTCAAACTTGCTACTGGCGCTGCTACTGTTATTGCTGCTTTGGGCGCTACTGGATATGCTAAAGCTGATGATGTAGCTTCACAAGAACCTACTACACCTGTTGTTACTGCAACTACAGAAGCAACACAAGAACCAGTTGTTCAACCTGTTACTGAGGCTGATGTGGCACAAGCAACTCAAACTTCTAACGCTGCTGAAACTGCTTATCAAAATCAAAGTGCTGTTACAACTAACGCACAAACTGAATTGAATACTGCGCAAGAAGTTCTAAGCACAAAAGAATCTGATGTTGCGACTACAACACAAGCAATGAAAGAAGCAACCCCAGAAAATATTCAAGCTGCAAAAGCTGATATTCCTGTCAAAGAAGATGTTGTAAAAACAGCAGAAGCTAAGATTACCCCTGCTGAAAACAAAGCTGAAACAACTGCTAAAGAACTTCAAGAAGCACAAGCTAAAGACGCACAAGCCAAGTCAGAAGTTTCTTCTAAAGAAAAAGCTCTCCAATCAGCCAAAACCAACCAAGGCAAAGCAGAAGAAAAACTTGCTACTGCTACTACTAATAAAGAAGCTGCTAAGGCAAATAAAGCAGCTGCTGAAAAAACTGTAGCAACAAACACCGAAAAAGTTGCCCAAGCACAAACTGTTCTTGATGCGGCACGTTCAAGTGAAGCTGAAAAAGCTAAGAAAATTGATGCTGCTACACAAAAAGTTGAAACTGCTAAAGGTGACTTGAAAGTTGCTGAGAACAATCTTCAATCAGCAGTCCAAGGCAAAGCTAATGCAGAAACCGCTCTTGATGAAGCTAAAACTGCTGTTAGCTCTGCAACTGATGAATTGCGTAAATCTTTTGCTAAAGTTTTAGTTCCTAAAGACTATGACAACTCTGACGAAGTTCGTGAAGCTAAGAACAAAGACTTCCTTGCTATGCAAAGCAAATATGTTCCAAGTGAAGCCGATAAGAAACATATCATTGATGATGTAAATGATATTTCTTCTGCTGACCTTTTGGAATTGAACAAGTTTGCTATTCGTACCCTTGAAGATATTCGTGAACAATATCGCAAACATATTGCTGAAAACCCTACTGTAACTGATGAATATGGTACATACAAACGTGCTATCCCAGCAACACCTGTATTGACTGAAAAATCAATGGCTTTTGCTAACGGTGTTGCTAAGAACTATGCTGCTGATAAGTTTGACACAAGTGTAGAGTCTGGTCATGACTTCAATGCTATTAACAAAGCGGCAAGCGAGTTTGGCTTGAAACAATTTGGCAAAACAAACCAAAATGAAAATCTGGCAACTAAACAACACTTGACTAAGTGGGCTACAATGGCTCAACTGAAATCTTATGTCTATGGAGCATTTATTGACTTCCTTTACAACGGAAAAGAATACTTCCACGCTGATAGTATTTTGCACACTGGCATTTACAACAACGGTAAACATAAGACTGAATATGATGGTGTAGCATTTAGCCATATCAACGGTTTTGTTAATGTACATGTTCTTCGCTCTTATGATGACCGTAATGTAACTGCAAATGGCTTTGGTGACAATGTTATTGACTATGCAACTGGCAAAACTGTTGCTGAAACTGCTTTGAATAATGCTATTGCTACTCAATCTGCAAAAGAAGAAGCTGTAAAAGAAGCTGATAAAGTTGTACTTGCTGCAACCGAAGATGTAGTTGCAAAACAAGAAAAAGTTACTGCTGCTCAATCTGAACTAGATGCTTTGAATGACGGAATTTCTGCTATCCCTGTTGCACAAGCTAAACTTCAAGAAGCAAAAGATGAATTGGCTCGCTCTGAAAAGGCTCTTGCTGATGCTATTGAAAATGTTAAAACAACAACTGCAAAAGAATCTTCTGCCAAAGATGCGTTGAGCTTTGCTAAAGGTCTGGTGATTTCTCTTGAAGCAGACTTGGCAAAAGCGCAAGAAAATTCTGTTAAGACAGGTGTTGCCCTTGAAAAAGCAACTGCTAAAAATCAAGAAGCTCAAAAAGAACTTGAACAAGTTCGTGCAAGTCTAGCTAAAGCCCAAAAAGATTTGTCTGATGCTAAAACAAAACTTGAAATGCTTGTTCAAAGTAAAGAGCGTCACGCAGAAGCTGTAAAAGCTCTTGAAGTAGCTAAAGCTGTTGTTAAGAATCTTTCTGCCAAACTTGAAAAAGAACAAGAAAAACTTGCAGAACTGAAAACTGTCTTTGATGAAGCTAAAGCTGAAAAAGAACGTGTCATTGCTGAGTACAAAAAACAACACCCAGAAGTTGTTCCTAGCTCACCAGAAGCTATCGTTGACGAAGCAATTAAAACACAAGGACATTCAGAGTTAAAAGACTATATTGTTGGTGTAGGTGTTCAAGCTGGCAAGACTTTTGCAACACAAGGTCAAGGCAAATCAGCACTTGAAAAGGCAACTGCTCAAAACAAAGAACTGCCTAAGACTGGTGATGCAAGTCTAGCTTCTACAATCATTGGTTTGACAATGGTAACTCTTGGCTTTGGTCTTAAAGGTAAGAAGAAAGACTAATAGAAGTTAAAAATAAAAAAAGAAAGACTGGATAAAATTCCAGTCTTTTGTGTTGTTTTAATTCTCATATTTGAATACACCGTAGTTCTCTAGTGCATAGTAACCGTTAGGTAAATCATTCGGTAATTTTAGTGTAAAGTAGGTGTCTTTTTCTGTTTTAATGGTCTTTACAGTATAGGTTTCACCAGTAGATTCAAAAACGTGAGTGTCAGCTTGAACTTCAATCTTTTGGTACTTAGTTCCATTGTAAACTCCAAAGGAATACATAGCTTTCTTTTGAAGTCCTTTAAGGAAGCCCATGCCACTTGTTACCATACTTGGTGTAATCTTTTCATTATTTACATTATCAATCCATACTGCCTGATAGCCATTAGGGAATGTTTCAGCAGATTGGAAGTATTTTTCAATAGGGCTAAGACTGTTCAATGTTGAGCCAAATGTAACCCTTGACTCAGAGTAATCTTCTTTGTCATTGTCTGAGTCACCATCAAAGCCAGCAACAGAAGTAGTAGGAACATTAAAATTAACACCTACAGTCCAGCCAATATCACTCAATCTATGTAAAGTATATTCTGATGGAGGATTTGATGCAGAAACTGTAACTAGTTGACTTTTACCACTTAGAGTAGGAATAAGTTGGTCATAGTCAGTGTACATTAGGTAAAGACCATCACCGCCATTTGCAAGCCCGGCAGATAAGAGAGGATTCATTACTCCATCTTTCTTCATCACATAGTAACCGTCTGGTGCATTTGTTTTATCATATTTTAAAATACTTCCGTCGTTGTTTGCTACAACTGGCCCTTTCTTGCCAGATGAACAAGCAGCAAGAACGAAAACACTTAATGATAAGAAAATCATTCCAATAATTTTTTTCATAGTTCATTATTTCCTTTTTATATTTTATTTTTGCTTAATTCTATTGTATAAAAAAAACGAGAAATATCAAGTTCTCGCTTATTTTTTATTCAGAATTTCTAGTGCTTCATCATACAGGTCATTCATTTTTTTGAATTCTACTGGGTCTCCACCTTTGTCTGGGTGTAATACCTTAGCTTTTTTACGATAGGCTGATTTCAGGTTGGCCAAATTTGGAACAGATGTAAAACCAAAATACTTGAAACACTCTGGCAAAAACATATCATCATCTTTTCTGTTGACAAAAATTGTATCTGATGCTGCATATTCCGAATCATAGAATATTGTATCTTCATTGTTGTTTTGCTCGTTTTCTTGGAAGTTTATAGGTCTTTCTTGCTTCATATAGAAATCTGCAAGAGGACTTTCTTTCTTTGTGTTATTTCCGAAATTAGCGTTGTTTTGAGGGTTAAAATTGCTTTTAAAAGGATTTGATTGAGCATTATTCTGAGAGCCATGTTTGTATTCATGAGCCATTTTGTTCAGCCGAGCATAATCTTGTCCAGCAAAGAAAATAAGAGCAAGTCCGATAATAGCAAACAAGACAGCAGAGAAAAACAGGTTGCTTATGATATAGGCTAAAAAGGAAGCAACTAGAACACTGCCTAGTATGGAAAAAGAATAGATTTTTTTATTTCTTGTTTTATTCATGATGCACCTCTTATCCAGCTATCAATCCTAAAACAACAACGGCTATAAAAATTCCAGCTACAATCATTTTAAACAAATACCATTTTTCATAGGTAAAAATAGAAGCCATACGAGAAGTGCTTTCTAGCTGCTTGTTTTGAATAACAGATGTAGGCAGAAATGATTTTTTAGCTTCAGGAACTTTGTTGTAAAACTTAATTGCTTTATAGAAAACAAAAATTGAGGATAAAACAACACAAGAAGCCAAAATAATATTAAAATTAGATTTCAAGTATTCCATTTCACTACCAGAAGTTCTACTGAAGAAACTTTCCTTAAAGAGATACATGAGCAATGCCGTGATAGGCAAGGCGAATAAGTTGTTGATGAATTTCCCCATTTTTTCTGGAGCTTTGTTAAAAATGTCGTTAATGATTTTCATGATTGTTATTATTTAAAATTGAAATAAAAGACAATTGAGTATAATTCTTGTTTATCTTTTAAATCAATACTCCTTTCAGTTAAATTAACGTTCTCTCTCAATGAGATTTTACCGTCTTTTTTTCTTAATAATTCTCGGACATATACTTCTTTTGTTTCATGGTCTTTGACTATGACATAAGTTGTATTTGCCTTATCTAATTGTACCATTTTTTCTCTAGAAATAATAGCTATTGCATCATCATGGATGCCTTTTACATTTGATTTTTTTACAAAAACAACTTGATAACGAACAAGAAACAGTATGATGGGAAGTAAAAACAATAAAATATAGATAATCTTTTTCTTCATGGTAACACCTGCCCTTTCTCATCACACTCAACACAAGCAAATGTATATCGCTCAATTCCCCACCATTCTTTACATGTTTGGAGATAAAGCATTGGTCTACTTGTCACGTTTTGAGATAAAGAATTGCTCTGAAAGATGGATGTTGATAGCATTTCGTTGTTATAGGCTTTCATATCATCTGAACTTTTAAATTCTTTTTCTTTGATAAACTCTTCTCCATCAATGATATAGTTTACAAAACTGAATTTATAGTAACGAATTTTATCACCATCAAATGTGGTGATTAATGGCGAATTAGATAAAGCCTCATTAGATAAAAAATTCTTTAAGTTCCCAAACTTCTGACCTGTGATAGTATTATGTCCAAAAATCAAAGAATTTCCAAAGTATTTCCCACCTTTAGGCCCTAGAGTTCCCTTTGACCAAGTTCCCATCAAAAGAGTTCCCTCTTCGCTCTCAGAGCCATCCAGAGCCTTTCTAAGATATTCAGTTTGGTCTTCTGGTGTATAAACCACTGCTTCTGTTGTAACTCCGGGCACATCAATAAAAGCGGCAACAACAGGATTTTGACTTTTAGCAATATTATATTGTTTTTCTATTTCTGACAAAGAAACTTGTTCTTTTATTGATTTTAATTTAGGTTCTGTTGTAGATTGACCTGTTACAAAAAACAGGCCAATTACAATCAGAATATACGAAACAACAATTAACAGTTTATTCACTTTTTTCTCCTTTTGAATCATCATCAGATATATCCGCTATAATGTTATAAACGGCAAAGGATTGGCTATAACTATCAGTAAAGAAATCATAAGAACGAAGAGAATATTTATCAAGGTTTAGGCCTTTGAGTTGCATTTCAATACTTGGAGAAAGTCGAGTGTAATCTCTAGGATTTGAAATGAATTTAAAGATTCTATTTTTCACCCCTTGCTCACCTGCCAAAGTATGTGTAAGGTCTTCTTGTAATTTTTTTCTCAGTTCATTGTCACTTGATACAACATAACTAGCATCTGTATTGTAGAGCATAGTTTTTTCTGGTGTGTCAGCATATTCAGAAGTTCCCAAATATTGTCGGCCCACATCCATTAATCTTGAATTAGCAGCCTGCTCATCAGTCATACCTAAAAAGGGGTTGTAATTGACTTCAAAGCCAGTTTTGTCATGGACATAATTCTTGAAGAATTCATTCATCCAAATATCAAAGTGGAAGTATTCTTCTTTGATACGGACAATTACCCAAGAATATATCTTAGAAGTATTAAATACAACTTCTGAACCACTGTCTGTAACATTGCCATTATCAAAAGCATCAGGCAAATTACTGTAAGAAGAATTGATGTTCTCTCCATAGACTATAGAAGCAGGGATTTTATTTCTCCTAAGAGCAAAGACAATAAAATTAGATAAAGTTTGATTGTTGATGTTTACAGTATCAATACGGCCTGATACATCTCCAAGAGTTGTTGGCTCTGCTACAAATTTAGAAGCATTAAATGAATTAAACATAGATGCCAGTTTTACTGGTGTTAGCTCATTCATATTAATTTCCCCTAGTTGGGCAGATTTTGTGAGTTGGTCAGTTATCGCCTGTTCTTCTTCTTTGGTTTTGTTATAAGAAAATGTGAGGTTTTTGATTTTTCCCTCATCATTTATAGAATACTGATATTTCTTATCTACAAAGAATAAATCAGGATTGTCCATAAATACAATAGCCATCACTTGCTGAACTTCTTCTTTAGGAAGTGATGTAGCCAACAGATAAGATGTTCTATGTTGTTTTACAGTTTCTAAAACATCATCATAGAGCTTCTGTTGATTGCCATTTAAGTTATTGCGGTAAAAAGATACCAGTGGGCCACTCTCTTTATTGTTTCGAGCTGAATATTGCCCATTAAAATTCAAGGAAACCCCAGAATTAGAGTTTCCTGAATTATTTGCTATTTTATTCCCACATGCCCCCAAAAGAATAAGGGCGGATGCTGATAAAACAGCAGCTAAAATAGTTTTTTGAAATTTCATATATTTATTCCTCTTCATCATCTTCTTCATCAGAATCAATTTCAAGCAAAATCTTTTGATATGGTTTCTTTTCACTAATTTCTGCAAGTAATCGAACAAGAGAAGTTTCTTCTTTTGTCAGATTTGAAGATGTGCCTTCCATTAGTGAAGAGCTGATACTATTTACAACAGAAGCAACAATGGCAAGAATAACAATTTCTTTTGTTTTTGCATCCATTAGTTCTAGCTCTTTGCCATCTCGAATATAATCAATCGCGAAATCAATGTCTTTCAAGTCAAGGTCAACCATATTTTCCGTCACACCCATTGGAAGAACTTCATCATCATTTGCTTGGGCATCAGCTACAGCATCATAGAGGAGACCAAGAACCTTTTGCAACTGACCATATTTCAAAGCTGTCTCTCGGTTGAATGAACCACTTGGATTCCATTCTTCATAAAATCCATCAAACCAACCATTTTTGCCTTTTTCAGCATCATTATTCAGAATGTCAATGGTAGTTGCAATACCTGCCCAATCCATTTCATCATAATCAAATGGTTCGCCCTCTTCAAAGAAGTCAGGAGTATAGTAGTAACTTTCCGGGTCTGCCGCTTCAAGAAGAATCGCCTGAGAAATATGAGCAGGAGCAAATTTAAAGACTTCCAATAAAGTATTGATGTTCCAATTTGTCATCTTCTCAATTTCTTCGATATAACTTTGATAGATGAATTTATTGGCTTCATCTTCTTCAAGCTCAGAAGCTGACTTCAAACCAACAATCAACAATTCTTTTTGCCAGTCTTTTACTTCTCGTAACTCTAAGACTTCTTCAGCATCTTCAGCATCTTCATATTGCTCTTCTCCATTATCATATTGAGGCTCTGGAGATGGTTCATAGCCCTCTGGGGCTTGTAGCTTCTTACGAGCTTGCTTTTTCTTTTCCTTATTAGCACGCGCAATTCCATCTCCTACAGATGGGTCTTTTTCACGCAATTTACGGTCAAGATGTTTCTTTTTACCTAGCAAAGATAGGATAAAAATAAGTAACGAGATTGCAAAAATAACAGCTCCTACTAAAAACAAGATATTAATTTTTACATCTCCAATATTTAGATACATAGATTAATTTCCTTTCTATTGAAGAAGATTACAGTTCGTAATCTTCTTTTTTACTTTCTTTTTTATTATTCTCTTTATCTTTATTATTTTCTTTTTTCTGTTTTGATGAATCTTCTTTTTTAGATGATGAGGGTGGCTCAGAAGAAGAACTTTCTTTTGTTGTATCTTCTGTATCAGACAATTCATCTTTCTTGGAAGCCGTATCAAAATATTCAGGTAAGAGAATTGATAAATCAAGATTGCTATTATTTTTAGCGAGGCCAGATAAACTCTTATTTCGTTCAAGAGTAAATGTATGGCCATTTGTCTTGATTTTGATTTTATTTAAAGTGATAGCTTCAACAACTTCTAGAGTCTTGTTGTTGGCAACAAATTTACCATTATCATAAACATAAGTTTCACTTGAAAACTCATTAGACACATCTTCTGGAATATCTTTACCAAGAGCAACAGTATTACCACCAGTAAATGTCATTTTGTACTGAGTGATTGTTGCATTGTCCATTTCTGTAATATCCCACGAACCATAAATAACAATATTACCATTTAACATTAATTTATTTGATTCTTTGTAATTGTAGCTTAGAAGTAAATACTGCAATGCCTGATAAGGGTCTGTGGCAATATACTGAGTAGCCTTTTGATAATTCAATTCTTTCAATAAGGCAGAAGAGTCTTTAAAATCTGCAATTTCAGATAGTTTCTTTATTGCTTCATCTGGTTTTTGTTGTTCAATCAATTCTTTTGACTGTTGATAAAGAACTTCTTTTTCCATTGCTTCTGATGTCTTATACTTGTATTTCTTTAACAATTTAAAGACTTCAAGGGCCTTTGAGTAATTTTTGTTTTTATACTCTCTTAGGCCAACTAGGTAATGTTGTTCCATAGCTTTAAGCATCAACTCTTCAGCATCTTGATAACCCACAAGATAAACAAAGATTTTTACGATAGCCCCATACTTCTTGTTTTTGACTAAAGTTGGATGAGCTTTGTAAGCTGCATTGATAAGTTCTTGCTGGGCATTTTCGTATTCTCCTGCTTCAATAAAGGCATAAGCAGCTTCTTCCCATTTTTTCTTCTGGGCAAGATACTTACCTTTTTGGAAGAATACATATTGTCGAAGATTATCTGTATTGTGGCCATCAATGGTAATGCCTTCCATATCTTTGGCCATTTTTAAAGCCTCATCATATTTTTCTTCCTGAATTAACAGATTCATTTTAGATAACTTAGCCATCTTACCGCTATGGCTCTTATCACTCAGCCCTTTTGTTGTAGAGAAATAGTTGTAGGCGCTCTGGTAATTACCATTATCAAAGTCTCTTTGACCAGATGAAGTTAAGAAGAATGGGATAATTCCAAAAATAATAAGTCCAAGAACTCCTAAAATAGCTAAAATTCCATAAACTGAACGCCTGAAGGTGACTCGCAAGTCCTCTTCAAACTGTTCCGTTGCAGAACTTTCATTATAGTCAGTCAGCTTTTCAACTAAACCATCTGCATAATTTGCTAAGGTTTCATTGTTTGCTGTAGCTTCATCTATTTTTAGGACTAAGCTAGGATATTTTTCTTTAATCCATTCTAAATTATGAAATTTTAGGAATTTATTGATATTGAAGAAAGCTTCAATTCTTCTAGTCTCTTCATTGTATTCTTGGTCAACTGGTGGTTCTATGTATTTAGGGTACATACCAGAAGAAATTAAAAGGTCTTCAGCATCCTCTTCTTCTAGTAGTTTTTTACCCTGTAAATAATTCCAGAATGGAATGTATTTCTTGTCTAAAAATCTCAATTTTTTCCCCTTTCATTTTTTGAGGTCTTTATTCAATTATATCATATTCCATAAATAAATTAAAAAACTTTTTTGCGTTATAATATAATTTGTAAATTATTTTACAATATTATTTAATTATTTATAAATAGAAAGGCTCTTTCAAAAAAGCAAGAAAGAGAAAGGCATAATCATGTTACAAGAAAAACTCAATGGACTAAGAATCGAAGTTGACAACAGAAGTGTTCCATTTTCCTCCTCATCTGTGGTTGAAATTACAGATATTGAATCTGGAGAAACTTTTAAATCATTTTATGATTATAGAAGCCGCATTGCGGATGTGGTCAACGGCAAAATTGTTGCTGTATATCCAGATTGGGATTATAGCAAATCAACAAGTCGCCACTTCAATGCTTTCTTGAATGAATTTGTTGTTGGTGGCTGGTCAATCGCTGAAATGACAAAGAAACAAAAAGAGAAATATTTTGAAGAAAATAATCTCTTAAAAGAACTTCCATAACATACATCAAATCAAAACACCTTTTAAGGTGTTTTTTTGTTGTTTTTATCAGGAAAATCAACACTTTGAGACTGAAACATGGTATAATAGAGGAAGATAAAATGAATAGGAGAAAAGATTTGAATTTAACAAATAATCAATATGTTCCATTACATGTCCATAGTCATTTTTCATTTTTGGACGGCCTTGCATCTGTTGATGATATTGTATCTAGAGCACAAGAGATTGGAGCGCCAGCTATTGCCTTAACTGACCATGGAAACATGCATGGAGCTGCAAAGTTTTATCATGCAGCAAAGTCAAAAGGCATTAAACCTATTATTGGTTGCGAAATGTATTTTTCTTTAGATGGCCGATTAATCAAAGAAAGAGACAAATACGGAAAACCATATTATCATTTGATTGTTTTAGCCAAGAACAATAAAGGGCTTGAAAATCTTTATCAGCTCAATGGTATTTCTTGGGAAGAAAAGTCTTATTATTACAAACCTCGTATTGACTTTGAAGTTTTAGAAGAATATGCTGAGGGATTGATTGTCACTTCTGCCTGTATCGGCGGCCCAACTATTCAAATGCTTTTAAAGGATAGTTATGAAAAATCAAAACAAGTCACACAAAAATTTGTTGATATTTTTGGTGATGATTTCTATATTGAATTACAAGACCACGGATTACCAGAACAAAAGGAAACAAATCCTTTGTTGATGAAAATGGCTAAAGAATTGGGCGTAAAGACTATCATCACAAATGATTCTCACTATGCTCGAAAAGAAGATGCTGAATACCAAGATGTTCTTTTAGCAATCAGTCAAAACAAACCATTAAATGACCCTGACCGCATGAGATTTGAGAACAATGAATTTTACATCAAGTCTCTTGAAGAGCTAAAAGAAGTCTTCAAAGAAAAGAAATATGATGAATCTCTAACTAATACTTTAGAAATCGCTGATAAGTGTAATGTGGACATGGATGTTCATGACCACTATCTGCCTAAAGTTCAAGTGCCAGAGGGCTTTAAAGACAATAAAGAATATTTTGAAGCCGTTTGTCGTCAAGGTATTGAAGACCTTTTTGAAGAGGGGGCTTGGACAGAAGAATATGAAAAGCAGTTACAATACGAATTAGAAGTCATTGACTCTATGGGATTTAATGATTATTTCTTAATCGTTTCAGACTTTATTCGTTGGGCTAAAGAAAATGATATTTCTATTGGGCCGGGCCGAGGTTCTGCTGCTGGTTCTCTAGCTGCCTATGTTTCTAAAATCACTAGTATTGACCCTATTGAATCTGGCCTTTATTTTGAGCGTTTCTTGAACCCAGAGCGTGTTGAGCTTCCTGATGTGGATATTGACATTGAGCAAGAGCGTCGGCAAGATGTAGCTGAATATCTTCGTAAAAAATATGGTTATGCTAATACAGCTAACATTGCAACTATTACATTGCTTAAAGCAAAAAATGCCCTTGCTGATGTTATGCGTGTGTTTGAAATCGAAGCACAGGAAAGTCTTAAAGTTACCAAGATGATTCCGGATGACATGGCTGACCTATCTTTAAAAGAGTTATATAATTCTTTGCCTGAGTTCCGTGACAAGATTGATTCTAATGAAACATTTAAGAATGTATTTGATATTGCATCTCGCTTATTAGGTACACCTCGTAATACAGGTATTCATGCTGCCGGACTAATTATTGCAGATAATCCTATCACTAATTATGCACCTGTTTTTGAAACAGATGATAAAAAGACAGGCCTTAGAACAAAGGTTTGTCAGTTTGAAAAGAAGATGGCTGAGAAGTCTGGCCTTGTAAAAATGGATTTGCTTGGTCTTCAGACTTTAGATATTATCAAGAAGACCCAAACCGCCATTAATAAAAACAGGCCTACTGATAATCAATTTGATATTGAAAAAATTCCTTTGGATGACCCTAATGTTTATGAGGTTTTTGCTAGAGGTGACACTACTAATGTCTTTCAATTTGAAAGTGATGGGATGAAATCAAGTCTTAAAAAACTTCATCCTGAAAAGATGGTGGACTTAATTGCTATGAACGCCTTATATAGGCCCGGCCCAATCGCTTATATTGATGAATACATTCAAAACAAGTACAACCCTAGCCAAATCAAATATGAACATCCTTTGTTAAAACCAATTCTTGAAGAAACTTATGGAATCATTACTTTCCAAGAGCAGGTTATGAAAATCTTCCAAGAACTAGCAGGCTTCCCTCTCGGCCGAGCTGACCTTGTTCGCCGAGCAATTGGTAAAAAAGACAAAGCGACAATGGAGCAGGAACTGAAAATTCTTAAAGAGGGAAATAAAGAATTAGGCATTGTTGGTGCACGCGCAAATGGAGTACCTGATGATGTAACAGATAGTGTTATCAAAAAGATTGAAACTTTTGCTGAGTATGCTTTTAACAAAGCTCACGCTGCTTGCTATTCTAATCTTGCTTATAAAACAGCCTATCTCAAACACTATTATCCTGCTGAGTTCATGGCGGCCAATCTCACCCTTGCTCTCAACAATGCCAAAGACTTGAAAAAGTATATTGGAATCACCAAGAGCGCCATGAAGATTAAGATTCTTCCGCCGGACATTAATAAGTCTACTAGAGATTTTGAAAAAACAGATGATGGTATTGTAGTTTCACTTCAAGGTATTGACGGAATTGGAGAAAAAGCAGCTCGCAAAATTGTTCAAGAGCGAGAAGAAAACGGGCTATTCAAAAATTTAGAAGATTTTTGTTTTAGAATGTTTTCTAATGGTGTAGGTAAAGGAAATGTTAAAGTCCTTGTTGAATCAGGTGCTTTTGACTTCACAGGCCCAACAAGAAACACAATGCTTTCTCAAATCTCTATGTACGAAGAAGCCTATAAAAGTTTAGATATGGGCAATTTTAATGCCGGCTCTTTGTTTAATTTAACTACAGAGAAATCAGTGTTTGAGTTATTCTATTCACAAGAAGACCTGAACCCTCATTTGGAAGATTCTCCTAAAGAGATTGTTTTATGGGAGAAAAAGAATCTAAAAATTCTCTTAACTTATAATCCTCTGGATGATTATATGGGTACAATTAGCGTTCCTTATGTTCATACTGTAGAGTCTCTTGAAGCTGAGTTCATTAAAGGTAACATTCAAGAAAAACAAAAAGTTCTTTTAATTGGCATGGCCGGAGAATATGAGGAATTACTTGCAAAAAGTGGTAATCGTTATGCTAGAATTGCTTTTGAGGGCACTGAGTCAACTGTTGAGCTAATGGTGTTTAAAAAGCAACTCGAAGAAATCCGAGGCAGCTTTATGACCACAAAGACCAATGAGGTTTGCTTGATTTTTGCTGAAGTTAATAATGATGAAAGATTTAGTATTAATCTGAAAAAATACTTCCCTGCCGGAAGTTTTGCCTTAATAACAAAAGAAGAGGCTAACAACAGATTAATGGGCGTGCTTTCTGATAAAGAATTGAGAGCTGCTAAAAAATATGGCTCTGAAAGAAGAATTGAAACTATTCAGCAGTCTCATCATGATATTTATGTTTTGTTAGATTTTGAGCAGAATGATTCTTATTTCAAAGAAGATGGCTCTGAAACAAGTCTTTTAAACCAAAAAATATCAAGTGTTTACGCAAAATTGTACTCTTATTCAAATGGACACTCATCAGTATATCTTTGTTATCCGAATGGAAAAATAAAGAAAATGTGTGGAATTTCTGTGGTTGGAGATGATGCTGTATTGGATTTAATTAAAAAAGAACTTGGAGTTTCTAAAGTTCTCACTAGATAAAATAAAATATAAAAAAAGACACCTAATTAAAGGTGTTCTTTTTATTAGTTATTCGATATAACTATTATAAACTGTTAAACAAAGAATTCCCTCTTCATTAACATTCACTAAAATTGGATATTGTTCACCGCTCATAGGATATGAGCCATACCCTACATTTTGAAGAGCTTTAACCATATCTTTGAATTTCTCAAAAGATGTGTGGCCGTCAATATATTTTTCTTTGTCAGTAGAATACATAGTTGCTATATCTACATAGTCTGCAACAATCTTAGAAATGTCATCTGAAAAATCACTCTTGAATTCATCATCAATTAATGTTGCGGTTAAGTGGAATCTCATGGGTTCGTCCTTTCAACTTTTAATAATGATTAAAGGAAATATTAGTAACAACATTATTGTCATCTACCTCAATTTCCAGTTCAACATAGAAAACATACCCATCAGTACGATAATGATAGCGCCATTCATCTCCGGGATTAAATGTTGCTTTTTTGCCAACTTCTAAATCCCAATAAGGACATTCTGGATTCGTTAATTGCTTTACAAACCAAAACATGTCAGCGTCACTATCTTGCTTATCAAGAGTTTTGACAATTCCTTGGTAGAACTTTTCTACATTTTCGTTTTTGAAAGAAATGTTTTCCATGAAGTTATCAAATTGACTTTTAATCTCTCCTGCTAAATCATCAAGTTTGTTGATTTTTGCGGCAATTTCTTTGCTTAGTTCGCTTAGGTTTTTTAGTTCTTTGGTCATAATTAGACCCTCCTTTAAATAATTAATTGTAAAAATAATTGTAAAATTAAAATGTTTTACAAACTATATTATAAAACAAATAAAATAAAAGCCTTGGAAAATCCAAAGCTTTTATTATTTTGTAGAAAGAAATTAGATTATTTCTTGCGACGCTTGAACAATGTTCCGCCACCGAGACCTAGAGCAGCCAAGCCACCTGCGAATTGCATACCGAGAGCTTCAGCACCAGTCTTAGGAAGTTCTTTGTTTTGAACTTTTGGTTTTTCAACCGGCTTTTCTGCTGGTTTTTCTGGCTCTGGTGTTGGTGGAACTTCTTTCTTCTTGTAAACGTGATTTACGTCACCGTTTTGAAGAGGAATAGTGTTCACATATTCCCAACCCTCAATATCTTTCTTAGGTTGTACACCATCCACAGTTTCATCAATCTTGTTACCTTCGGTATCAACAAATGATGTCTTCATCAAGTGGTAAACATAAGTTTTGATATTGTCATGTTCTTCATTGTACAAGAATTTGTAGTTGTCAAAGTCTTTCTTTTCGTGGAACTTGTTATCTGTAACACTTTCAGCAAGTTCATCACCTTGTCCATCTCCATCACCATCTACATCAGAAATGTAACGAGTTTGAAGAAGTTTTTCGTAGTAGTAAGTAACTTTCTTGCTAGTGCCATCTGGGAATGTGCCAGTGGTGTCACCCTCTACTTTAAGGAAGCGCCATCCCGGAACATCTTTTTGGTCAGTCTTGTAAGAATCTTTTACAGAGCCATTGAATGTTACTGTATCAGCAATGGATTTTTGTTCTCCATTTTCATCCTTATTGATGTCCTTGTAGAATACTTGGACACTTCCGCGTTTCAAACGGTAAACGTGAGTAACATTGCCATTTTTATCTGGCTTGCTTGTTACATACTCATAGTTTTTATCTTTGAGTTCTTCTTTACCTTTTACAGAGTTGCCAGTGTATTCTTTAAGAAGAGAGTTGCCATTTTCATCTTTCCAAGAAGTCTTGTAAAGACGTTCATATTGGTAAACAACATCAAGGATTTTATCTTGTTTAACTTGTCCATTTTCAGGAGCAGAACCTTGCTTCAAGCCCTTGAATCCATACAAGTCACCAGTTGGAGTTGTGATTGTTTGGTTATCAGCTTTCAACTTGCGAGCATCATAGACAGGTGTTGCTTGATTGAACTTGCCCAAAGGAAGAACAGATTTAGCATAATCAAAAATTACAGCTTTATCTTTTACAACTTTGCCTTTAGTGTCTTCAAAGTGAACATTAACTCCATAGTTCACCATTGATTTTTCAAGGTCAATTTCTTTTGTTTTCTTGTAAACAAAAGTTACTGTTTTAGTTTTCTTTGCTTCTACTTTTCCAGTTTCAGCAGCAGAACCTTGTTTCAATCCTACATATTGACGCTTGAAGTTGTAAGACTTAGTTCCCTCTTTCTTAGTAGAAAGGATTTTGTCAGCGAGTTTAGATGCAACATAATCTTCACCTTGAACAGCTTTGTCTTTGATAAGAGCTTCACCATTCTTAAGACCATCTGCTTCAGCTTCTGTCAATGGAGTGCCATCATCCCATTCATGTTTAACTTTTACATTACCAACAAGTTTCTTGTAATAGTAAGTAACAGTCTTACCTTGGTTTGAAAGTTTGCCTTTTGTATCGCCATCTACACGAACAAATTCAAAGTTTTGAACATCTTTTTGAGTGGTAGTGTAGTCATCACCCTCATTACCATTGATAGTTTCTGGGGTAGCAACTTCTTCAGATGGATTTTCAATGTTTACATACTTAACATTAACAGGTGCAGCAGTTACAGTGTTTTTGTGGAAATCAATTTCAAATTCACCATTTTTTGGTGGTACTGGAACTTCTGTGTTAGAAACAGACCGTGTATTGATAGCTAACCATTGTGCTGAACCATGATTTCCCCAATCAAACTCAATTGATTTGTTCGCCCGTCCTGCGATAGCTCCAACATAAGCATGTTTTAGAGAGAGGTCATCCCATCTTCCATCAGGAGCACCTTGCTCACGAGCAATATCTTCCAAACTCTTATTATTAAAGTTTGTAACCTTGCCATTTTGTTCTGTAATACCCGAACCATTGATAGGGATATAACGTCCATTGAAGTTTGCTACATATTCACCTTGACCACCTTGGGAATTCAAACTTGCAAAAGAGATAAGAGCTGGATTATCTTCTGTAATGAAGATTTCTTGACCATTCTCATCAAAATATTGAATTTTAGTGGTGAATCTAAAATCAGGCAAACGCCCAAAATCTTCACCATTTGTCCAAGCATGTGCAAACATTGTTACTGTTGGGTCTTGTAGGAATTGCAATGCAACTTGTCTGAGAGGCCCTGCGGTTTCTTTAAGAGTGGTAGTGAATTTTACACTTGCAATCTTTTTGCCCATGTAAGAACTGTTTTCAAGATTAGTATAAGTGGCTGTTACACTATCACCTACACGCATCAACATTGCATGGTCTGCAACTTCATCAGTTGTATAAGTTCCAGCACCAGAACCCTCATAATTTAGTCTGTTTGGATTACGCCATTTTACATTCGGCTCCATTTCAGCATTTGCCCAAGCATCTTTTGAAACCATATGCTGACCTGAAATGGTTACTTTAGCATTTGGCTCAGATTCAAAAATCAAGTTCTTAGGAACAACTTCTGAAAGATAACCCGGCTTAGTTTTATTTTCTTCAGCCACCTTTGTTTGTTGGTCATATTTTTCTTTAGCTTTCTTGTAAGCTTCTACAGTCCGACGAATATTAGCAATTTGTTCTTTTTGGTCTGCATCTGCTTCAGTACGATTTTCTTTGTGAGTTGAGGCTTGTTCATTTACATTCAGCCCCAAAGCTTTAGCCTCATTAAGCAAATCTTGCAATTCTTGGCTTTGGTACTGTTCAGCAGCAAAAACTTGTGTAGCACTCATAGTCTGAACCAAACCAACTCCGACAGTTGATACAGCTCCAGTCATAAGAGCTTTCTTCAAGTTAATATTTCTGTTTTTCTTTTTCATTAAAAAACCTTGAACCTTTCTTTAATTTTGTTTAATTTGGTTTTTATTAATAGAGTTGAAATGAGTTAGAAACTCACCTGAAACACTATTTCAATAAATAGTATATAGCATTTTTACAAAATGTCAAAGAAAAACGAAAAAAAGTTTTCAGAAACAATCTAAAAACTTTATTTTCTTTCTATTTGTTTATTTTAAAGTTCCAGTAAATGTAATTACAAAGTGGTCACTTTCCCAGTTTGGTTCATCTGCCGGAATAAAACCTAACTGAAGTTTCATAATTACTGTTCGTGAATCAGGATTTCGAATAATTGTTCTATTGTTTACAAATAGATGTTTTTTCTTTGGATGATTAAAATTCTTCATTTGCAAATCAGGAACATAGAAAATATTCGCATATTCATTGATTGTTGCATCAATAATTCCTTTTAAGTTATCAGAATAATAATTATTAATGTAATAACAAATGCCAGAAACTGTTTTCTTTTCCCTTGGTAGACCAGAAATAGTTTCATTCATGACAGCATGGTCAAAGTTGTAAGATTCATAAAGAAATTCATCTTTTTCAAAAATTTCAAATTCCTGTTTGATAAGGTCAGTGATTTCTTCTCTTATTAAATCTTTTACACTTTTTACCAGTTTTGGATTTTGATTTTTACTTCTCTCAATAAAGACTACGAAAGGAGCTTTTGTTTGAAGATTTGTTTCTTTGGATTGTTTGTTTTTCATATTAATTCAATTTCCTTTTCTATTTGTTTTTTCTATTTGAAATTTCTTGAACAATTTTGTCAGCAACATCTAGGCCAATACATTTCTTGTAGTTGTTAAACATCTTGGCAGATTCTTGTTTATATTTTTCTATTGGCTTAATTTGGCTCATATATGTTCCATTCACCATGTCTTTCATGTTCTGCATGGAAACAATGTATTGCCGCCAGTTTTCATCAATAGAATCCAATAGCATTTTTTGGTGATTAAAGGTGGTATAGTTATTATTGACTACATCAATCACATCTTCATACAAAGACTCAATCAAAAGTTTTTTATTTGCTTTTTTATCTGAATCTGAAATTGGAATTTCTTTGTCAAAAACATCTAGATAGAAGTCCTGATAATCTCTAACAGTTTTAGCGAACACCTTTTTTCTCAACTCTTTATTTTTTAAATCCTTATTGCTTTCAGAAAGCTCAACAAGATTTTTTCTAAAGAGTTCATTCCATTTTTCTAAAGCGAAATCATGGATTCCTTGCTCAACAATCTCATCATATTTGTCCACAACATCTTTTTGGTCTAAAACATCATTGCGGAATTTATAGACTGATTTGCGTTGGAGATTATCCACTTCGTCAAATTCAAGTGTCTGTTTTCGCTGCTCATAAGAGTTCAACTCAATATTTTTTTGAAGTTTTTCTATCTGAGCAACTACATAGGCCTTATCAGACTTTTCTTGTTTATCTGGGTTCTTTTTGAGAAGTTTTAGTTTTTTCTTCCCAGCATCATCAGTGTTCAATGCTTCTAACAAAATACCTCTAAAAGCTTCTCTGGCATGAGGTTGAATACTATTTAGTAATTCATCATCTACAGAGATAAAGAACTTAGAGCCGCCGGGCTCTCCTTGCCGTCCTGCTCGGCCTCGAAGTTGGTCATCTACACGTTTTGAATTGGAAAGTTCTGTACCAATAACATATAGGCCACCAGCTTCCAGAACATTTTTGCGGTCAATCTTACACTTAGTTTCAACGTCTGCTAGGCGTTTATGGTATCTTTCGGCCAAAAGCCTAATCTTAACTTCATAATCCACATTGTCCATATTGGCTGAAATGGCTTGAACAATATCTTGAGAAGAATATCCTTGATTAAGCAGCTCATACCGAACTAGATAATCAGGGTTTCCGCCCATAAGAATATCTGTACCTCGACCGGCCATATTAGTTGCAATTGTAATAGCAGAACTCTTACCTGCTTGGGCAACGATATAAGATTCTTTTTCTACTTCTTTGGCGTTGAGAACTCTGTGATGCATCCCTGCATCTGAGAACATTTTGCTAAGAATTAAAGATTTATTGATGGACGAAGTTCCAATCAAGACTGGGCGGCCCGTAGCAATGACCTCTTTTGTCTTTTGGATAACAGCTTTGAACTTTTCTTCTTCTGATGCAAAAACCTCAGATTTTTCATCAACTCGAATAACAGGTTTGCTCAAAGGAACATTTACCACATCAGTAAAGTAAGTTTCTTTAAACTCTTTTCTTTCTCCAATAACTGTTCCTGACATACCAGAAATTTTGTCATAGAGTCGGAAAAAGTTTTGAATGGTAATAGTAGCCGTTGTATCACTCTCAGGATTAATTTTTACACCCTCTTTGGCTTCTAACGCCTGATGCAGTCCATCTGAGTATTGCCGGCCATCCATTTTACGGCCTGTGAATTCATCCACAATAACAATTTCACCATTTTGAACGACATAATTTTTATCTTTTTCAAATGTGGCTACAGCTCTTAGTGCTGCAATCATGTGATGATAGATGATGGCATTTTCAGGACTAGAAAGACTTCCTCGTAGTTTGAAAGACTTCTTGATACGTTGCACACCCTTATCTGTGATAACAATGCTATTGTTTTTAGGGTCTACTCGGTAGTGACAGTTATCATTAATCAATTCTTCTTTTTCAATCAAATCAATTTTCTTAACCTTAGATACATCTACCAAGTCTGGCCCTCTACGAAGATTTTTGGCAACTTGATTAGCTAGTTTATACATCACTTCTTTTTCGCCAGCCTCTGCCGAGATAATTAGAGGTGTTTTAGCTTCATCAATTAAGATGGAATCCGCTTCATCCACAATACAATAGTTGAGGGCCGTTTGAACACGCTCAGAAGCATCTTTGACCATATTGTCTTTCAAGTAGTCAAAGCCAAATTCTGAGTTAATTCCATAAATAATGTTTGCTTGATAGGCTTTTCTACGAGTACCATCTGGCATATTAGGCCAAATACGCCCAACATTTAATCCAAAGAAATTAAACACTACGCCCATTTCTTCAGAGTCACGTTTGGCTAGATAATCATTAACAGTAATGATATGGACTTTTTTGCCACCAAAAGTATTTACATATGCTGGCAAAATACTAGTCAAGGTTTTACCTGAACCAGTATACATCTCAGCAACAACTCCATAGTGAAGTAATAATCCCCCAACTACTTGATAGTCATAGTGGAACTTGCCCAAAAGTCGAAATGTTACTTCTCGGCCATAAGCAAAAGCGTTAACAACAAAATCATCAGTATTTCCGTTGTTTTCGTACTGAGATTCTAGGGAAGATTGGTATTCTTTTAATTCAGAATCGCTCATAGAACGGAAAAAATCTTTCTTGAAATTAACCTTTTTTAACATTCTATTAGCTTTAATCAACATTTTTGATTTCACTCTAAACTTTGTTCTCCTTTTCTTTTGTTGATATTACTATTATATCAAAAAACATAAAAAAGAGCTAGATAAATCTAACTCTTAGAAAGGTTTTTTAATATCCCTGAAAGCTTTGCCACAAGGACTTTGTTGGCTGAATTTGGCTTGACTTCAACAACCAAATATTGAACAAAATCAGCTTGTCCATAGAGGATAAAGCCAAGCCTCTTTGCGCCATTTTCGTCTTTAAAAACAGCAACATCAGCGCCGTTTTTAATGTCAAAACGTTGAATAAAGCCTTCAACTTCTCCAACAGCCATCATATGACTGTTTTCTTCAATCAAATCCTTATCCAACACTTCCACATTTGCATCATAAGAATATTGTGCAAGGAAATTGAAAGTAGTTTCCATCTCATTGTTGTGCTGCTCCTCATATTCTTCTGAAATGCTGTTAGCAGATGTGTTGTTCAAAATAATGTATTCCATATTTTTCTCCTTTTGTTTGAAAAAATAATTGTAAAATTAAATTAGTTACATAATCTATTATAAAAGATACATGACTAAAACAAAAAGCCATGTAATATGACATGACTTTTCTTTATTTTATCTTCTACGCCGTCTCCGTCTAGATGTTCCCAGAACTGACAATTCATATTTAGAAGAATCTTCTTCTGCTTCTTGCGGAACTTCTGGTTCATCTGGTTTTTCTTGCGTTGGGTTTAAAACAGATTTTAGGATTTCTTGTTTTAAAGTTTCATGTGCTGCTGGGCCTTGGATAGAGATATTTGAATCTACTACAACATTTTGCAAATCTTCTAAAGTGTTGATAACAATTGGGCCATTACTGTCCTCAGTAGTTGCACCAACAACTTCCTCATTGACTTCCAAATCATCTTCCTCTACAAAATCCGCTGTTGCTACTTCCTCTTGAATATCAGCAGCAACCTCTTCTTCACTAACTTGAATAGGAATGGTTGTGTATGCTGAACTTCTAGGAATAATAACTTCTAGGTTATATACACCAGCTTCTGACTTATCATAAAATCCAACTAGATTATACTCTAGAAGTCGGCCCCCATGGTCTTCTACTCGGATATTTAAGTATTTTTTAACTTCAGACAACGGAGTGTTCAATGGCACTGTGTACATTGAGCCGTCTCGTGGATATTCATAAAGGAATTTAGGAGATTCTAGAACTTTCACTCGCAAATCAATGGTTTTAAATCCATCTGATAGGTGAATTGTATGTTCACCGGGGATAAGGAATTCATAATTGATAGCATCAAATACTTCTTCATCACCAGAAACTTCTAGGTTCAAATTACCTTGAATGTATTTCCCAAGTTCTAAGGGTTCTTCAACATAAACAATAGGCCGGCCAACCACTTTAAATTTTTTGGTTTCATCTTCAATAACAAGTACCTTGCGAGTCTTAATTACAGAAAGACCACCAGAATCTGTTACACTGTAACGAATGTCTTGCTCACCCAAAACAGCAGTATTTACAGTATCAAGAATTTGAATTTCTGATGTTAAGTCACCATCATCCTCGTCAGAGGCTTCAACGCCTACTAGAAGCTCTTCTTGCAACACTTCTTTTCCTTGAATTACATGAATTTCTTCTTTCTTAAAGGTAATAACAGGAGGCGTATTGATTTTTTCTAAAAGGTTAATAGCGCCTTTAATGTTTTCAACAGCTTCATTAATCTGCTCTTGTTTTAATTCATCAACATTAATTAATGTCACTGTTTTTCCGGCATTGACTGCTTTTTCTAGAACATCAATATTGAGATATTTGTCTCGTTTTTCAAGATATTCATCAGCAGATGCAAGAACTTGATGTAAACTCTCCAAAGTAATTGCTTCAACAGTGATTTTAAAATTCTTGTTTTGATTTGGTTCTGTTGGGTGAGTTGGGTCTACAATTGAAATGAACACACTGGAACTTCCAATTTCTTCTGCTTTTCCAGAAAGAGCTTTTGTATCATAATCAATATAAAACCCTTTTGGAAGTTTTGTACTAGCCACCATTGCATTTTCATCATCTGTCAATGGAACATGAACAATATCACCAAAATGAAATACTAGTGGTTCTTCATATAGAGGCAATGAGAGAACTTCTTTTTGTTTCTTCTTGGGCTTTCGTGATTCTTCAATTGAGAACTCGATAACAATTTTTTCTGTGGTAGTGTTAATCATAGTGACAAAATCACCAGATTCTTCAGGTGTTCCCTCAATAGAGTCCTGTTCAAAGTATAGGCCGTTAGGCATACCTTTAATGCTAATTACATCATCAGATGTAATATATCTAGGCTCACAAGGAATACCCTCTTCTAAGTTGAAAGCAAAGTTGCGAAATGCTTGTGACATCTGTTAGTCTCCTTTTTTTAGTTTTAAACTAATTTATTGAATAACTCAATTATATCACAAAAACAACAAAAAAGAAACGAATTCACTATCGCTTCTTTCTGTTATTTGGTCTTACTCCTTTAATTCCTTAATCCTGTCTGCTGCTCGATTTACAGCATCTGTATAAGGTGTGTCTAGCTCCTGAATTTCAATTGATAATTGATTGTATGGAATGATGGATAAGTGAGAGCTGTCTACAGTATTTTTCCAAATAGACCATGCGTCATGGATTTCTTCATTGGTAATTGGTGTTCCTGTAGAAGCAGAAGTACAAGCAAGACTCAAATAGCAAGAGAACAACACTTCTGGCAACTCTTTATTCAGCTCTTCTTTCAAAATCGCTTCTCTTTTCAACATATAATTTGATTTCTTTGTCATTATAGATATTCCTTTCTAATTTTAGCCCAAGTTTCAGGCTTAGAATAATCTGGTGCACCATAAGCCTTATCATCAAAATAAACTGAAGCATTGACTTTAGGTGAGCCAATAGGGTAAATACTTGTAAACCAGTTTGAATGTTCATTGAACTTAATATTTGGGTTTAATCCGTATTCATCAATCAAAGCACGTTTAACAATATTGAGATTATCACCACCACGCGCTGTCCAGATAATAACTTCATATCCAGACCTAATCATATCATTAATACATTCTATAGCTCCATCAAAAGGTACACTACAATCTGGATATTCTTCTTTCCAAATTGTTCCATCTAAATCAATTGCAATAACTGGATGAGTATTTGGGGTTTTCTTGGTCATAAGTCCTCTTTTCTAATTCATTCATTAATTACATCTCTCAACAAGCGAATAACACGAACTACTTCGGTTTCATTTTCACTGTCAGACATTTCTACAATGTTATATTTGTAGGCTAGTTCTTTCAGGTCTTTTTTGAGTTCTTCGTCTTTTTTAGATGCAATTACTTCCATGTTAGGGATAATCCAAGTTTTTTGCGCCCTTGCTTTACCCTCTTTTTGTAAAGTTACAAGACCTTCTTCTTCTAGCTCTTTTGCGGCATTAAGAATGTCCTTATGTGTAATTTCAGGAGGAATGTTGTATTCTTCTTTTTCTGCATCTATTGTCTTTTCAGATTGCTTGGTATAAGCATTTTCTACGACAATTTCGAGAATTTTCTTCTTTAAATCAATCTTCATTAGCGATTGTCCTTTCTTTTGATTAACAATACAATTATATCACTTTTTCCAGATAAAACAAAAAAAGAAAAGCACCTTATTGAATTATAAAGTGCTTTTGTTACCTTGATAATTAATATCCATCATAAGTATATGTACCCCACTCTTTGAGTAGGTTTTTAATACTTCCAGAATAACGCTTAACTAGTTGGTTTTTAACAAAATTTTGATGACTTTCTGGTGTTTTTTGTCCAGCATAACCATCTCCTGTTTGTCCAAAACCACCATCTTCAATACGAGATAGGACTGCAACCGCCTCGGCCGTAGTCAAGGCATCAATTTTTGCATCAATCCCATTGGCTTCATGAAAGTTTTTCCCGTTTTTGTGGTCAGGAATAGCCAATAACAAACGAATGACTTCCTCAGCAGCAGCACTATATCTTTCAACAAGCAATCCATCAGGCCCAAATTCAGGAATACCATTCTTTGACCGTTCTTCAGCTTCTTTCTTCTTTCTCTCTTCTTCGGCGGCCTTGGCCTTTTCTGCTTTCTTTTTGGAAATTTCAGTTTGAAGAGAAGAAATAGAATTTGACACCTCAGTTTCCTTGTTGGTCAAAGTTTTGATTTCTTTTTCCTGTTTTTCTTTTACTTCATTATTTTCTTGAATAGATTTTTCTAAAGTTTCTTTTTCTTTTAGGGTTTTGTCATGATTTTCAATTTTAACATTTAAAGATTTGATATTTGATTTCAAGTCTTTAGAGTCTTTCATGATTGGATGTTCTTTTTCAAGAGACTGAAGAATAATAGCAGAACTTGACTTTGATGTTGTTTCAGCTTTTACATTAGAAGAAATAACTGGCAAGGCCAAAATAGCAATACCAGTCATTATTAAAATTTTATTTGATTTCAATCTTTTAATACCCCCATGCACTCAGGCCTTGTGCAGAATACGCACGATAAGCCGCTTGAATTTGGTCTTCAACGGTTGCTGTAGAACCCCAACCGGGCATTGTCTGGAACAACCCACTAGCGCCTGATGGGTTATAGGCATCAACCTGACCATTAGATTCGCGGGCGATAATATGTTCCCATGTTGAAGCTGGAACTCCAGTCAATTCTGACATTTTTTGTGCAGCATAGAGACCTTGCTCACCTGCTGTATTTCCATTAGCTAATCGAACTGAGCCTGCCGGCTGACTAGAAGTGGTAGAAGTTGTAGATGAATTATTTTGAGAAGTTTGAGAGGTTTTCTTTTTCGCCTCTTCTTGTTTCTTCTTTTCTTCATCTTGCTTTTTCTTTGCTTCTTCCTGAGCCTTTTTGGTATTTTCTTTTTCAGTCTTCTTGCCCAAAGTTTTATCTTTTAATTCTTGGATTTCTGTTGTTAGTTTATTTTCTTTAGCTTGTAAATCCAACAACTCTGCTTCCATAGAATTTTTTGAAGCTAGTTCTTTATCTAGCTCTTTTTGAGCATCAGAATTTTTTGATACAATCTTCTTGTATTCTTTAAACTCTTTTTCCAAAACATCATGTTCTTTTTTAAGTGCTTGATGTTTTTTGATGATTGGGTGTGTTTTTTCTAGGTTAAAGTCAACTTGTTCCTTTGCAGAAACAATCTGATTAGAGAGCATTGTTGCTCCCAACATTAAGCAAGAAATAGTTTTAATGTGTGTTACTTTCATAAATCACCTTTCTTACTTATTCAACTCTTTAAGCTCCTCTTCGAGCTTTTTCTTTTCGGTTTCAAGATTGGCAACCTTGGTTTTCTTGTCTGTTAAAGTTTTTTCAACTTCTTTAACTTCTTTTTCTGCCTTAGTTTTTTCTTCAGCCTTTTTCTTAGAAACTTCCTTGATTTTCTTTACAGATGTATCAAGTTCTTTCTTCTTTTCGTCAATAGCTTTTTTAGCAGCTTCTACTTTCTTCTGATAAGTATAGTTATTGTATGCAGCTACACTAGCTCCACCAATAATAAAAGCAACAATGATAGCAATGATTGTTAAAGATTTCTTATGGCTTTTCTTTTCAATCTTGTTATTTTCTGACATGTTAATATCTCCTTGTTTAAAAAATTGATTTACATAGTGTCACTTAACACTGTTATTATTGTACCATAAATGGCCAAAAAGTACATTACAAGAATAATACTTTATTTTCTTACCGTAACAAAAAACACTAGAATAGTCTAGTGTTTTGTTTGGGTTATTTAATTGAAAACTCAACTGTTTGGTCTCCGAATTCACAGAATTCGCCAACATCCCAAAGATTTTCCGCTTCTTCAAGAAGTTCATCTTCGCTTTCATATTCAGATGAATCCAGTTTTAGATAAAACGTTTCAGTGGTTGTTGCAATGCAATGATTGTTTTGACCGTATCAGTATTCAGATACTTTTCAAGATTTGATTCAGAAAAGTCAGAAGCTTCTTTGTGATAGTTGGCAGCTTCTAAAATGGCCTCAATCATTTCTTGTAGATTTTTGTTTTCTTTATAAATTGTTGCCAATTCTGTCAATTCTTCCTTTGTGAAAGAGCATCCAACATAATATGCCAACACACCTAGTCCTTTAGGATTATCTAGATTTGACAAAAGAGCTTGTTTCCAGTTTGAACGAATGTCAACCTCACGAATAAGTTTATCGCTTTCTTCATTCTTGCCAAAAATACTATTATACTCTTTGCGCAATTCTTTAATCAGCGTTTTGTCAATGCGTTCAATATCTGTATAATATGATAACACAGCTTCTTTTGTTGAAATCTCTGGCTCACCTTTCACCTTTTGAAGAGCCAAAGAAACAATAAACATTGAAAAATATTGAACCTTTTCCCATCCATTAGAACAGTGTAAAATGTCATTTACAGTTTCCAACACTTCTTTATTGTCTTCATACTTGTTAGAAAGAAGCACAGTGGCAGCAATAATTTTTTCATTCAAATCAAGTTTCATACTCAATTTCTCCTTTTAAATAAATAATATTTTTGTAAAATGAATTACATGTAATATTATACACAATAAAAACAAATAAAGACACTAGAAACACTAGCATCTTTTTAATATTAAAAAAAATTATCCCGCTTTTATCAATCCTCCATCAACAAGATTCTTTATTAGTTGCCCCAGAGGACTATTGTAGTCAATGGTTTGATTTTGTCCATTAACAGAAATAGTAATATTTTGCCCTTCAACAATATTGCCAACAAGTTTGACATCACCTGCTGACACCCATTGTCCATTTGGTAGTTGAATTGACAACACTCCATTATCAAAACGTGTATTGTTCTTTACTTGTTCAACAGGCAAAGAATTTAATAGATGTTGAGCGTGTTGAACCGGCACATTGATTGCATTGCTCCAAGAATATCCTAGACCATACACCAAGAATAAAACCAGAATAATCCCCCATTTAATAATTCCTCGTATTTTCTTAATTATCCATCCTACAACAATAAGGATTAAGAATAACGAGATGATTTGACCAATTGTAATCATGGCAATCTCCTTTTTTCTTTATATTTCTTTCACTAATTATTATATTCATATTCTTTACAAAAAGCAAAAAAGACCAAGATGGTCTTTTTAAATCATATTATTTTCTACCAAAAATCTTTTCTTGCTTTCGTTATCTGGCTTCAACAAAAGTGTTTCTGGTTTATTGGTTACAAAAGCAGTTGTAACAAGAGTAGCTAATGTTTTGCTAATTTGATAACCACCAACTCCAGAAAGAAGCTTTTTCTTAATGGCCGGCTTCAAATCATCAATGTTAGCATAAATTTCCTCTACATTCTTATATGTAGACAAAAGCTCCAAAGCAGTCTTTTCTCCAATACCTTCAACACCCTTAATATTGTCAGATGTATCACCAGCAAGAGCTTTGAAATCCACAACGTTGTCAGGTGTGTAGCCAAATTCAGTTTCACAATCATGACGAGAAACTGTCAAAACTTCTGAAAAACCTTTCTTTGGGAATTCCATTACAACATTTGGAAACTTCAAGAGCTGAAGCAAATCATGGTCACTTGATATAATGTGAATTCTATCAAAAGACTCATGAACTTGATAAAGAAGAGAACCTATTAAATCATCTGCCTCTAACATGTCGTCTTGTAAAATGGAATAACCCATCAATTTAGACAATTCTTGAACATACGGTTTCTGCCTTTTAAAATCCTCATCCTTAGAACCTCTATGGTCTTTGTAATCTGGATAAAGCAGCTTTCTGAAAGAATAACCATCACCATCAAAAGCAATAAATCCATGAGTGGGGTCATATCTGTTTTGAATTCCTTTTAGGAATTTTCCGAATCCCCAGACCATATTCATAGGAACACCCCCCGGATTTCTTTTTCCGTTTGATTTGAAAGCATGATAAGCTCTATTCATCAATGAGTTTCCATCAATCAAAACTAAAATTTTCATTTTTTTGTACTCCTTTTATATATTATTTTTATTTAAAAAATCCTTGTTGTAAAAAATAGTTTACAGATATTATTATAAAAGCATTTGCGAGTTATAACAGTATTTGTAGAATTAATTTATTTTACAATATTACATTTTATAAAAAAGGAGAGTCTGAATTATGACTAAATATTTTGATGAAGTGAACTGCTCCCACCTACACTAAGGCTAAGAGGAAGGAGCTTCTTGGGTAGAGCACATACTTAGAAGCTAGGTGTCTAGCTCCCAGAGGTTATGCTAATATATACCAAGCTATCCCCGTAGTTCCTACGGTTAGATTAAATTAAGCTAATAATTTTAATCCTTCATGTAGAATATTCAGACTGGCGTTGAGGTCTCTGTCATGATGCGCGCCGCAACTCTCACAAGCCCACTCACGAATGTGTAGGGCTTTTTTGCCGGAATTAAAGCCACAATTAGAACAAATCTGAGAAGATGGAAACCAACGGCTAATCTTTGATACTTGTTTCCCATACCAATCCGCCTTATACTCCAACATTCTATAGAATTCTGCCCAAGAAGCATCTCCAATCGCTCTGGCTAAACTGCGATTCTTCATGAGATTTTTACTCGCCAAGTCTTCCATACAAATCCTATCGTGGTTCTTGATAAGATTGATACTCAGTTGATGAAGAAAATCTCTTCTTTGGTTTAAAATCTTCTCATGAAGTCTAGCAACCTTTAAACGCTGCTTCTGATAATTTGAACAGTCATTTAATCTTTTACCTCTCTGTTTGGCTAACAACCCTCTTCTAGAGAGGATTTTTTGTTCTCTCCTTAATTTCTTAGAAGCAGAAATTAAGAATCTAGGATTTTCAATCTTTTCTCCGGTAGAGAGAGCGGCAAAATCAGCTAGGCCGAGGTCAATGCCAATATTTGATTTTGCCTTAGGAAAAGGCTGAATGTCTGTTTCACATAAAATAGAGATGAAATATTTCCCGGTTGCAGTCTTTGAAATCGTGGCACTTTTTATATCGCTTTTTATTTTTCTATGTTGCTTCAACCGAACCCAACCTATTTTAGGTAGTTTAACCTTTCCGTTTTCAATCGCTATCGTTCCTTTTTGGTTGTTGGTTCGATAAGATTGATGGTGTCGCTTAGACTTAAAATTAGGAAACCCAAATTTAGATTGAAAGAAAGATTTATAGGCCTTTTGTAAGTTCAATTGGACGTTCGCCAGTGCCAAACTATCTACTTCTTTCAGCCACGGGAATTCTTTCTTGTATTGAGCAGGTGTATTCTTTAAAGTTTGACCTGTCTTCTCATAATAAGCGATTTTGTCCGCCAGCATCTGATTCCAAATAAAGCGTGAGCAGCCAAAAGTCTTCTCAAACATCATCATTTGTTTTTGATTTGGATAGAGACGAAACTTATAAGCTTTTTGCTTTATCATCTTTTGAACCTTACTTTTCCCTTTCTATCTTCTCTATATTCTTTCTTTTTTTGTCGCTTATATCCCAACCACCTAAGAGGTGGGGGTTTACGCAGATTTTTGTTAAAAAATTGTAAGAAAACTTTTTCGAGGTTTGAAGCCATTATTGAATTTTAAGTCCATCTCAATATAGTTGGAGAGTCTTCCTTGATACATTAAATCAATGGCAATATCAATGTCTTTTGATTGACAATTGAATTTATCAACGATGATAATATTGAGCGGCCTGTTACCCTCTCCAATGAAAACGTAAATTTCTCTTGGGAATAATTTTCTGTTCCAGAGGTTCTTTCGCTCTAGCTGCAAACTATAAACAACATCTTTGATTTCTGAGACATTGATGTTTTCACCATAAGGGAAAGATATTTTATCTTCTTCAAAAATCAATCTTCCTCTCTTTAATTCAATTATTCCTTCTTTAATCTGATTTAAAAAATGAACGAAAACTCCAAGAGCAATTACTGAAACAATAATAAAAATTAAGATGAAATGTAAAGGATATGTTGGTGCTGCTAAAAAGTTTGTTACCCACCAAACAAGAAACAAAACAGGCAGGAAAGTTAGTAAAGAAAATCCAACAATAGTTCGTTTAACTTTTTTTGAATTCAATTCAAACTCAAATAAGTCTTTTTGAGAATCTAACTGTTTATAACCAAGCATATTAGATACCTCACTTAGAACCATTCATCCGAGCAGAAAATTCTTTCTTTTCTTCTTCTGTCATTGATGCACGTTTTGCACGTTTATTAATATTCACATTGAAGTTTTCTTCATCAATTTCACCTGAGATAAACACCACGCGCCCTGTATCTTCATCAATTTCTTGTTTGAGGGTTTCTGGTTTAATCTTATCTTTAAAACCATTCATGTGAGACAAAACATTTGTTTGGATTGTCCATACCTTTTTAATACCATCAAAGAGCAAAACTGTTTCTCTTTCTTCTGCTTCATATACTGCCATAGCCTATTAATTCCTTTCTTTCTTAAAAACTTTTGACAAAATAATTGCTCGGAAATAAAAATAAATATTAAATCCCAGCATCCAGATAATAACAATAAAATAAAGATAAAGTGGGATAGTTATCAATGACAAAATGCCAAAAACACCCACAGAATCCAAAACAAAGTTACCTATTTTAGGCAGGAACAACAATCCCCAGACAAAAACAAAACTCAAGCTATAATTCAGGGAATTGTAATAGTCTAGATAAAACTCTTTAAAGCTTTGTTTTCTCTTCTTGATAAGTTTATATGTAAACAACAAAAACAAAATTAAAGCAACAATATAAACATCAAACAAATTAAAGAGATTGTAATTCTCTTTTAAGAAAACATATTTTAAAGGCAAGTGTTGCCCAACTTGGTCAAATGGTGGAGAATAAATCCAGTAGCACATTAATGCCCATTTAGACAAGAAATAAACAACGATTGTTTCAAGAATATAAGAAAGCAAAACAAATTTATTCGATTTCATCAATTTCTTCCACCTCTTCATTCTCACTTTCTTCGTTTAGCCCTTTCAATCGGCTCAATGGTGCACCAAGAATATCAACGATTTCATCATCTGTCATAATTCCCAAACCACCATCTTCCAGAAGCTCATAAGCATAAACATTTTTCTCAGCCTCTGTAGGCAAATGAACAACCAATTGCCCTCTGGATGTGAAAGTTGCATAATCTACAATAAATAGGTTCATTCGGACACAGACAATTTCTAGTCCAATTCCTTCTTCTTCATACTTTAGAACACCATCTTCAAAAATGACATCATCTTTCAGAAGTTGACTTTTGCTGCCAAAACTCAAACTTGTTAGGTATTCTTTAATTTTTCTATCTTCGTTCAAAACAATATCTCCTTTCTTGAAATGGTTTGTTCTATTTACATACACTATATTTATTTGAACTAATAAGATTATACCATAAAGCAAAGAAAAACTCAATAAAACACAAAGAAAAAGAGATATTTAAGGGTTTAATCTTAAAATATCTCTCAAACATTTTTAATTGTTTTTTCTTAAAGAATTTGCGTATTTTTCGTTCTTTATATCTATTCTTTTTTGAACATCCTCAATAGAATATTCATCTGTGCCAACTAAAGATAATTCAAAATCTTTTACACCAGTTTCTTCATCATCAAACAAGTGAATTAGAATAATATCTCCATCTTGAAGTTCCCCAGTTAAAACAAAATCAGATATAGGTGTTGTTACTACACTTTCAATATAACGTTCAATACTTCTTGCTCCGTCAGCAGGAGTAAAGACATCTTGCCACAACTTGTCCAAAGCCTCGTCCGTTGCAAGTATTTTTACATTTCTTTCGTTCAAATACTTTTCAACATCACTTAATCTCAATTTAACAATATCTCTAAGAACTGATTTAGCATTAGGGAGATAATAGATAATCCTGCTTAGACGGTTTAGAATTTCTTTTCTTAGGAAATGCCCCAGTCTATCTAAGACTGCCTCTTGCACAGATTCTTTATACTGACCAGTTGTCTCATCTATAGAATCTTCTTGTACCATATATTCTTTTGCCCCAATATTAGAAGTCAAGATGATAATAGTGTTTCTGAAATCAACAACTGTTCCTTTAGAATCAGTTAGCCGCCCACTATCAAAGACTTGCAGCATCAAATCAAATACTTCTGGATGGGCTTTTTCAATTTCATCAAGAAGAACAATGCTATACATGTTATTTTTAACATAGTTGGTTAATTCTCCACCTTTTTCATAACCAACATATCCGGGAGGCGCACCAATTAAACGAGAAATAGAATTTTTATCTTGGAACTCAGACATATCTAGGCGCAACAAAGCTTCTTTAGAATCGAAAAGTTCAAAAGCTAACTCTTCTGCTGTAATAGTTTTACCTGTTCCTGATGGCCCTAAGAATAGAAATGTTCCAATTGGTTTGTTAGGATTAGACATTCCTGCCCTGTTTCTGAGGATAGCATTTTTAATTTCTTTAAGAGCATGGTCTTGACCTAATATTCTTTTAGCCATCCTTGCATCAAGATTAAGAATTTTTTCTTTCTCAGATTTTTCCATTTTTGCAGCAGGAATACCAGTTTTTATACTTAGGACTTGATAAATTTCATCTACAGAAACAACTTCTTTTAAAGCACCTGAATCACTTCGTTGTTCTTGTATTTTTAGCAATTCTGACAAATCCGCCTGAACTTCTCTCAAATCACCATTTTGAATACGAGCAACAATTTCCAAATCATTGATAGCGCGAGCATTTTCTTCTTGTCGCAAGAGTTGTTCACGTTCTGCTTTAAGTCTTTTAATATCTCTGATTAAATCCCTGTTTTCTTCCCATTTCTGGCGTTTACTTGTAACTTCTTTTCCTAACTCAAAAATCTCATCTTTTAATTCATCTAAGCGCCCCTGAGTAGTTTTGCTGTAAGATTCTTTGATTTCTTCTTTTAGGTTTTCTTGCTCAATTAGCAATTCTTGCAATTTTGAAACTTGGGCAACTAGGTCTTCTGGCATTGAGTTGATATTCAGCTCTACTCTTGCACATGCTTCATCTAGTAAGTCTATGGCCTTGTCTGGCAAATAACGATTAGAGATATAACGTGTAGAAAGCTTCACAGCATTGACAATGGCTGCATCCTGTATTGTTACCCCATGATGACTTTCAAAAGTATTTTTAAGGCCACGCAAGATTGTTATAGCTTCTTCTTGTGTGGGTTCTTTTACAATAATTTTATCTACACGGCGCTCAAAGGCTTTATCTTTTTCAATTTCTCGATATTCATCAATTGTGGTTGCTCCGATTAGGCGAATTTCTCCTCTGGCCATAGCTGGTTTTAAAATGTTACTAGCATCCATAGATGTTCCATTTCCGCCTGCTCCAATAATCATATGAATTTCATCAATAAACAAAATGATACGGCCATTAGATTTCTTTACTTCATCAATAATGCTTTTTAGTCTTTTTTCAAACTCTCCAATAGCTGATGCTCCGGCCATTACTGCTGCTAAATCTAAAGAAAAAATTTTTTTATTTTTAAGTGTTTCTGGGATATTCCGGTTTACAATTCTTTCAGCAATACCCTCCAAAATAGCTGTCTTACCAACGCCGGGTTCACCAACTAAGATAGGGTTGTTTTTAGTCTTTCTTGAAAGAGTTGTAATAACCTGCCGAATTTCTTCATCACGGCCAATTACAGGGTCTTGATTGCCCTCACGGTATTTCTTCACCAAGTCTAAAGCAAATTTATCAAGAACTTTTGAATTTTCCTCATCTGTCCTTTCAAGAATTTGATGTCCTGCCCGTTCTTGTACAATTAGGTTAATAACATCTTGATAACTAAAATCATCTTCAAAAAAGTCAACCAGAACATTTGTATCTTTGCCGTTTTTTGTGAATTTATTAAAGAATAGAGTTGCAATAAATACATCCGTTGCAACATACTCATCCCCGAATTCATTTGAAACAGCATTTGTAGATAAAGTCAGTAAATTTTCCAGCCTTTTAGAAAACCGAATATCATTTGTTACAGTTCTAACTTTTTGAGCCTGTGAAAAGTTAATGACTTCTGTATCTATTTCATTCTCCAAAAAAGCTATTGACTTATTGCTTTGACGACACATTTTCAATAAAAGCTCATGACCTTTATATTTGTGTTTAAGAATTGCTTTTAAGATATGAGAGTAGTCTAGGACATCAATTTCCTGCATTTTTACTATCTCTATAGCATCAGCCATAGTTTCATATAAAGTGGTTGTAATTTGTTCGAGCATACTTTCTTCCTTGTCTTTTATTAAGTTAATTTCACTATCCTAAGTATATCAAAAAAGAACTAGAAACTCTAGTTCTTCTTCTTTTTGTACTCAGCTTCCTTGCTTAAAAGCTCCTCAATGTAAAACATAATGTCAACAAGGTCTTCATGAGATAATTCAAACCACTCTAGATTTGTCTGCTTTGAGCTGTATTTCCTGTGGAGATGCTGCTCTATTTTTCTGGCAGATTTTGAGTAATAAACTTGAATAATATCAATACCCGTTGGAGAAGCAGTTTCTAAAGATTTCAATCTTTTAGATAAATTTTTAGAGAAGCCAATTTTGACATACGGCTTTAACCGTTCTCCCTTATGTCTAAGCAAATAAACACAAGGGAGAGTTTGTTTATTGGTCATAGCTAACACACCTTACAAGTGAGAAAGCAATTCAGAAATTGGAGTGTTTTCATCAAAGATAACATCGGCCTCATCAGGGTTATCTACAACCATGCCTCTTGCTAAAGCATTTAGTGTAAGCATAGAATGAATTGATGGAGTTGATTCAACTTTTCCAAGAACATCTGAAAGAAATTCTTCAAGTTTTGCTCTATCAACACTTGAATGAGAGAAAATCTCTTTTGGCATATCAACCCAAATCAATCTGTTTTGTTTAAAATCAAAGATGAGAGGAATAACGCCTCGAACTTCTGAAACAAGCTGGAATTGCTTAAAGACAGATTTTTGTTGATAGAGTTCTTTACTTGCCGCCTCATCATTAGATAGCAACATTACTCCAGCACGGTTAGATGGATAGGGCAAGAAACTGTCTTGGTTGTAATTATTAATATACATAATCAAATAGTGCTCCTCATCAGAGTTTAGCAAATGTTCAATCCCTCGAATATCAACATACTCAATTGCACCATCTGGTTCTGGTGCATTTTGATAATCCCCACTATGTTTAAAGGAGACTTTCTTCCCATCAACAACATATTCATCTTGTAATCTTGTAAAAGCTGACATCCCCACTTGACCAAAGCCATTTTCTGTCTTCTTAAACAGTTTTGTAGACAAGTCTAAATCTGTTCTTCCATTGCCATCATTTGTCCAGAATTGGAAGAAACGAACCACATCAAAACCTTTAGGCAGCTCAAACCAAGAATAACGAGTAGTTAATTTGGTTGAATTTGATGTGCCTTTCATAGATGTAGACAGAGCCATACTTCCCAAAGTTGGAGAAATATAAACTTTCCCAAGAAACTCTTTCTGAGCATACTTCATTCCAAGAACAAGCATCAGGCGTTCAAAGATATAAGAAATATCCCCTTGTTTTTTCAGATTGGTAATTGTTTCATCAAGTTTTTGATAAACACCTTTAATAGCAACAGAGCGAGTAGTCTCTTCTTCAAGTGCCCTCAGACGAGCAACCAACTGCCAAAGAACCTTACTATCTACAGATGTGAACACATTCATCATGTTAAACATAATGTAATCGTAAGAGTTGAAATCCACTTTGTTTAAGATAGACAATAATCTACGAGCAAACTCACCCGGACGAGTATTCAGTAGAGAGATGAGTTTGGCAGTGTTGTGAATAGAAGTGTCATCAGAAAAATCTAGATAAGACTGCTGAATTGCACCTCTAGTTGTCATTTTAGAGCCATAAACTTTCTTATCAAAAAGAGCATTGAAGAATTTTTGAACTTTAGGATATTTTGCTTTTCCAACACGATTTCCAAAAAGTTTATAGAATTTCTTCCAAGGTTTACGGTACAACCACATATCATCAAAAGTATAATTCAACTTTTCAAGATAAGAGAAAATCAGATGAATTTCTTTATTATTGAATTTCTTAAATTGAATATGTTTCGCTGACAACTCTACACCACTCAATTCAGCAGCAAGACGCAAAGCATCTGTAGCTGTATCAACATAACCATCAAGAACAACACCATGCTTATTGAACATATAAAGAATATAATAATTTTTCCATTCTTTATTTTGGAAACTTTCCTTTTTGATGGTTTTAGAAATAGAAACTTTATGATTTTCTAGAACTTTTAGAAGAACATCTAGTTCAGCGAACTCTTCTTTAGATGGTACAACCTTACTAAATAATTTATTTGCTGTAAGAGCTTCAACCTCAGCTAAAGTTACAATATCCAGCTCTTTTAAATCAAGAGCATCAGCAGCTTGCAAATCAGCCTGAGCCTTAGCTTCTTCCTCAGATAGACCGCACCAGAATTGAAGTGCATCAATATAGGCGATTTTGCGATTTTCAGGAAGAGCAATATCTCCAGCTTTATCAAACAAACCATCAATATCAGCGCTCAAAAAATAAACAGTCTCATAAAGAGGCTCTAAATTCTTTAAATCAAAAATCTTAGACAATTCATCAACAGCAACAGTCAAAGATTCAATAACAGAATTTTTAGAAAAGTTCCCCTCAACCAAAAACTCTTGCGCCTTAGCACTCAAAGAATATCCAAACGTTGCCAAACGACGATTAACAGATGTAACATCTTCTTTAGAAAATACATTGTCTTCATAATCAGAAACAACTTCCAAGTTTAGCATTGGAAGTGCACTCAAGTATTTCATTGTTGTTTGTGTTAAATTAATCATAGTCATAAAAAATAACTCCTTTTTGTTGAATTAAATTGAATATATCTATTATATCATAAATGATAAAATAAAAATAGGGTTTAGACCCTATTTTATTCAATCTTTATTTATTTAATTCTATATCCTGTTGCATAATCAACAGAAACGCCATCCATTACATTATAAACGAAAACAGTTTTATCTATACTGTTGTCATCCAAGCTTTTATACCTCATCAGTACACCTCTAGGAAGCAGCTCTTGGTCATCATAGACAGCTCGAACTTGATAACGAATTGTTTTACCACGTTTTACGGCCAACTCAACTTCATTTTCAAATTTTTGCATACCTTGTGTTTTAGACTTATTAAATTCTTCTAAGCCTGTTACAAGATTTTCTTTAACGTCAATATTAGCTTTCATAAAGGCGTAGGCTAAAAGGTGGGAGCGGTTATACAAACTTTTCTTCTTGCCTAACTGTTCATTGTGCCAACCAACTGGATTAACAGCAATTCTAGGCCGGTCTTTACTTCCTTTATAGTTTTTACGATTTAAGTAAGCATCCGCCTGAACAGCTCGGCCCAAGACATCTACTGATTGAAGTTGATATGGATTATCTTGAGACACTTGATTTAACTCTTCTTCTGAAAAGTTAGATGCACCAAGCTCTACATAATGTTTCCCATCAGCAGGAAGATTATGAATATCAAGGCCTGATAAATCGACACCAGAATTGAATGTTACATTTTGAGAAATGTTTTCTGAATTAGTTTGCGTTGGCCCTTGTACTGCCGGCTCTTTATTGATTGAGCCTGCCTGAGTATATTCTATTTTGGGAGCTTTTGTAGTATTAGATTTGATATAAGCTGTCACTTTATCATAACCTAAATAACCAACAACACTCAAAGTTAGAACAACCAAGGTGATGATTTTGTTTTTAAAGGCCCTGCCTTTATATTTTAACTTTTTCATATAGTATTTTTCCCTTTCCAATTTAAAAAGTTATTACATAAGATATTCTACAATAAAAATAAATCCACCACAATAGAAAAAGCAAATCCAATTAAGATAGACTTGCTTTTTTATTATTTAATTTGAACTAGTAGATTGAGTGTCACTAGAGTTATTAGTATTTGAAGAAGATGACGAAGTGCTACTAGAACTTGAAGAACTTCTGTTACGGTTAGCTTTAGAAATATACTCCCGTTCCAAACTCTGCTCAGTGTCTTTCAGTTCATTTATCTGTTTTTGTAGACCATCCTTTTCTTCTCTTTCTTTTGCCCTAGCCGAAGCTTCTTCTAACATTGACTTCACATAGTCATCAACGTTGATAGTGCTTTCCACGTTTGCCTTATCTTGATAAGCCTTTTTAAGATTTGGATTTTTAATCTTAGAAATAGCTACAACATATTGAGGAAGTAAGCTTTTATTATTTTCATACTCAGAATAAACAGCATCTGCACTCTTAATGTTATCCAATTGAATTTTAGCAATTGTGTCATAAAGAGCATACTGGGCACGAATTTTGTTATTCTTAATCATTTTTACTAATTCTGAATTTTTAGAAACTAGTTTTTCATCAAATTTTTCTTTTAAGTAATTATCTGATGCAGCAGTTGAGAAAATATCATTTTCAAATAATGAAACAGTATTTTTTTGAACTTTTAAAACTGTGTCTAATTGCTCTTTTACAACTTCTGCTTCTTTAATTTCTTTACTTGGGAATAGATTAATCAAGAAACGTTGGCCGTTATTGAATTTCTTCGTTAAAGGATTTTCTGGAATTGCCTTAAATTCTTGTTCTTGATTTTTTAAAATTTCTGTTGCATATTGAGATTCTTTCAAATAAGAATCTTTGAGATAAAAGGTATAAGCAGTTAAACCACCCAAACCAAACAATACAACAAGAGCTAAGGAGATGGCCCACCTACGAACCATCTTATCCTCGTCTGTTTTAGTTGTTTTTGTTTTTCTAGAATTTTCCAT